TGCCAGGATAATCTCCATTAGCAATCGACTGAATCATCTCGTCGTTGAGAAGGGGTCCAGGAGCATCCGGATCTGTCTGCTCACCCTTGTTTGCGTCAATCATAGCAACAATCTCGGGTGCTCCTTTACCTATAATATCGGTTGCAGCGCCGCCACCCTTTGAGGGCTGACCCTTTCCTTTTTTCACAGCAGCAACTGCCATCTGTGCCGCAGCTAGCTTCTCTGTGACACCCCCGGGAAACCCAAAATCCTTCGAACTGATCGCGCCGTCTGGGGTGATGGCAAAAACTCCTGACCACCTGTGATGGCCATCTAACACTGCACCACCCGAAACTGAAATTGCTCCTGGGGCCCCAGTAGTCTTGCTAGAGATTGCACCGTCCAAAACCTTGGCACTCCCAAGAGGAAAGGAAACTGACTGCATTAAATCAATGAATTGTTGTGTAGGTCCGAGATCCTTAACAGCTGTGGGCGTTGCACCACCGACAGTAATCACATCATCCTCAGCGGATCCATCATATTCTTCAGCAGCTTTTGCTAAGATGTCTACTACAGACTCATCTTTGTTGGTATCCATAAAAGCCCGGACCCCTTCGGGACCTGCCTTGAATGCTGCCTCAAGATCTGCACCGGCATCGCCAGAATCAGAAGGCTCGGTCGAATTGAGTTCCTCCTCTTCGAACAATAGTTCGACTAGACTTGGAGTCCTTCTGGACTCGGTGAGAATCAATCTTCTCAGCTGCCTCATTGAAAGTTTCATACTTGTCTCCCACTCCTACACAACATAACTATTTGTCTCCTACGCGAAAAGCCTGATATAGGCTCGTAGTACTGACTCTCCCACCAATTGTCGATAAGCATCGTACTCCGCGTCCTCCATCGCCTTTCCGATATCAGGTCCTGTCAACCCCTGTGACATCAACTCTCGGGGGTCAGCAGATGGTGGGGCCCCGGCGAACTCAAGGAAAGCACTAACGTGCCTTTCGGATGGCACCTGCACAGCCTCGGCAAAAACACTCAACTGATCGGGACTCAATCCTGATGCGTTGTACCTCTTCTTAAGCTGGGGTGCAGATGTTTCCTGGAGCTCCTGGAATGCCAAGAGAAAGGCAATCTTCTTGACTTCCTCGTTTGTATACTTCAAACTCTTAAGTGTCTGTGACACTGCAGTTGGCACGTTGTCCCGAAGAAGAAGAGCCAATTGGATTATTGGATCTCGCTCTTGGTGATACTCTGCGTTAACCTCGAGCCCAGGAAAGACCTCCTCGAAGAGGTCTAGTTCCTCAAACATCTCCAGAAAGTGAGGTACCCGCTGTGCTGACTCTATACCCTTAAGGAACTCATCCCGTATTCTCTCGGAGGAGACCTGCTCCAGAATGGGATCCTCCTTTATCGCGCGCGCGGTGTCAGGATCTAGATCCGAGCCTAACCTCGCCGCGAACCGAATCGCACGAAGCACTCGAAGCTTATCCTCACCGAACCTGTCCTCAGGTTGTCCGACAGTCCGGACTACTCCATTGGTTAGATCCTCAATACCTCCCACATAGTCAACCACCTCTCCTGTGTCCAAGTCGTAGAAAAGAGCATTGATGGTGAGGTCGCGTCGCTGAACATCAGACTTGATATCAGTGAACTCCACCGAGTCCGGGCGACGACCCTTACCAATATCCTTTCGAAAGGTTGCCACCTCGTACTCACTGCCATCCGGAGTTTTCACCAACACCACACCGAACGCCTCACCAACGGGCTTGGTCTGGAACTCTGGCGATCCTGAGAGTATTTCTATCACTCTATCAGGCGGTGCGCTAGTCGCAAGATCGTAATCCTTAGGTGTCTTATTCAGCAGGGCATCTCGAACTGCGCCGCCGACAATATAGAGCTCGTGCCCTGCAGCGCGAAACTCCTTGGTCAGGTCACGAATGTCTGCTGGAACTGGAAGGTTCAAGGGCATCCTGACTGGCTCTTCAGACGGGGCTTCACGAAGAAGGGTCTCCCGAATAAGTCTCCGGAGTGTGGTCGATCTTCTTCCCTCTCGCATGACTTCCTCAATCGTTCCACAGATCGTGATGGGCGTGATCTCCTGAAAATTAAACTCGTCAATTTTCGGCTTGAACTTCCAGTTAGACATTGCCGGTTTTCCGCCGGCTGAGGGATTTGTGGCGATGGTCACATGAGGATACTCAGGGCCCTTCATTGGAATAGGTGTGCCTCCCAAGTCCACAAGAGCTGTCATAACCATACTGTCCTGGGCAACCCCAACCACCCTTACACAGAACTCTGCTCCCAGCCATCGAGCTGGAAGTCTCCTCTTCATGTTTGGGGGATTAATGACTGTCATGTGGTGCGCGAACACCTTCCAGCCTTCCGGGGCGAGGGCAGCTAATTTCTGGTGAGAAGCAGCGTCAAGTACGAATCCAGTGTACTCAACACTCTTTGTCGGTTCACCTAAAGAAAGCTCGTTGATTCTCTTGGACAATACTCTTACCCCGAACACAGCGTTGTATGTAAGACTAAATATTACACGAACGACTGAAAGGTATTACCCACTGCCACAGTTGTCTAGAGATCTTTGGCCTGGTCCAGGAGGTCTACAAGATCGAGTCCAGCGCAGTCAATCTTTCTCTTAGTGAGATTGTAGTGATTGATAAACCCACTAAACTCTCCTCGAACACACCGATTATCGATGGTTGTCACTAGTTTTCCTCGATTGTCTGTTGGGCACTCTAGAGGAATGTTGTGCGCCTCTGACACAGCAGCCCACAGCGCCTTTAGAGCCTCAAGCTGGACTGGATAAAAATCTAAGAAAGGCTTTAGGGTTTTGCCGTGTACCTGCCCCTGTTCTTGAATTGGGCGTGGTCCAAAGCCTCTCGACACATACCAGTCCTGATACTTCAGGTAGTACGCGTTCGCTATCTCAACACCGATCCCTGTGTGGTTCCAGAGTCGGCCCCCCGCTTGCCACGCCGCATGCTGCGTGTCGAGAAGCTGGTAGATCGTTCCATCGTTATCAATGCAGAAGTGGACCGAGATGCCTCGTTTGGCCAACACTTTGGCGCAGCTCTCAGAAGAGAGACACACATCCCAGTGATTCACGAAGTGGTTTATCTTTCGTGGCTCCTTGCCCGCATAGGAGGAGTAGCTTCCTGGTGCAGTCTTAAGACCGTCGGGCTCATCCCAGAGAATAACACGCGGCCACTTGATTGGGTAGTGTGTCCCATTATGCACAATCGTCGGCTCATGACAGACAGAAGGTGAGCTCTCATATCCAAAACCTGGAGCATCACGCGCACTTGAGATCTGTGCCTCACGCTCTGTCCAGACACGTCGAAATGTCATGGGACCAACTAGTCCGTCTGACTTGAGGCTTCTGGCCCGTTGCCACTTCTTGACAGCCTCGATGAGACGATCATCGTTCTCTGTTACACCGAACCACTTAGGGTCCCAGCCTAGCTTCTCAGCGCTGGCCTGATTATAGAATTCCTTATCAAATGACATGCTCCACCCCCGTGGACTTACAGTACTGTTGTAGTGTAAGTAGGAGGGGAGACTAAGTGCTACTCAAAATCGATGTCAACACTGACCGTAATATGCAGCTTGGGAAGTCTGATGTGGTTGGCTAGATTGTGCTTTTTCGCCTCTTCAGCATCTAGGAACCAGTCCGCGTGTCCGCGCTTGTGAACTAGTTTTAAGAAGTAATCTGCCTTCTTTCCACAATTTCGACCCATCATCCGATACACAATCTGATTCAGTCTCTCTGTCTCGTCGGCCGAGGCCTTGATCTCCTCGACCTTTCCGTACTCCATAGAGGAGACATCGTGAATCATCACTGTGGCGTTTGGATCCATGAATCGATAATCCTCCCTTCCAAAGGAGAAGAGAATCGCTCCACAGGACATTGCCTTGCCCTCAACAATTGTTGCAACAGGAATCTCAGCATCCTGAATCGCAGCTATCATCGTCATCAGGGAATAGACCTGTCCTCCATAGGAGTCAATTATCACGGGAATGACGGGCTGCCCGGAGTTGTGAGCCTTGGCCATCTCGTCCACAAATTTTTTCGCGCTGTTCTCATCGAACTTGTTGACCCGGGGAATCACAATGTTCTTCCTCAGCTCGTACTCCTTGAGGAGTGGCGATATCTCTGTTGTCCACTTCATGATCTCATCCGCACTTTCCGAATCCACAGGCCGTGCAGGTAACACAGCCCTCCTGATAGATTAGGGTGTCCTCAGAGCTACAATTCTCACACGTTGTCTTTCCTGGGACTGTCCCATCCTTGATATACTTCTTGAGGACCCTCGCTGTAACTCTGGCAAACGAGAAGAGGTCAGCATCCTTGTCCTTCTGGAGCTGTTCGACAATGTACTGACGAGGAGCTCCGTGCCTGAGTGCTAGGGACATTATTCTCGTGAATCCCGCGTGGTTGGGATTATCGAAGACACGCACAACATCCTTAATTGTCACCTCGTTGCCGTTCTCTCCAAAGCTGAGGTCGTAAATGGAGTTTCTCGTCTTGCGAGGCCTCTTTGCAATTGTGCCTACGTTATACTTCTTTGGAATCTCAACAAACTCTGCCAATCCGCCTATAATCTCATAGGGTTGACCGTCGAGCAGACCCACAAGGATGGTCCACTTCTCACCCTTGATAGTGGCGTGGTGGATATCACAGGGGAGCGTCAAGGGTCGCTTGGGAGAGCTGTGATACCTGATCCCCTCGTTTTCACGTGACTCAACTAGCACACCAGACCTCGAGCCGTCTCGGTAGACAGTGACACCCTTGCATCCGGCGCGCCAGCCCTCCATGTAAATCTCAGCGACTGTAGCCTTATCTGTGTCTTTAGGTACGTTTGTTGTGTTCGATATCGCGTGACAGATCCACCTCTGTGCTGCGGCCTGCATTCGGACCTTCGCAATCCAATCAATGTCTCCTGAGGTCGACTTCCAGTATGGACTCATTGCTATGAGTCCCTCTTCATCCACTGAAGTCCCTGATGCTTCGATACCCTTGGCAACTGTATTGCTGTATTTGTCAAGCCACTTCTTGTAGCCATGGTGATATACTTCGTACTCCTGCCACGAGTCACCCACATCATCTACAAAATCCACCTGAGCATGTGGGTCAGCTTCCTGGTTGATCTTCTTTCGCCTGGTGTACTTGAGAAGGTAGGCCGGCTCAATACCAGAGGTCGTCTGTGTTAGAACAGAGACAGAGCCTGCTGGTGCAGTAGTCGTCAGCGCAATATTTCTCCTGCCATACTTCTCTGACATGCGCCTAATCTCATCATCCGTATCCCAGATTCGCTCCAGGAACTCGTGTCCCTGCTCCTTCTGATGACTGTGAATAGGAAATGCGCCCCTGTCTCGGGCCATTATACAAGATGAGCGATACGCTCCAGTTGCCAAAGCTCGGTAGAACCTCTCGACTGTATCAATTGACTCACGACTTCCGTACCGAATATTCAATGCTGCCAGAGCATCACCGACGGCGGTAACTCCCAGGCCGGTGCGTCGTCCCCTCTCGGCTTGGGTTCTTATGTTCTGCCAGAGCTCTCGCTCAATGGCCTTCACAGCCTCCGGTTCCGGATCATTATGAATCTTGTCCAGAATCTTCTCAATCTGCTCAATCTCGAGGTCGATCATGTCATCCATTAGACGCTGTGCCTGCTGAACCACCTCATCGAACCTCTCATAGTTGAACCTTGCGGAGTCAGCAAAGGGCTCTTCAACGAAGCTCAGTAGATTGACAATCATTAGACGACAGCTGTCATACGGGGACAGCACGATCTCCGCACATGGGTTCGTCGATGTCGATCCGAAGCCCACATCATCATACACATCCGACGGAGTGAGCCTCTTTGCATTGTCCCACATTAGAAGACCTGGCTCTGCACACTCGTGCGCGCTCTCAATAATCTCGTCCCAGAGCTCCTTTGCTTTAACCTGATTAGAAATCTCCGGAGAGGCAGCATCAATAGGAAATCTCAACTCCACATTGGCATCGTCAGAGACAGCCTGCAAGAACTCATCCGTAAGTCTGACGGAGATGTTCGCTCCTGTCACTCGTCGGAGGTCCCGCTTGATACGGATAAAATCCCTTATCTGTGGGTGATGCACAGAGAGTGTTATCATCAGAGCACCTCTGCGGCCGCCCTGGGCTACCTCCCGACAGGAGTTAGAGAATCTGTCCATGAAGACTTCAATCCCGTCAGTCGTTCTGGCACAGTTACCGGTCGCCTGGCCCTTGGGTCGAATCGTGGAAATATCAAATCCCACCCCGCCGCGGCGCTTAGCAATCTGGACAAGCTCCTGATCTGTCTTGCAGATACCTCCGTAGGAGTCATGAGGGGACTCAATAACAAAGCAGTTAGAAATTGACTGTACCTGATAATCATTCCCGATACCTGACATGGGTGAGCCCTGGGGTATCACATACTTGAACTTTCTGAAGAGTTGGTAGATCTCCTCCTCAGACATCGGATTCGGATACTTTCTCTCAATCCTTGCGAACTCCCTGGCCATGCGGTGATGCATGTCATCCGGGGTGCTCTCCTGAAGGTTCCCCTCCCTGTCAGTCAGGGCGTACTTGGTCAAGAAGACATTTGCAGCTAGGTTGTCTCCGTCAAAATATTCCAGACAGGCAGCATAAGCAGCATCGTACGTGATCTGAGTCATCGCTTATCCTTCACTGGATCTCTCACTCACTTCAGTCCACTTCTGCTTGAGCAGCTGCTTCATTGTCGACTCATCCTGCCTGACTGCCTCATTTAGCGTCAACTGTGTCTCGTCAAGTATTTCGATTGTAGAACGTGCGGTGTCAATGTGAATAGGAAAGACCAGACCATCCCGACCCGCGCGATTCTTTGCAATGAACAGACGTCCCTGTCCCGTTGATTTTTCCAGGGGCTTTCGGGAGAGCGAGAGGACGACATCCGCAACCATGGCCTTCGAGTAGGCCTCTGCCATATTCTCCAGGCCTACAATGTCCGATTTTGCTGAGTCCCTGTTCGCCTGACTGGCAGTCCAGATGGGAATCTGGATATCCATGGAAAGGTTCCTCAGCTCCTCATAAATCAGCTTAAGCTCGTGACGCAGGGAGTCGTAGCTTCGAGTGGATCGCATAACATCCGCATAATCAACTAGAATGAGGCCGGGGGCGAATCCCTTCATCATCAATTTTTCGATGTGATTCCTGATAGTCACCACAGATGCAGATCCTGTGGGATACTCCTTGATGATTAGGCGTCCCAGGTCTTTTTTATCGTACCTCTTAAAGACGATGTCTCTATGATCTGGCACATCATTGCTTGGAATATTGCACAGATTCGAATCATACCTTAGTCCGGTGGCATGCTCTGAAAGCTCAAACGTGTAGTGAATCACGTTCTTACCCGCTTTCATGGCGTTGGCTCCCATCTGCACCAGGAAGTGACTCTTTCCAACACCGGTGTTAGCAGTTATAACTCCAATCTCGCCGCGGCCGAGGCCTCCCCTGAGAATATCAGACGCATCTAGCCGCTTTATGCCTGTTGGGCACACCTGTCGCAGAGTCTTTACAAATCTCGACTCCTTATCCTCAAAAAAGTCATGTCCTATAGAGCTGGGCATGCCAACTGCAACAGCTGTCTTCATGAGATCCACAACACTCTCAAACTTGTCGGTGGAAATTAGTTCAACCGCCTGCTCCAACGCCTCCTTGAAGGCCTGGCGCTTACAGAAGTCCAGGGACTTGTCCTTGACATACTGCAGGTCTCCCATATTCGGGTTGGTCTTTACACGGTGGAGGAACTCAACAATCTGGTCCCGAAGGACAGCGTCGTTGCCCTCAGTGAGATCATCCTTCACGATTGAGATGAGGAGGCTCATAGTGGGAAAGCACTTATACTTCGCAAAGTATTTGAAGTAGCGCTCGGCCAAGTACACGAGATACTTGAGGTCAAAGAAGTGGGGTTCCATCACCTCTGACATCTGGCTGGCCCAGGTGTGATCAGACATAAGGCCCTGGAAGATCTTTTCCTGGAAACCCTTACCGTAGTGGCTGAATCTCGCGTCTACTGCGTAATCTTCCTGAGCCATCTTGCCTTCTTGCTAGCTGCGAACTGTGTTCATAGCCATATAGTAAGAGTCAACATCAAAGTTCTGAACGCCCTCACGTAAGAGCAACCTCATTAGAGCAATCTTATTTCTAGAGGGGGCGAACGTATTGAGAACACCGTCTATTTTTTGTATTTGTGTGCCAGAAAGGTTGTTCACCCCGAGAAACATTAGTTTCCAGTTCCTCCGGGCGATGTCTGCTGACTCCACAATATTGTTGTAGACCTTCAAATTGTGATCTTTAGAGAGCTCTGTAGCGCGCTGAATTATGTCTTCTACAGAGACACTATCACTCCCACGGAGCTCCTCGAATCTCTTGGCGAGGGTCTTGAATCCCGCACCCTTAACACCGGGTAGACCATCTGATGGGTCGCCTACAAAACAACGTGCAGTACAAAAATTGTTGGGATGAATGCCAAACTTCTCTAGGATTACTGCAGGGGTCACGAAAATCTTCTGTCCAGGCGACCATTGAATTGTTCGAGAGTCGACCAGCTGGTACAGATCCTTGTCGGAAGAAACCATCACACACCTCTGGTCCCGAAGCCTGTGACTCACCAGATAACCCAGGACATCATCTGCCTCGCAATCCGCAACGTACATCTGCACAACAGGAACGTGCTTGAGTGACTCAATAATCAGCTGCAACTGATCATCCCTATTCTGGTAGGTGTCGGGTATATCATCATAGAATCGATTGAGACGAGCTGGACGACGTCCCTGCTTGTAATCTGGGAAGATCGATCGTCGTCTGGCTGAGCCGCCTCCCTCCCACACGACAATTACCTGGCTGGGGAGGACCTTCTCACTCAGGAGTCTCAGACCCTTGAGGAAGCCAACAAGGGCTCCAATTGGATATCCCTTATCACTCATTGCTGGATTGGCTACGAAATGTCGGGTAAAGACATTAAGACCATCAATTATGAGTACGGGCCGGTCAGCCACTTCACGCCTCCGGATCTAGAATGTCATCACTGATTTCCATGGAGACAGCTCGCATCTCCTCGTAGGACTCCGGGTCGAGATCGAAGGCGTTCTCGGTGTGCAGCTTTCGGACTAGCGCCTTCTTCAAAAGACCTGAAACATATCGTTCGTACTCGGGATCTTCCATTATCGAGTCGAAATCGGCCTTGTAGAACTTCTTGCTCACAAGCTCCTTTCCACTCTCATCGACAACTGTGAGGTTCTTCCACGTTCCGGAGCCACCCACTGTCACCTCACACCCATCAACAGTATCAGTGCCGTGCTTTCGGAGGAGGTCGAAGGTCTGCTCGTGCTCCTTGATGCCATGTCCGAAATGAATCTCAAAATTCACTGTTCGAAACGGTGGGGCGACCTTATTCTTAATCGTCTTTGCGGAGACATGGATTCCAACGACCTCCTTGCTCTTATTCTCAATCTTCTGACCGGCGCCCAACTTGATTCGAACTGAGGAGTGGAATGGAATTGCCTTTCCACCCGGGGTCGTCGTTGGATCACCGTACATCACACCAATCTTCGTCCGTGTCTGATTTAGACAGACCATCAAGACGTTCTGATTAGCAATGATTCCGGTGATCTTTCTCATCCCCTTTGAGATTGCTCTGGCCTGCAGACCGATGGAGTCCTTATCATAGTCACCCAACAGCTCAGCCTTGGGTGACGATGCGGCAACAGAGTCCCAAATAATTGTGATAGGCACATCCTTGTCCATCGCCTTGGCCCGCATAATGGTAGCCTCGGAGATAGAGAGAACCTCCTCGGTGCAGTGTGTGTCAACATAGACAAATCTCTTGCTGATGTCCACACCGAGGAGACCCAAGTTCTCCACTGAAGTCGCGTTCTCTGTGTCAATATACACAACAATGCCGCCCATTTGCTGGGTCGACCTGGCAATCTGGATTGCAATGTGTGACTTACCGATGGAGGGAGGACCAAAGATCTCCACAATCCTTCCTGCAGGCAGACCACCGCCCTCGCGATTGGCGATGATGTAGTCCAGCTGTCTGGATCCTGTGCTTATCCACCCCTTCACATGGGTTGGAGACTCATCAAATGCCAGATTATAGGCAATCTGTGAGCCGTGCTCCTTATTCAGGGAATGAATCAGCTCAGAGGTGAAATCTTCTGACTTTTTGGGCATTGCCACGCTCCTCCGGTGTGTCTAGGTGTCGAAACCATTCTCGACCGGTGTCTAGATGTCTTCGAGATCTGCGAAGGCTTCGTCGAGGCTCTTGTACTTTCCGTCAGTAGAAGTGCCAGAAGACCCAGTATCACTAGACGACGATTGATCGGTGCCACCTCGGGTAGTACCGTCGTCATCGGAGGTGTCATCACCATTAAGCCAATCATTCACAACCTTCTCGAGGTCCTCGTAAGTCTTGGCAGTGTACAGCTCATCCAAATCCGGAATTCCGGCGTTCCACTCAGAGATAGTCTCAGCCGAGGGGGAGAGAGCAGAGCTCTTTCCTCGGGGTCGAACCTCAGTCGTAGCCCACATGCGTCCGGGAGTCTTGGTGCAGATGACCTTGACATCTCGTCCGTCGGCGGGGTCGGTGATATCACCGTAGTCCTCATCAAGCATGATGTTCAGAAGCGACTGGTACACAGTCTTTCCGAAGGCCCAGAGGCGTACGCCCTTGTCCTCCTCACCACGAACGATGACAGGCGCGTAGCACCGCATCTTGGGGTAGAGCTTCTTTGCCAGCTCGTACGACTCCTTGGAGCCATCGTCCCGGAGCTTGTTGATCAGCTCCTGGATGGGATCCGGATTGCCGAACTGGTAGGGGGCCAGAAGACCCGGGTTGTTTCCAATGTTGTAGTAGAACCAGCGCTCCTTGAAGGGCTGGCCATCATTGTCGGGAAAGGACAGGATACGAATGGTCGTCTCCTCGCCCTCCTGGGGTCGCCACATTGAGTTGCGGCGGCTGCCGGTTCCTGAGAGTTGTCCCAGCTTCCTGCGAATTGCTTCGAAATCAATTGCCATTTTTTAACTCCTTATTGTTAATTGTGCAATGTGCAAATGTCTGTTAGTAGATTCAAGTAAAGTCTAATTCTCTGCGGTCAAATGTTCAAGTAAATAGTGATTAATCGTCGCTAGAGAGGGTACCGTACGTGGGGTACTTCCCCTTCTTCTTGCGCTTCTTCTTTTTCTTCTTCGATGGGTAGGTGGGACCAGTTCCCAGAGGAGTTGTGGCGCCGCCAATCGCGTTGGTGGAAGTCATTGCTCCGCCCCCTCCGCTGATGGCTGAGATCTCCTTGCGGATGTCCTTACCCTCCTCATCCGGATCCTCGACAAAGTCAGGCTCTATCAGAAGATCATCGGGTGGGCCGTCGTCGGTGTCGTCCTCGGATGACCATGACATGTTGTCGCTGTTTGTATCACTAACGGTCCTCGTCCCACCAGCGGAATTTGGGACACCGGTAGAAGTCCATCTTCCGTCGAGCGACCCCTCATGCTCGAGAATAATTTGTCGAATGTACTTACGAAGAAGGCTCACGATCTATCCCACGTTGCTCTTCTTTAAGTATTATCGGAAGTGCCCTTTGTCCTGTGGATTGTGAAGGACTTCGCCTGCTGCAGGATAACTGCCAGAGTGGGCTCGTGTCCCACGTAGAATCGATTCTCCTCGAAGTGGGATCCCTGTGCCAGCTGAATCGCAAGCCACTCATCGAGGCTGAGACTCACACCGTAGTGCTGCAGGAGGAACAGGGTCCTGTGAGAGGTAGACATCTTGTTGAGCGCGTCGTTGTACTTGTAGAGCTGACCCAATTTCTCTCGGTGCCAGTCGGAGTCCTGCTCCAAGAAGTTGTCCTCCTCAAGGCCTCCGACCTTACCAATATCGTGGAGAAGGCCGACCTTGATGATGGCAGCAGTGGAGAGTCCCAGTTCCAGGGAGGTGTTCAGCGTTCGGAGAGTCGATGTGACTTCTAGCGCGTGCTGGACCATCCCACCTGGATACGCTCCGTACTGGTCTGTCCTGGTTGACGCCGGGCACATGATCAGACGACCTCCAAGGTCGTCCAACAGCGTGTTCAGACCATCGTCGGATAGCCTTCGACAGAGGCTCTCATACTGATCCCAGTTCTTTCTCACGCGGTCAAAATCGTAGTCTGTGTTCATGTGTAACCTCTCTACATCTAGTATACAGCGGGAGGGGGAGCTTTATAACTCGGGACTCACTGGCCCCACTTGTCTTTTCTGTCCTTCGCGGGATAGACAACAACATGTCCTGATTCTTTCGCCACACGAAGAATCTTCTCAGAAAGTTGAACATAGCCTGATTTTTCAGCAGCCTTGAGCGTTTCCTTTATGAAGAAGTGACCCTGGTGATCTGTGAGATCTCTAAACCTTACGTGAAGTGCGATTCGTCCCTTGCTGTCTTTCTTAATGGTGGGTTTGTCATAGACGCTAGACATTTCCGCCCGCACAGAGACTGCCTGATTCAGAAAGTTCTTGAGCTTCTCGATGCTGGCTGTCCCTGCAGGAGTAGAGAGGCCAAGGTTCTTCATTAGCTGACTAGGATTCTTTCGTGATAGTAGATCATCTGCCTTGACATCTTTAGGATCCACACCCTCGCCGGCAAAAATCTTCTTGAGATCTCCAGAAATATCACCACCACTACCCTTGAGGGCGATAACTTCGAACTTGCCGGCGGCGCGTTGCTGCTTGTCATCCTGCTTGTCATCCTGCTCAAGGAGGATCTGTCTCAGGGCCCGTCGGACCTGCCTTCTAATAAATACTTCTGACTTATTTCTGCTCATGATAGTTCTAAATATCTCCCTCACACCGCAGAAGACACGGATGTCATCTCGATAGGGAACTGGCCCAGTGGGAGATCAACTCCCCTCTCAACCTCGTCCCGAAGTTGTCCCAGATTCTCGGCCGGGACATCAAGCAAAAGAGCGTCATGAATCACGTAGAGGGGAACGGCGCTTATGTTCATCTCCTCCAAGCGATCAGTAAGTTGCGCAAATCCCAACAGGGCCACATCGGCAGCAGTCGACTGAATGTAGTGACTCACCAGAACATGAGATGTGGCAGTGTCAGGTCGAAGGGATCTCCCTAGCGCGCTGGTTATGGATCCCAGCGCGGACAGCTCGTTCTGTAACTGGCTCTCGAGTCGCCCCACCGAGAAATACCTCCGAATCTGACGAATCGCGGACTTGGCGCTCGACTCACTACTGAGAAGGTCTGACAGACGACGGCTGGACATCCCATACAGTGCAGAGATGGTTGCCAACTTTACCTTGTCACGTGTCATCTCCCCGTTGAACAGTGCCTCACACATGTGTGTGTAGATGTCAGTCGGTGCCTCATCCCCTGCCACGTATCGAGCAACCCTTGGCTCCAGTGAGACGAAGTCCACCTGGACCACACTACCTCCCCTGAACCTGCTGGAGAGAATGTCACGATATCGAGCAGGGAGAGTGAGGATCGATGGCCCGGTTCTAACAGTCAATCTGCCAGTGACAGTGGCTGCCTGATTGTAGGTTATCGGTGGAGCAGTGCTCCCCTCTTTCGGAAGGAACGATCGAAGAGCAGAGGCCACGGAGGGACCCCCCTCTGTCTCGCGGATGTAGCGGTTAATCTTGGCCTGATCAACAGTAGCGGGATTTAATCCCAGAAGCATTCCTCGGGCGCGAAGGTATGTTTGCCCATATCTGTCCTGACCTAAGCTACAGAGAACACTCTGAGCTGCTTGAAGCACATTCTGGAGCGCAACCTGAAAGTCTTCAGCTGTCATAACCATCCGCCATGGGATTCGGACACCGTGATCGGATCCAAGGAGGACCTCAAAAGCACGGGTCTGAGCTCTGGGCGCGATACCTGGGATTCTCGTTCCTAGCACATCTGCGTAGGCCTCCAATGATTGTAGGCTGTTCGGATCGCCCACAGTCCAGGAGTTGTCGGGTACCCGGGCTGACCACTGGCACTCACCCGTTTCCGGGCTGACGAGGAGGTGCTTGCCGGCGCCGGTTACAGAGCTGAGAATGCAGATTACCACATCAGTATTTTACCACAGTGACGATGTGTGTACACACGTCAGCAAACTTACTTTTCTAGCTATCCTGTGAAGTAGCTGTGAGGGCTTTATCCACTGTATCAATCATGGACTCGAACTTACCCCAGGTGTCCAGCTGAACCAGCTTGACGCTAGTCTTGAACTCCCCAGGGCTAATGGTGTGATCGATTCCTACCACCGCGTAAATGTTGTCGGCGGTGGTGCCTGTACCGAAGTCGAAGAAGATCTGCTGACCAAAGTTGAACAACGGACAGCCGAAGGTCTCGATGGAGAGTGAGGTCGGGGTAATCTTCTGAGGCAGCCCACTGTCACGTGCGCCCTGGGCGTCGGCGCCGTCACCGAACCCCTGTCTCATCATATTAACCGAGGCTAGCTGGGCGTTCTGCTGGGAGGACACATTTGCAGATATTACTCCGGAGCACTGCGATCCGTATCGTATAGAGGGGACTGTCTTCATGATGTATGACTTCAGGGAGTCGAAGCCCCCCTTCATTCTGTAGTACTGCTTGGGACTGTCTGAGACGGGATCCCCTCCTTCAGTCTTAGGCTTGCTTGGATCGGGTGGGTACTTCTCCAGGAGGCCGTCCCTGACAGCTCCCTCGAGGGCTCTATTGAACTCTCGCTTGTGGTAGTCGTCGTCGCCGCCGGCGGCCGACTTGGTCAAGAGACCCATCTGACTAGCATTGGAGGCCTCGAGGAGCTTCTGAACGCAGCCGTATGTGGTGTTCTGGCTGTCATACACGTGAATTCTCAGGATTGTCTGGCTCTTTGCAGGGGGGAGAGTGTCGTCCCCATCACCCAGGTCTGCCGGTTTATCAGGCACGGACTCAATGTGAAGCTGTACCACTGGACGCTTAAATGACAGGTCAGCTCCAGGATCCGACGCGTAAGCATTCTTAAGAATCCTCTGCTTTTCGTCAAAGAGCTTTGTGGCCTTCTTGAATTTCTTCGCGACCTTACGCTTCTTGAGATTCTCCTTGTCCCTCTTACCGTATATCGTCTTGAAGCCGTAAGCAGTCTGGCCTGGATCAGCTAGGAAGGATCGATTGATGAAACTCATAAAACTCTTACAGGTCATATTAAGCTTCATCTTCGCGTGGTCGGTGAACATTCTATTAAAGTCACTGATCATTATTGGAAACTGAGCTATGTTTCGACCTCTCATGTAGGAGGCCTTATCATTAAAAGTGTAGAAGATTATCTGTATGTCGTCGAAGTCCTCTGATGCTGCCAAGGAGGGTCCTATGAATGTCGTCACAATCTTTCCTAGCGAGACCCAAGCTCGTTTCTCTGCATCGATCTTTATGTCCCTGGTTATTGTACTTAAGGGCCTCAGCCACGGATCCGGACCGGTAGACAGAAGCTTAAGCTTGTTCGCAATTTCAGCGGCAATACTCTTGCTGAGATCAGCAATTTTGCCCCCCTTGCCGTTGGCGTTCTTACCAAAGAGCTCCGAGAGCCCTGCTCTGAGATTTTGCACATCTGGGTTCGAGGAGCGTCTGGACTCGTTGAGAAACTTTCGAATGGCCGCGAGGGTCTTCTTGTCCGCACGCATGCCGGCGCTGGTGGATGTCGCTGCAGAGAGAACATTCGATCCGCCGAGGTCTCCGGCGCCTTTGGTGTCCTTCATTATCTTTCTACGAATTTTGCTCATTGCCTGGTTGAGGGCCCGAATCTCCTTAGCAGAATCATCAACACCCGGTCCGTTCGCTATCTTTTGGGTGGTGAATGATGTGGCTCCCATCATCGAGAGGGTCAGATCAATCTTCACCTGGCCCACGTCGTCGAAGGAGAAAGAGGAGTTAACAACCCGATACTTCTCCTCACACTTAAGGCTTCCCAGGAAGACACCAAAGAGCGCTGTGCTTTCACTAGACAGACGGGACGGAGCGTGAGGGGCATTATCCGGATGGGACCAACCGTACTTCATTAGAATCTGCCCCTGACCGAAGAGGTCAGGCTTAACCAGAGGAGAGACCTCGGCAAGACGGGACCTATCGTGGAGGACAAGGCTCATCTTAGCAGACTTGTAGGTCATCATCCCACCGGAGGGCACCACACTCACACTGAAGCTCTCGAGGGACATGAAGGGGCGGAACCTATCGATCACTGGGGCAGAGCGAGGGCCGCCGGGGTGAGCAGGTACACCTGCATCAGGGTCATCCTCCTGTCCTCCGGATCCGAGGTCACCCCACTCCTTGTACACCTCGTCTGCCATCACCATAGTCTGCGGAGCTGTGAACATCTCGAGACCGGAGGTTGACAATCCGGGCTTGTCCCCGGAGTCTGACTGCTGGGAATCACCGAAGTCAGGCGGGGAGGCAGCGATCTCTGCATCGACAGAAGCCAGATACGCGTGAGCAGCGCTGTCTTTTTTAATCTCTTTTGCTCCCAGCAGGAAATTTCCCAAGCTCATTCCCTGCACACGAGAGTGGTCATCGTCTTTTCCCGCTGCCATTGGGGGCTGGGGAAACATAAACACCATGTCGAGAAAGGGCACACACCGACTCATCTCAATGGTGGGAATACAGTTCAGGAAAAGAGAGATGGCTCCTGTGTCACGCGTGCTGGGGCCAACGGCCGGGTGGAGCATCTGGATCACACTGAGGCACGGATTGGTGTTCCTCTCAGGGGCATCCGGATTCGCATTAATCTGTGACCCCTCCTCCGTTCCCGCAGCTTCACCCAAGACTGCTTTGATAGAGAACTTCTCCTCGCTAATATCCTCGTGGGTCAGACCGATACCCTGGGGTGGGGTCATCGGATTGTTCATGAAATCCTTGGTCGACTTGTGGGAGTTGTATCCTGGCTTCTCACCACCTTCCGCACCGGCAGCGTCAGGCTCGTAGGTAATGGCAATTAGTGAGCCCACCTGCTTCTTGGTATCATCGTCGGCATCCTTGAGCAACTCCTTCATGCTGCTGAGTATCTTGGATGTCGTCATACCGCCCTCCGACACATTGAGAATGAGGGTCGCAATCTTTGCGTCAACAGTAGGAGTGGGTATCTCAAAATATCCCGCCTCACCCAACGCCAGCTGCTCATCGGAGGAGAGCAACAGCTGCATGAACTTATCCTTGGACCACACACCAAAGAGGCCACCCAGCTTCTCAATTGCGTTGTCTAATTTTGAGCTCATCCGGTAATAGCCCTTACAGCTCCGATGTCATCTGGCACGAGAAGCCTGGTTCCTGGCGGGACCTGTGGGCCCCAGCCCACAGCGCTGGCCGCAGCGATCGCCCACCACAGTGTGCCGTCACCGTAGACCCTTCCTGCTATGGTGTCCAGGCGCTCGCCCTCCTTGACAATCCAGGGTGTGCAGGAGATCGTCCCCCGAAGGGCAGCTCGACGAATCATCCAGTGGACATTAGATGTCCTCTGCTTCTTGCCTCCCGCTGTGAGTCCTGTTCTGCTGTATCTAGACATTAGTTGGTAACCCCATTATATCAAGCCGCCGAGGAGACCACCACTGCCGTCGTCGTCACTTGGATTAGAGCCGGGTTCCTTCTCGCTGGCACCAGCGGCACCGAAGGCCTCAGCCTGGTCCTTCACAGCAGGATTATTTATGCTATCCCTATCACCTAAGAACCCATCATGATAGTGGGGATCCCGCCCAATACTACCGACAGCAGTGCCAATGTTGTACACGGGAGCAGTCATCATGCCGTCATGATCCAGACCTGGAGCGAGATCGTGAACCGGGGCAAAGCTAATTGACACCTTTAGCATCTGGGGTGCCCTAAAGCCCATCTCAATTTCCCACGGAGCCTCAGCCTGATCGAAGTCCATCTGTGTTATAAAGCCCGCCAGGCCTCTTCCCCTAGTAGACTCAAAGGCCTTTGCCAGTGGGTTATCAATAAGAAACTTCTTTCGATTTTCTAGGGGCTTCGCATCACCCGGTGTAGCTGGGCTCTTATCATTATACTTCTGGGTCTTATACTCTACGAAAGCGGCGTGGGGTACCCCGCTCATCGAGTGATCGATGTGAGCAAACCTGAATTCATCAGACCAGCCCTCTGGAAAATAGTCGTCGTCCACCTTAACCCGATAGACTGCGATGGGTGTATCCTTGTCCGCCTCCTTCCCGTTCTCGTCCTTAATTTTATCTTTCCTCGTCTTCTTGAGGGGTTCCAGATTGCCATCGGCTCCGACCTCGATCACTCCAGTAATAGTGTCCGGACACTTCACTCTTCTAAGCCACTTCTTCTGTGCCTTGTCCTTTTTGTCGGGATGCTCGCCGTCCTTATTCTTGGGATTCATGTAGCCTCTTGACACCTGACACGCCACCTTATCACCCTTGACGAAGCCATTAGTGTTGTCTCCTGACTCGAGGGGGTCAATCAGCTTCTTCGCCTGCCACTTCTCGGCCTCGTCCTGGGCCTCCTTGGCCTTTTTGATGTTTGCTGCTCCTTGCTCCGCTGTGAGATCAGTCTCGAGCATTCCATCTGCGCCGGCTCCGAAGAGGCGCGCCAGGCCAAACTTTGAGTAGTTGGACTTGAACCAGTCACCCAACCTCAACCTGATCATTGGCGACGCGGTGGGAATCTGTGAGAAGGGTTGTATAAACTTGAACTCATTGCCCCCTGAATCGCTTCCTAGTTGGGCCCGGCCGCGGGACCACTGTGGGTAGCACATTGAGACCAGCTTGTTGACGTTGTAGTACATTATGCTCAGATCATCCTTGCTCGTCGCAATAAGGGAGAAGGTCATTGAGATAGATCGGGAAGTCTTGTTGTACACTTTCACCTCGTCCACTCGTCCATAGCCAGCTGTGGACGAATAATCCACAGAGAATCCGTCTGACATTGACTCAATGAAAGCGTGAAACGATATAATCTCATTGGTCCTGAGGTCGTGAAAGTAAAAGGGCATGTACTCAGACTCTAGCTGATTCTCAATCCACTCCACGTACTCCCCGGACAAGCGACCTTTTACATCGGATGCCGCCCCATCATACTTCTTTCTACCCGATCCCAGGCCGGTCTCGTTTCCGGACTCGTCAGGCGTGGAGCTCTTAGTGGACGGGCCCATAGACATGTCAACTGTCTTGGAGTTGTTCGATGTTGGGATCATTTTTTCATCAAAGAGGTGCCTTGCCTTCGAAAAGCTGGCAGGAAGGAGGTACCTAGCTGGGCTGGAGGAGTGGCGCCACGCCATCATCGACCGCTTACCAACAGTTACTCTACTCTTTCTCACACGAGTCACAGCCGTCTCCGCGATCGAATCGATATCTCCACCTATGCGTGGGTGACCTGTCACAGCATCAATTGATATGTCGCCCAGCTTCACCATGGTCATCAGAAACTTCCAAGTGGTGGAGGTAACAATTGACTCGATAACCTTGACCACCTGGGTTATGCCTCCTGATATACCACTCATCGGATTTGCGAACCCCTTAAAGGCGTCAATTATCTGCTCCACATCTCGGACAACTGCCCTCGTGACCCCGGCATAGTAGCCCGGTGCCATGGCGAGATTGACCACGATATCAATAGCAGTCACCGGATTTGCAAGCTTCTTCGGGTGAATTGGGATGCCGTAGAACGCACAAATTCCCTCAAACATACAACCCATAAAGTGATTGTTCGTCTTAGGGATTCCTAAGAGACTCAAGAAATCCATGCCAAAATTAGGAGTCTTGTGGTGCCCCATCGATAGGCCCTTAGGATCTGGAACATGTTCAATTGAACCGCCGTTCTTGAATCCACCGGTGACTAAGGAGAGCAGTGCTGAAAAACCTACTAACACAGCGACACCCGCCAAGCACTGCACGACCATTGCCAGCGGAAGGGGGCCGTCGAAAGGCTCAAGGTAGGAGTTTAGCTGTCCGTAGGACTGCTGATTGTCTAAGCTGATATAGTCAGCCGGCGGATCGCCTCCCACAGCGCCGGCGCCGAAAGCGTACTGGGCCCGAAGCTTGTCGGTTGCCACCTTCTTGGCTCCCAGCTGTGTGAAGCTTGGAAGCAGAACTGTGTCTGATGTCGTATCTGCGGGGTCGTGTCCAACAAAGGCATCGTCGCCCCACGGCGCTTCACCAGTGGCATTGATCATCAGGGCCAGGCCAATATTCATAAGCTCAGCACGTTCACCATCGCCGCCAAGGATTCCATGCGCTGAACTAACAAAGCTTTGACCCGGGGTATATGTGCCCAACGTGTTCTGTATGGTGAATCCCATATGAGTCTGGGTGTGATTCTCAATGAACGGGGTGTCCTTCTCCGGCGAGAACCTGTTGTTCTTGAGCACCATCGATATCTTCTTTTGGATCTCCGGGGCATCATCAGGTGGGCTCACACCGTCCACGTTGGGTGCACCAGGTCTTCCTCCGTCAAGGATAGGCTTGATGGAGGGTAGGAGGGTGTGCCCCTGCTGCTGTGAGTTCTTCTCCAGAATCCCAGTGAAGGGATTCTCTGCTCCACCATAGTCAGATGTGCTCAAGAGAACGAAGTTAGTGTCTGCTCCCTGGTCCTGAACGTCACGAACCAGGTCCATGTAGGTGCCTATCGTGTGCCCGGATGATGCCCATTCCTCACCGGCCTTGTCGGGATCGGTGGTACTTGCGGGCTTGAGCTCTGAGGGCATGCCGTCATTCTGATGACTTATTGTCTCTTGCTCACTCCCTGGAGGCTTCACCTGAAAGCGATTCTTATTTCCGCCTGGTCGCTGTCTGTCACCGTACTCTGCGCCGCCGGCAGTTCTGTCAGCGAGATAGTCTGACAGTGTGGGTGGCCTTCCTTTTGATCGGGGCTTCATTCCCCTTACGTCGCCGGTGGCCTCATCCGGTATCATCTTCCAGGTTGATCTGACTCCTGAGAGATCTCCTCTGTCGTCATCTCCTCCATCTCTACTCGCCATCGTCATCTCCTCTCAGTGACTCAGCGCTCGGTCGTCCTGCAAGTGCATCGTAGAGCATTGAGTGGAGCTTCTCGAGGCCACCCGTCTCCTTGGCTATCTCCTGGATCGAGTGCTCAAGGGCGTCAGCAACAGCACACGTGTCCTGCAGCAGCGCCTCCATGTACGCACGTGCATCAGGCTCGACCCCCTCACCGAGGACTGCACCGAGGATTGTCCCCGGGGAGCTCCCTGTGTCCGTATTAGCTTTTAGATCATCGAGGGTCTTTCCGGCGTTAGGAATGTCCGGGTCGGGAAATTTTCTCAGCTTGGAAGGGTCACTCATGATTTCCTCTCTACCTTACTAACTATAGACATTACGGAGCTGACTTGTTACCAGCTGTTACGAGTCCAACATTGGCGTTAACCAGCGCAGTGGCCACATTCTCTGCTGTCATGACAACCTTGACATGGAGGTTCACGTTGACATTCTCATGTGTCACTGTGAGCTTCTTCCCCTTGGAGAGGCTCTTGCCAATATCGATGACCGCGAGGAGATCGGGAGAATTTCCTCCTGGGCCCAGGTTCCTCATCTCCTGCTCTAACTCTGCGAAAGAGTCCTTAATGGCTGTCACCTTCTCAGCCAGGTTGGGTTTCATCGTTTCGATGGTTCCCACTGTGGTGTCGATGAACTTTCCGAGGTTAGTCATTGACTTGATGTGGAAGTTGCCCCTTTGCTTGGCAACAACTTTTCCGATATCACCCATCGCCTTGACGGCGTTGATGATATCGGTCTTTGCGTCGCCTGTGAATACCTTGGCTAGCGTCGATATCTCGGTGGCTGCTTTACTTGAGTCACCGCCGCCAATCTCCTTGACTTTGCCCAGGGCTGTGGTGAACTCACCCATGGCCTTGAAGGCGTCAGGCAGGGCCTTGAGGGAGTGCCGGTACTTGTAGACGTCGGAGACCCCCTTCCCCTTTACCATACCGATGATGCCCTTCAGAACCTTGGTCATCTGTGTGGATACTGTATTGGAGAGATTCGTGATAAGATCCATAGCGCTTTTGACCCTCTCGTCGAAGTTCCCGGGAACTTTCCCGGCCGGGGGCATGAATCCTGCCATTTCGCCGATTGCGCCGGCGAAGGAGCCCACGATACCAAAGGCATCCGCGATAATCTTAATCTTCTTGCCCAACCCCGATTTCAGGTCTACACCCTTGGCCATGTCGAGGATCGAAGTCAGGACCTTACCCATTGCTCCGGGATTATCCTTGGTGCCGGCGAGGGACTCTGTTATCTTCGCAATGAGGCCGTCTTTGCCAAACACAAGTTCCATCGATCTAGTCATAGACATTGTCTTCGACTTCTTGGGCAGCAGCTTTCTCATGTCCCCTATTACCTTGGAAAACTTTCCTAAGATACCCATCGCGTCGCCAATGACCTTGATTTTTTCTCCTATGTGTTTGTCTTTCATTCCGGATGCCATCTTCTTCACAGCGTCGAACACCTTCTGTATGTGGCCGGTTCCAGTACCCTTGCCCAGCATCGCGTCCATAACTCCAGACATAAATTTGATCGTCGATGAGAGGCGTTTCGAGGGGTCTCCCTTGCCGGGAACAATCTGACCGACGTCCTTAAAGGCCTTGGACATGTCGCCTAACAGCTTTATAGAGTCTGCAATCAGAGGAAGGGTTCCCTTTATCTTAAGGGCAGTCTTCTTATTGAGTGACTTGGCAATTCTCTTGACGGTGGTCATGATCCTCGATATTCCACGTGCCATTGAGTTCATCATAGTACTCATGAACTTCGATGTGGCATCCAGGGCCTCGGGATCGAACTTCGAGCTAAACATTCCCTCTTTCCTCAGGGATTTTAACATCTCCGGGTCGGGCTTCATAGCCTTCAACAGATCTGCGACGGGACCCATGATCTCAGCAATTATCATGGCACCCTTAATCTGCTTTGGCGTGAGGGATGTTGAGGTCATCTTTGTTATGAGTCCCTCGAGGCCTCCAAGCATGGAGTCCATGAAACCCGCTGCTGAGTCCAGGACACCCTTGGCACCCTCAGCGTCGCCCCCCACATCGGTCATCCCAGACACTATCGATCCCAGGCCTGATATCATATCCATCAGCGGGCCGATTGCCTCAAGCTTCTGCTTGAACGTGCCGGCGTCCCCCATCTCTATCTCGGAAATTGCTGTGATAGCAGGTCCCAAAAACTTCTTAAGGCCTTGGGCGAGCAGGAGAATAGCAGCGAATCCAGCAACTGCTATGACGCCTATGAGGGGGGCGAGAAATACAGATCCCAGCGCGATCGACGCGGCGCCCACCATCACCAGGACGCCGAAGAGTAGGGCAAGGGCCTCGAGTCCAGACACCAGAGTGGCGAGTTTCTTGAGTGATGGTCCCATGTTTTTGTTGAAGGATTCGAGTGCCGGGCCCAGGAACTTGCCCACGCCCCAGATGAATCCTGCCACTAGCGGAAGGCCAAAGGCACCGATAGCTGCGATGACTCCGGCGGTGACTGCAATGACTGCCAGAATTGCAACCGCTCCGAATATCACCACCAGCTGTAGGAATGTCTTGCCTAGCGCTCCCCAGTCCAACTTGGCGGCCTTGAGGGTCTCAGTCATAACACCCAGGGACCAGATCAGGCCGCCGGGGATGGCCATGGCCATTGCAAATAAGGCTATTCCTCCCATTGCTAGTGCAGCATATCCTGCTGCGACTCCGGCAAAGATTGCGATGGGAGCGATGATTGCGATCGCACCAAAGATTCCCACCAGCTTTAAGAAGGTCTTGGCCAGGTCACCCCACGCGACCTTCTTTGAAGCTGTTGACATTATTGCGAAGGCTGGCACAGCGATCTCTGCTAGTGCCACCGAAAAAGCAGCGACTCCAAGTGTTCCCAGGGTAGCGTAAAAGGCCAGGGTTCCCACCTCGATTGAGGCCAGTGCCATCAATATCATGGCACCCATAACTACTGCAAGGGCGGTGAAGGTCCCGGCGAGCTTCGCCCAGTTGGTGACTTTTTTGGACACAACCTCGAAGCCCGACAACAGAAGGACAACAGCCATGAGTGCGCCGGTGAATGCAGCCACCCCCACTAGCGGAATAATGGCCAACCAACCCTGGGCGCCGGCGGCAATTGCTGCCCATGCTGTAGCTGCAATGAGAAGCATGATAGCTGCTATGCCGGCGAAGCCCTTAATCAAGTTCGGAAGCTCTGTGACTATTGTCTTAAATGCCGATGATTTTCCAAGTTCAGCCATGACAATTGCAAAGCCCACAAGAGCCAGGGTGAAGAGAACTCCACCCCCAAGTCCCATCAGGCCGCCGGCAACAACTGTTGGATTAAGAAGCAGCGCGGTCCAAGCCATTGCAGCAACAGCAGCAATTGAAACTGCCAGTGCAAGCATACCGAGGCCAACGTCCTTCCATGGAACACCCTTGAAAACCTTGGATATCACACGGAGTGTCATTGCGAAGACAACACCCGCGGTCGCCATCAGTAAAGCCGCACCAATCAAGCCGACCATAGCCATACCGATCGCGCCCATTGGGATCTTGCTTCCCACATGTGCGACAACAGCCATAGCGACAACTGCCAGTGTGAAGGCCACCATGGCTCCCAGCACCTGCTTAATAGGCATCTTGCTGATAATTGCAGTCACCATCAGCACACCCAGGGCAAGCACTGCCATTGCCGGGAGGAATGCTATAGCTATCAAGGTCATCTTCACGCCGGCCATGAGAATGTCCTTGAACGGAATTTCGGCAATCTTCGCCATGAAGGCCTTCATACCAGACGCTAAACCAGAGAAACCCTCCTTGAGAGTATCGCCCAGGGCCGATGGGCCGCCAGGCCCTCCTGGGACATCAGGTGTCGCACCGCCCATCATCTTACTGAGACCCTTACCAATTAACTGCGCGCCCTTGGCAACGACAGCGCCAGACAGGGCATTGATAACAGCAGTGAGAATCATCTTGCCTATGACAATGGCCAGAATGGCACCGCCGACCTTCATCAGAATCGGCTTGGCCTTTTCGAAGAGGGTCAAGAACATTTTGATTAGGGAGGGCTTGATTATAGTCCACATTGTGAGCAGAAGCTGCCCAATGGACTGTGCCAGACTCTTGAGCGCTTTACCTATCGAGGAGGCGACCGCTCCACCTCCCTTGAAGCCGTTCTTCAGCTTATCTGATATCATGTCGAGGAGCATGGCCAGACCCTCGGCGGCCTTAATCATCACAACCTTGAAGACTGCCCACATGGTCTTAGCCATGGTCTTGGCACCCTCCATCACCTTCTTGCCGGCAGTTCCACCACTCTTGAAGAAGCCGTGAAAGGCCTTGGTCATATGCTTGATGAAATTATCGACTCCCGCTTTGGGGTCACTCTTGAGATCCCGGAAGAAGTTCTTAAAGATTCGCTTGACCTTAGTCATCAGTCTGGAGAAGCGTGCTGGATCGAACATGTCTGACAATCCGGTCATCAGCTTCTTGACACCGGGGAACATTTTGACGAACATCTTGCCGACCTGAATGCCTGCCCTGTGCACAATCCTCAGCGACTTTCGAATGTTACGCATCATCTTCCGGAACGGTTTACTCCGCTTGATACCCCGCTCGAAGCCCTTGGCAAAGGCATCGAAGAATCCCGTGAAGCTGGATGAACCGCTCTGGGTCATCTTCTTAATAGAATCAGATAGCTCCTTCATGGCCTCAGCCTGCGTTAGCTGCTTGGCCTCAGCGTCCTCTGCGCCGGCGGTGATGTCCTCGTAGGAAGTTCCCATGCTCTCATTGGCAAACGCTGCGTCTAGAGCTGCACCGGTCAAGCCGGTCTGCTGTTCTAGAAGTTTCCTCTCCTGTCGGGTCATGCCCTCGAGGGACTTACCGGCCTCGAAGAAGGACTTGCGCAGGATATCAATTCGCGCAGCAGGACTCTGAGCATTCATCATCTTCATCGCATCGACGTTCATACCGAAGGCCTGAGAGAGCTGGGCTGCACCCTGCGCGGCATCCTCGAAGTTATCAAACTTGTCGATAACTCCCATCATGTCCTTGATATCCATACCCAGCTTGGTGGCATAGACCGCAGTTGCTGCCAGCTCCTTTCGGGACATAGAACCAAAGTTGGACACGTCCGTCTTCATTGTCAACATGGACTTGGAAACTACCTTGGCATTGACCCCGAACTGCTTGCCCATATTGATAGCCATGGAGGCGAACTTTGTCTGTTCCTCCATCACATCCTTGCCGTGGGCCTTGGCCAATTTCATCATGACACCCTGCTGTTCAGCAGTCATGCCCAAGCCCTTGCGATACATTGCTAGCGCAACTGAATTCTTCTCCACCACGTCTTTAAGACCGGAGAAGGCATTTCCCATCCCCTTGGCTAGCTCGAGGTTCTCCTTGAGCATTGCTGCAACGCCCTCAGGGCCGTAGCCAAACACTTTGCCCAGAGATAGACCGGTGCCAGCGAGGTTGCCCGACTGAGCATTAATGTCGCCCAGGGTGCTTTTGAGTGCTTTTCCCTCATTGGTGGCGAGGGATCCCATCTCCCCCCTAATTTCCTCCAATGCTTCCCTAATGGGTGAGCCGCCGCCGCCGCCTGACTGTGCCATGCCTAGCAGACCGGAGAAGATCTTCCAGGGCGTCATGAGAACAGTCATTGCCAGCTGTCCCATGCTCTTGGTCATGGAGAAGAGGCCCTTGCCCATCGCAGATATGAGACCCAGGCCTCCCTTGAAGCCCGAGATAAGACCCACACCGAGGCCCACTGCAGCACCCTTGGCAGCTGTTACCTTATCGAGGAATCCTCCGGCGGAGTCCTCGGCGTTGTTCATAGCTGTTGTGGTATCGGTACCGAACCGCTGCGCGTCTGACGCTGCCTGCTGGAGTCCTGCCTGAACGCTGTTGAGGCGATCCTCCATGTTATCCAGCTCATCGCACTTGAGAGCTTTGCAGAGCTCCATCGCGATGCGAGCCTGGCTGTCCAGATACTTCGACTGCTTCTTCAGGATCTTCTCACGATCCTGGAGCGTCTTATTTATCTCTTGCTGTATCTTAAGCTGGTTGCCGAGATCTGCCATGATTTATAACGCTACCCACAGAACTGTTCTACTGTAAGTATTGCTGAGGAACACTTAGCGGCCTCTACAGACGCCAGCGTAGACCGGTAACCTGGTGGAACTCTCTAGCTGCCTCTTTCTTGACCCGCATGAGGTTGAGAACAAGGTCAAGATCAGCATCTTCCTTGATGAGTTCAACATAGAGATTACGACTCGCATTAAGGACTGATCGGGTCGCCTTGATTCGGGCCTTTGACCCCTGGATCTTGATTCCCGTCGTCTCACCCAGAATGTATCTTGCTGAGGCCCTGGTTAGATCGTCCAGGAACTTTTCGCTACTCTTCATAGAAACATGCCTCCTGGACATAAATATCATTCTGACTGACTATGTGAACCTACGAAGTTTTGCCGGTACCTGGGACCTTGCTCGGCCCATCATTGCCCTAGCTTCTGGGTGGTTCGTGTGTGCTGCGCGGTTGCCGTTCTCGCCGGACTTCTTAAGCTCATCATTGATGCGCTTAATGAACCACGTTCGCTGCCAGATGGGTATATTATAGACCTCTACATAGGAGAACCCCATGTAGTACATTAGCAGGAAGATGTGCTCGAGGTAGTAGCTCTTATCCGTCGGTGTCAGGCCAAAAAAACGAGGCTCCCAACGGGAGCCGTACCTCCGAGTGCTCCAGGCAGGATGGGCAGTCCATCCAGGACTTCATCTCAATGCCAGGCTCACTCTTATCGATGAACGTGCGAAGCTCCAGAGAGTCTCGAGCAGGCATGTTTCGAATGAAATGGTTAATCTTGGACTTGTCTGTGATATTCTCAATGGAGACAATAGCATGCTGCAGCCTGGTTGTCACCAGGGTATCAGCTGTAACACCTTGCTTCTTCTTTCTCTCCATCATGACTGTAATGTTGGTCTCATCGGTTCCAGTGAGAAAGCGAAACCGAACCTTCTTCTTGGTCACCGGAAGGGTGTACTCAAACAGGTTCGACCCCTGAGCAATAGGATCAATCTCGAGCCGGCCAATGGGAAGATCGGCCAGCTGGAACGACTGTTTGGATCGCTCACCGCAGTCCGGACAGTCGACCTCAACATCGTAGCTTGATCCATAGCCCGTAATTCGAAGAGCAGTCATGATAGCATTTCTATCACCGGAGAGCATCTCATCCACATTGATCTGCTTATTGACTAAGCACGATTGGAGAAGGTGTGTAATAACTGTCCCCTTCTTAATCAGCGCCCGGGAGGTCAGAATATCCTCCTCCCGTGCTGTCATAGCTCGAATCTCAACAGTCTCCTGACCGGAGAGTGCTGAGTCAGATGGGTATACCACACCGCGCGACGGCAGTGGGACAGTCTCGACTGGGATTTCAAACCCAAAGTCGTCTCTCATTACATTATGAGTCTTGAATCCCGCGGTCTCAGCCTGTGTAGCTGTGAATACCTCATTTCGAGATTCTCTAGTTGGTTCGTCAGACACTTATAACTCCCTTAAACAGATGTGAACATCTTCTAGTAAGTATTACAGCTCTGAAGTGCCCTGTAAAATCAATTAGCTGCTGTCGCTGTCCTGAGCATACACAGCTTTGGAGTGCCTGTCGGCCACTCTGGCAGCCCACGCGTCGGGCTTGACGCGACAATCTAGTCCTACACCGGTCGCGTACCCTGAGAGCATATCCGCGTACCTCGAGGTCGCGTGAGGTGTGCCTTTGGGACTTATGTCCAGGTGCACCTCCAGATCGCTCACCCCGCAGTCAAAGAGTGTCATAGATAGGTCAATCGATTTCTGCGCTTCCAGAAGCATTCTCTCACGTAGATCAGACACAGCCCTAGGGTTTACTGTGTGCCTCTGGTAAAAGTACGTTCCACCTTTGCGGAGTGTCTCATTGTAGAGGCATATGACAGTGGCAAACACACACTCGCTGCCGCCAGGGAAGGAGTCAGTACTCACGTATATCCTACCCCCCACTTTTTGATGCTGCCTCGCAGAGTCCACAATGAACTCAAAGGACACCTGCTGGCCGCCGCCGCGGCGCCAGGTTCCGGTGGCGGTCATTCACTTCTCGAGTGTTGAGATTGTTGCATGATCTATTAGTAGCCGCCGCGGCCGTAGTAGTTAACTTTAGAAGCACGTTGAGATAACTCTTCCTGCTCCTCCTTCTTCCACTTATCCCGCTCGCGCTTCTTTATCTTTTTGGGATCAATGGGATGTCCAAACACGTCGATCATCTCCAACGCAACAGCGTCTGTTAATCGACGGATCACAGCACCTCTACGCCTATCATCCATCTCTAAGACACGAGGTGAGGTTTTTCCGAGCTCATCAATGAGTACACCGACCCACTCCTCAATCTCTGGTTTAAGCTTGGTGACGTCGGAGGCGTACGCCTCACCCTTCTCGACGAGAATGCACTCACGAATGATTACCCTCAGCCGATTTCTTCTAACTCTCACCAGTGCCTCCTGATCACACTATAACTATGGCAGGTGACGATAAAGAACTCCCAGATACAAAAACGCCTCCTAGTAATCTAGGAGGCGTCTTCGTGGCTTGAGAATCTAGAACTATTTTATTAGTACTGGAGGACTGCGTTGTCGAAACGAAGGGTAATGGAAACCTCTGTGGGATCCTCTCCCGCGTAGTCCAACTCACCGAAGGCTGCGGCAGTGAGGAAGCAACCCTTGAGGTCCCAAAGCTCAACCACTGTTCCCACTGGATCCAATAGCTTGAGCTGGCAGTCACGCTTGTAGAAATCAGCGTAACCTGCTCGACCTGAGACAGACTCGAAGTGCGTGCGGACCCACTCCATCACCTGCTGCGCCCCAGAGGGGGCGATTGGGTCGTGAAGTGTCACGGTGATCGCATCGAACTTAGTCTTGCCTGCGAGGTACCGTGTGGAGTTCATGAAGGCGACCTCCTGCTCTGCGGTGTTGATGGTTGGCCGTGCGGCTGTCTTCATCAAGAATGAATCGAGTCCCTCGATAGCGAATACCCATCTAAATTTGCGCTTGGGCTCAAACTTATTGGGTAGCATATCAGTGACTGAGAGTGTTTCTGCCATTTTCCTAGTCTCCTAAAGTCCTGTGACGTCTCTAAATATCAACGTCAGTAAGTTTTTATATCTCCGCGCCCTGGTTAGTTACAACAAAGTCGAGGGAGATGAATTCAACAGCACGTGTGGGCTGGAGAAAGATCTTTCCGCGAATTGTGTTGTTCTCAACATCAGACTGCGTTGTCGTTGTTGTGTCGATCTGCACCTTGAATCGATCAAGTCCCTGCTGGGCCTGGATTCTCTGCAGAACGGGATTCACCGCGTTAGCGAACCTCGCCAGAGTCTCCTCACGATTTGGCTCGAAAAGTAGGGTGTTAGCAATGCGTCGGACCCTGCGTCGAATCTCAATTAGGAGACGTCGCACATTGACTCTGTCCAGAGCGGACTGAGCTGCTTGAAGCGTCTTCTGACCGAAGACCACAACACCTGGTGTATGTGGGAAGGATGTGATAGGATTCACATCGCCCTCGTACAGAGCATCTAGGTTGGATCGATTAAGCTTCACCTGTGACTCCACAACAGAGGTAAGAGCACCACGGGTGAAACCTGCGGGAGCGAACCACGGGTGGGCCACTGCATCATTCAGGGCGAAGGCCCCGAGGACAGCGACCGAGGGTGGACATTGAACGTTGGTTCTCGTTGCCGGATCTGTGATCACTACGTCTGGGAAGTATGCAGCCGCGAAGGATGAATCGAGGTTACGTGCCTCGAATCTCTCAACAGTGTTACTCACGTCAGTGATCTGATCAGCAGAGGAGGTCACGAACTCATTAACTGTGTCCTTCTCCTCAATGTCCATCAGCAGGAGCGCATCAAATCTACCCTCCACAGCGTCGATGGCATAGTCTGTAACTGACTCATGTCGAATTCCAGGAATGGAGAGCAGCTGAATATCAACATCTGCCTTCTCTTCCATTACATCAATTGCCTTTCTGTAGGCGGCAATTGTTGGTCCCTTAACACCACCCTGATTAGCAGCATCACCAAACTCTCGACGACAAGCTGTGTCTGTCATCTTGGATTTCGCCACGTCGAAGGGATTGACTCCATTGAAGCCTCCCTGCACAGGGAGCGTGAACTTCAGGTACTTCCGAGAGGGAAGGTGATTGAAGTCCTTAGAGGGGTCAAGGAATCGCGTGACATCACGCTGATAGACTGTTCCATCAGAGTCTGTCAGGGTTGCTGCCTTCACTCCGGTTCTCCGATAGACTGCGGCACCCCACCTCGAATTGATGGGCCGATCGTTCGATCCTGTCGACACCTGAATACGCTCAAGGGAGAAGAAATTGTTGTTGAATCGGTCAGCATCGAGAACGGTACCACCAGAGTCCACAGTTCCCTCATTATCTCCCACCAGGACCTTTCTCCAGGTGTCAGCAAATCCGGGATAGTACTTGAAGTGATTCACTAGCGATGAGTCGATCTTCGATCTCGCATTGGGTCGTGCCTGGTCGTCCTTGACCTCCCACTGGATACCCCAGGTAAAGTGGGCCTTTACCCTCTTCTTAGGAGCGTCGCCGATCGTGAGGTGCTCACGCATGGGAAGGGGAGGCTGAACCACTCGATACATGACATCAGGCGTAAATCCTGTTTGAGTCGCAGCGGCTGCGGAAGCAACAAAGCCCTCAAGGTGGCCACCGGTGCTGGCGCCCTCGGAACCACTAGTCACCAGGTGACGGGGACCGCGGAATCCACACGGCAGAGCGGTTGCATCCACCACGAGGTTCTCGACATCAGAATGAACCTCGATGCGAATATAGGCAGAGGCATTCGGGTGTGATCCCTCAATTCTCAGCTTCTGAGCACCAGACTTCTGGTCGAAGTCGTAGTACATTTTCGTGTCACCCACAACGCGCGAGACATAGCGCTCAGAGGAGGGATCCAATGAGAGGCCTCGGAAACTCTCTAGCACAACAGAGTTCACATCTGTGTCTGTGTAATCTCGTACTAGAAGATCGAATTTACCGTAAGTGGTGTTCTCATTATTGCTTGCCTGGATGTTCTCAATGGTTATCTTAATGAGACTGTTTGGACGATCTCCGTCATCAAGAGCGTGAACTCGGAAGAGGTTCTTATTACTAGCGCCAAACTTCTGAGAGATTATCCACGGGGAGCGCGCTGTCTGGAACCTGTCCTCCCAGTTTTCATAGTTGGGAGACGTTGCCGATCCCACATTTCTCCCTAGTGTTCCTGTCAATAGGAGCGCACACTCATCAATAACATCTGTGCCCGCGTTGACTCCACTTCCAGTCAGAGTTAGGTGTGATGGGTAGACGTCAAAGCTCGAGTAGAGGAGGTGCCCAGCCTGTTCGATCTTGGTGGGATCTGTGTTCAGAACCTTTGAGATATATTGTGGAGCCGCTGGGTCGAAAGAAGCTGTGATCACGTTAGGATACGTGTCCTGCTTCTTGTGCCCGTTGAGGATCAGCACAAAGTTCTGCTGTCCGTTAGAGACATCAACAGTTCCGTGGCACGAGCCACCGTCGTTAATGGCAGCAGATCCAAAGACACCCATGGCAGACTGATTAGCTGCTGGGTCGTTCTGATTTGCGGCGGCCGCGTAGGATGAGGATAGGGCCAAGAGCACACCAGAGGGTGCCATAAGCACACCTCTCAAAATAGGATGTGCTACATCTGTCTGAATCCCTGCGTCAGCTAGCATTGTTCCATTGTTCTGTGAGCAGAGTGCTGCCAAGAAGTATGTTCTTCCCTCGATGCCATTTGTAGCAGAGTTAGCGCCTGCATATGCGTTGTTACCAACGAGTCCGTTATCCTGAACTTGTCGGTTACCCACAATGAATCCCGCATTAACTACGCGTCCCGAGTTGTCACCGCCAGACTGTCGCTGGGTGCCATTTCCCACACCCAGAACCTTCACATAGGTTCCTGCTCGGGCATTTCTCATCCACTCATTCATGGCAAGCGGGCCGAACTTTTCTCCATCGGTTGCGCCGAATTCGGCTACAAAGTCTTGGTACGTCGCAACAGTGATTGGGACAAATGCCCGTCCCTTCTGCGAAGTTCCGATGACACCTGCAGGTACACCCTGAGGACTTATCGCCGTGGGTCCACTGAGGTCTATTTCCCTCGTGCTTACGCCGGCGCTCTTAAAGGTCAGTTCAGCCATTCTTTATGCTCCTAACTGTACGTCTGTCAGTCTTACTATACGTATTCATTACTCAAACGAAACCCCGCTGTTGGTAATGATGAAGTCTATCGCGATGAACTCCACAGCTCGTGTGGGAACAACAACAATTCGTCCATTCATCTTATTTGCCTCGACGTCCACCGATGAGTTGTTGGTGTCATCACAGACAACATTGAAACTCTCGATGCCCGCTTGGGCCTGGACCAGTGCCAGCAGGGGTGTTACCTGATTCACAAATCGTGAACGGGTTGACGAGTTGTTCTGCTCGAACAGCAGACGATTGGCAACCTGGACCACCAGGCGTTTCACCTCGAGAAGCATCCGTCGGACGTTAACTCGATCCAGTGCCGACTTGGCCATCTGCAGGGTTTTCTGCCCAAAGATTACGAAGCCTCCTGCGGGGAACACGGCGATAGGATTGATCCTAGCATCATAGAGTGTGTCCCTATCCGCAGAGTTTAGCCTCACATCGACGTTAGCAACATTTTCCAGTGCTCCTCGGTTGAAACCAGCAGGAGCGAACCATGGGAATGAGACCTTGTCATTGAAGGCCAGGGCACCAAAAGCTGCCACAGAGGCCGGAACCTTGATCGTTGTACCGTTGACGGGATCCTTCACATACACATCTGGGAAGTACGTTGCAGCGTAGTTGTTATCCAAGGCTCTGGAATCTAGCTGCTCAGCAACCTCTCGAACGTCGACCTTATTCTTGTCATCGTCAAAGAGGCGATTCTCAGAAGAGTCATACTTGAGAACATCCATCAGATAGAATGCCATAGAGTAGTCCTTGACCCTCTCCAAGGCGTAGTCTGTGATGAACGTATCCCGCATGCCTGGAATTGCCAGGATGTTGATGTTGGATGCCATCGGGTCCGTTAAAATTCTTGTGGCGACTCGGAAGGAGTTCACCACGTTGTTCTTCTTACCCTCGCCCATCTGGTTGAGTGTTGCCACAGCCGGGAGGCCGATGTCGACACTGGCCGCGGCCTGTGCCTTTCCGCCGGCATCTGAGGAGGATGCCCGATCGTTCATCAGGTGTGAGTCCTTGTCCAGAATGTTAAGGCCGTCGAAACCACCGTAGAACATCGTCGTGAACTTCGCATACTCAGTGAAGCGATTGAACACCGTCGAGGACGAGTGAACCAACGTAGCGAGAGAGATGCGATTCTTTCTCACACTATCATCAACAACGTACGTCGAGGGATTGGGGTTACCGTTCCGGACGTAGACTGTCTCGAGCATGTGCTCCTTAGCTGTCCCTGACACGTCCGTGATGTGACCGCTGCTAAGCTGATTGTAGAGGGCCACGCGCGCGAGCGTGAACTTGTTATTGTTGAAGTAGTCTGCGCCAGAGCCAGTAACTAGAGTGTCTAGCTTCTGAATTCCGTTGAACTTGGCGTAAGCAGATACTAGTGGGTTCGCCAGACCGCCCTGATTTGCCTTGAGGATCGAGTTTGTAACAGATCCACCCGGAGCTGAGGACGTCACTGGGAGGCGTTCAAACTTGACGCCCCAGTAGAGGCGGCTATCAGAACGCTCATTGGTTCCCACCTCTCCCAAGTAGGTTGTCGGGGTTGAATCCACAGCGCCTCGAGTGCACTTAAAGCGCATGGGAAGCGGTGGAACAATTGAACCACTTAGTGCCTGAATCTCGTGTGCCAGAGATGAGAACTCACCGTCCAGTCTATTTCGAGACTCACCAAGATTTGCGCCCTTGTTATCTGTTAGAATGTTCTCTTGAAGATCCATCATTGAATCTGAAGTCTTGAGAACCGGTACGCCTCGGAAGCCGAAAGGCAGAGCGTCAGCCGGAATCTTTTCTTCCTCAACAGCAGAATTCATGACGATTCGAATTCTTGATGATCGATTAGGATACTTGCCCCTAATCACCAAGCGTTGCTCGTCCTCGTCCGCGGCGTCGAAGTTCCAGTAGACCTTCTTGTCGCCAACCTTTCGGGCGACATAATTCTCGTGATTGGGATCCAGGCTACACTCTGGGAATGTCTCGAGGATCTCCTTGTTGTGATCTGTGTCTCCAAAACTACGAACCTGGACCTCGAAGATGCCGAAATCATTATTGGGATCTACCGATGCGCGGAGATTGGCAATCGAAACCTTGAACTTATTATTGCCCCACGCGCCGTCACTAATTGTCTCGAAGTGAAAGAGATCGAACTCAGTCGATCCGTACGGCTGAGAGATTATTGATGGGGTTCTCGGTGTTGTGTACCTCGTGTCAAACCTTCCAAAGAGGTCGCGGAAGACTGTTGAGGTATCACCACCTCCAGAGGTCGCATGTCCAGATCCGGACAGGATCGCAACAGAGCTAGCCACTGTTCCAACTGAGGCTATCTCATCCTCTACAGCAAAATCAAGATAGAGAAGGTGATGCTCCTCCTGGAACTTGTGTGGGTCTGTGTTGAGAATCTTTCCAATGTACTGTCCGTTGTTAGGATCGAGAGAAGCTGTGTAGATTCTCACACCCGCATACCCCTCATCATTGGCAAAAGATGTGCCCACTGAAGAGGATATTGCTAGCTTGAAGTGACCTCCTGCGCCGGAGCCAATGTCAACAGGTGATGCTACATCATCAATATCAGCAGCGTAATTCGAATACTGCTGATCTCCGTCGAAAACCTCAAGTCGAGATCCCGTCGGGGTGAAAAGCACAGCACGAACAAGATTTACCTTGTCGTCGCCGCCTCGCTCAGCGAAGCTATCATTGTCGCTGAACATCGGATAGCCTGCGGCTTCCCCACCGTCTAGAGTTCGAAGGGCATGTGTTGCACACAAGAACTGGACGACACCATTGTGGCCGGCATCGATCTTGTCGTCTACCCCCAAAGCTGTCGACACCAGGCGAAAACCTGCATGCTTTACAGTTCCCTCGTTGTCTGTAGTTGTTATATCTGTGGTTGTCTCATTAGAACCTGCACCCAAAACTCTAATATAGGTTAAGGATGTCTTGTTCTTAAGAAACTCGCGCACGGCGTACGGCCCGAATCGATTTCTGTGCAGTGAGCCAAATCTGGCCTCGAAGTCTGCCAGAGATCCCAGCGTTACTGGGACGAAAGCGGGTCCCCTTTCAGCGGTGCCAATTACACCAGCTGGTGTTCCGAGAGGAGTGGCACGCCTTGCGGAAAGATCTATCTCCTGTTCGAAAAACCCAGGTGATCTGAATGTCTGCTCGGCCATTGAATGTATCTCCTTAGACTCATGTCATCGTAGGATAAGTATTGAGGGCGCGCCCAAAGTTCCCCTTCGTATGGGGTAGTTAGAGCTTTCCTAGATCGATATTTATTCCTTCACGATAAACGGTCTCTCCCTTTCTTTGATTTCGGGACTTAATTCGAATGATTGTCTTTCTCTGTTTACCCGTAAATGGGTCCTTCTCTGACCTCACGAGATTGACTCCCGCGGGCCCGGAATTGAAGCCTCCAAGATTCGCGCCAGAAGCCTTCTCAGAAGCGGTGAGTCCTCGCTGAACAGATACTTTGCTACCAACTACAGATCCCTCCTGAGCTGATGGCGCAGATCCTGCCAATCTACCTCCCGCAAGGGAGACAGCTGCCTGACTGGAGTCTGTTCCCATTCCCTGGCCAGGGTTGGGATCGTCTGTGGTTGCCAGATCATCCAGAATATAAGCACTCGGATCTCCAGAGGGAGGTGTGCTGATAGGTATCCCCACAGTTGGTCCTGCTACTTGCGTCGTCTCAAATGATACGGATGGTGCGGATATAAACCTTCGTATGGGCGCTGGGGCCCCAGAGTAGTCAGGTGCTATCAAGTAAGCTGTCACTCGAACTTCAAAGTTGTAGCGCACAAGACGCTCTGAGTCGGTGAAGTCATCATAGTTATTGCCGGGTGAGAGATCAGCACCGACGTATGCCACAAACCAGTACCCTTTATCTGTTACTAGTTTGAACGTTCTGCGTCTATTGTCCTGATACACACTCATCATCGTCATAAGCATGTCGTTCATCTCCTGGGTATACTGAGCCCAGAAGGTCACATCGTAGGTGACAGTGTAGTACTTGACAGGAGGCATCGTCAAGATCTCGTAGACGTCAGACCCGAGGGAGGGTGTCAGAAGATGCCCACGGCGGCTGCTCAGTGACTGCTGGGTGTTACCCTCGCGCTTGGCCACTGTACCAGGTAGGGATCCTGTCACAGGACCTGTGGCGACCCTGTGTCCTACTGCAGCAACACTATCCTGATTGACTAGACCATGTGTGTTCATTAGGCGCTGATAGACATCTGACTCTTTCGAGATTCTTTTCTTAATCATCTGCGGGCCACCCTGGCCCGGTCCCATTCCTGGGTTAGAATCTTGGGTCACCCCTGACCTTAAGATGGACACTAGTGGGAGAATTAGTGCATTATTCTTATCACGAAGCGGCCTCTTTCTTCGGAGCACAGCAAAACGCTCTCCAGTAGCGAAGATAACAGGCACACTCTTTACTTCCTCACGACGTTTATACTGAAAGGGTATTTTCTTGTCGAAGAGATGAAAGACAGCGCGATCCACATCCTCTATTGTGCAGGGTGGAATGGTGAAGTCATCGGGAGTGTCAAAACCCTCGTAGCCACTGCGGATGAAGTCTCCTGTCATCGTGGCCTTATCGTGTCTAGTCGTCATAATATCCTCCCTCTCTCACTAATCACCGTAGAATGACGAATCTGTGGTTGCTATTCCACCCTTACTTGCAACCTCTTTTGGTCCCGTAATTGGTTTATCTAGCTTGCCATTTGCCTGGAGCTGCCTCACGTCTCCTGTCTCACCCAGACTGTTTTCCGGGGCCCCGCGTTGCTGCGCGAACGTTGTCTGTACAGCATCTTCGTCAGTGAGTGACTCTGAAAGTGGGCCGTGAGGCCTCACATTTATCTGTCCCTCACGGGCCTGGACACCCGCTATCTTGAATCCTGTGAGATGCTCCACCTGACCGAATATCTGCTTGTCAGCAATCACTGATGTCACCTCAAAGAACACTGTCCCATAGCTAAAATAATCTCCCTCCTTCGCCTCGAGGTCCTTGTCGAGAAGGTCCCTCGCGTGGAGGTAGACACTTATCTTTGTTGACTCCTCACTGCCGTATCGTGTGGTTGAGAACTCCTCAGGTTGCCACTCTACCATTCCCTCCATCTCAATCGGGGGATCAAAGACCTTGTCAATGGCCTCCTCGTAGATCTCGTGTACCTCCGTGAGGTCCTCCCTCACGTGGTAGTAGTAGATCTTCTGTCCCATGACATCCTTGGTTATCTCCTTTGTTATGTCGGAGATAAAATCGATCTCTCGGGGTGTAATGAAAAGTCTTGCCACCTAAGTGCTCCTTAGCCCATTATGATGGCTTTACCATTGGGTATGGGTATCTGTCTAAGAATTCTCTGCAGGTTCTCGGCGGCCGAGGCCTCCGATTCCAGCATCTTGTCATACGTCAGCTCTGTGAGCATCTCAGATAATTTTGTCTTGAGATTCTCCTGCTCCTCCCTGCCCTGTGTTACCAGGTCTGTGCCATTGAGTGTTAGATCGGAGCCAGGGATAGGAATGCTGGAGAACTTAGACCTCACTAAACCGAGAAGCTCCTTGCAGAGTGCGAGTGTGTACTGTCTAACCCACTGTCTCCCAATGCTATTGACCCTAGCGTACAGCAGATCACCAAAGGGAACATTGGAGAGATTGCTGACTCCATATATCGTATCATCTGTGTAACCTGGGTGCAGGGGATCTGGTGAGAACGCAATACGAATCCACAGCTTCTTTGGATCAGAGGACGTGGGCATTGGAAAGAGACGTATCTTGGTTCCCACGATCTTGTAGGAATAGTTCGAACGACGCACCTTGGACGACATGCTTAACATCCCTCCCCTCAGCACATCCTCAAAGACCGGAAGGACGTAGAAAACAGTCTCCGGAGTGAACGACTCAAATGAGAATTCATTGTTGAGATAGTTGATAGCTGATGATGTGTCAAAGAACCTGTAAGCTGCATGAGGAGAGAAGTGGAACACCTCCATTATCTTCATCTTAGTCTGTGGACTGTTGGCAGCATTAGCTGTGATTAGATTACCATCCTCATCCTTGAGCTCTGTGTAGATATCGTAGTCCTGCCTATTCTTCTCCAGAGAGATACTACCTGATATCGTATTGTAGGAGCCTCCGAGACCGGCCTCCATGGCATACGGCTCGCCGCGGCGGAGCATAAACTCCAGATTTTCCCTGGGAAACTTCTGTTCCGTGCCTGATAGGAACGATCCTGTAGGCGCGCCGAGGAGATTTGCCAGCTGGGAACGAGCTTGATACTGATTGATTATTGAGCCGTACTCACAGAACGACTCCTCAAAGCACGCCCACACCTGCTTCTTGGTCAGCTCGACGCTGAGAATATCATCACCCAGCTTCCTCTTTACAAAGGTCACCATAGCGTCAGCCTCAAGCTGAAAATTACCGTCAGAATCAAAGAGCCCAAAGGGCGTTGGATTCAGTGTATCTGCAAATGTTGCCATGTAAGTCTCCGACGTAGTCCTTCATCTAACATCACTAAATATGTGAGTCAGAGGGTGACGTCAGAGGCCTAAGAAAAAAGTGCCATGTAATTTAGTGACACTCCGCCTGGCGATGGTTGGGATAACCCTAGAGCTTGCTACTCTTCGGAAGAATTATCTTGGGTCTCATCCGCGGCGGCGCCATCAGCAGGCGCCTCAGCAGGAACAAAGACACGAATTGCAGCAAGGGTAGCAGCTGCCTCATCGAGCGAAAGCACGCCGCGGGATTGGGCCCTTTGTGCGACAGCAATAAGCGTATTAAGAGCAGCTACCTGATCGTTTTCGAATGTTGACATTTTCTTAAAATCCTATCAGACACAAGAGGTAAAGCCTCTTCAATTGATTTTAGCCTCAAAATATCTGATGTTAAGGTTATCGCGCTAGTCGTTGTCGACCAGCCCCTCTTGGGCCAGACGCTTAGCAACATGTCGAGTGCCATGTCGCATCTGGGTTCTAAATTCTGTGTGTAACACGTGAGTTAGTGAATCTAGGCGTGCTTTGAGATCATTAACCTCTGTGCGTAGTGCCTTCACCTCCGATGCGGAAGTGGTCTTGACGGCCTTTTTAGTCGGGGTTGACTTTGTCTTGGCAGCCTTCTTTGGTGTTAAACTCTTTGCGGGCATTTTCTCTCCTCTCTCTTAAGAGACTATTTTAAGCAGCCACATTGATGCCGCCATACCAAACTGTATGACTGCAAACACTGTGATTGCCTTTGTCTTGAATATCTTGAGAGATTGTACCTCGTCCATCAGCTCCTTGAGCTGTGTCGGCGATGCAACCTCATCGACCTTCTCTTTCCATGCTTTGAGATCTTCGACGCGATCTTCCTTGGCTCTCATCTGGGCAATCTCTTGCTTGAGCTCCTGTATTTCCTTGTTTAGAGCAGATATATTCTCTGCCAGTGACTCCAGTTCCTTAAGCACCAATCTCGAATACTCATTCCAGCCATTCTGCGTATCATCACTCATCACAAACCCTCTTACATCCGTGTGTTTCAACTAACCCTAGAACTGACTCAATACGTTCAACAACACACGGAATATCGGGGCTCTCGTCGGAAAGTAAATTTCGGACTTCCCTGAGTGACTCTATAACAACCCAGAGGGTTTTCGCGTTCTTCTTTAGCTGGCTATCTCTATCGTTGAGGGAGCTAGTGAGCTCTCTCAGCTTCTTGAGTGATGCGCGGCCTTTCTTGGAGTCACACTTATCCATACCACATAACTATCGCCCTCGGAGGGAAAAAGAAAAGGGACGCTTCCAAAGGAAGCGCCCCTGATCATGATCCGAGGATCAACTGGACTTGGTCTAGATGACGTTCATATCCATGAGTGTCACTGTTCCGTAGAAATCGGAACGAACCATCTTCTTGCCGTAACGGGTCATCACGCCCTTGCGAGGAGTGAAGTCCTCGGGTGCGAAGATCGTCGGGGTGACGATAAGCGGCACGTACGGAGCGTAGACGTATCCCGTCTCAAGGTAGCTACCACCCTTGTAACCAACAAGAATCTTGTTGCGTGGGAAGTAGGGGTCCTTGTAGACCGTGAAACGATTGCTCAGGGTACCGACCTTCTCGGCTCCCAGGGAGATCGGACCACTGACCTGTCCCTCACCGTCTAGGGTGTAGGACGGACGATAGAAGACCGATGCCTCAAGGATAGTCGCCACATCGGGACCGACCACGACGAAGTTAGCAGAACCACGCAGCGTCTTGCGATGAATGGTGTTTGCCACGTCAATGACGGTCTCAATGAGAGTCTCATACCACTCGCGGACGGTTCCCGTGAAGGAGGGTCCAGGAGCGAGACTGGAGCTCTGATTGATCTCAGCGCCAGACTCCTTGTTGACGAACTTACCAGGTGCACGACTCCAGTAGAGGTTTGCACCATTCGCCTGGGTGAGCAGGTCGTTGAGAATCTCTCGGTCCAACTCTAGGGCGATCTGCTCGGAGAGGATCTGGGTTAGCTCCACCTCAGCGTCGAGGCTGTGGTAGGCGTTCAGGTCCTGAGCGAGTTCTGGTGACCACTTGGCACGCAGCTTTCTGGTTACCGCTGTCACAGCGATCGACTCGATCTTGATATCGATCTCTGGGATTGCCGGAGTTGGTGTTGCACCGAAGTCCGACTCAAAGGCGGGAACCACAAGGGTCTCACCGTTCGAGGCGTTCAATGCGGAATCCAGAACGACGGAGACCTCAAGCTTCTGACGATCTGCATCATCAAGCATCGATCCGGAGATAACAGCCATCAGAGCTGCACCGGTGGATGCCCGATTAACGAGAGGATCAGCAGTGAACACGTTGTTCGTCCACGTTCCAATCTGGTTGAGGCGTCGCACATTGACGATACCGACACCGCCCTGAACCGTCTTGGGAAGACCGGATGCAGAGCTGGGTGATGCAGCACCGAAGTGAAGCGCAATGTCCTTCACCAGGGTGAGGTCCGCATTGGAGAAGCAGGCGTTACCCAGATTGAGGACAACTGCCTGGAACTGTCCAGTGTTCGCTCGATTGGGGTCATCCTCAATCAGCGCAGCGATCTGTGGATCGAACTGGAGAAGCTTGCCATCAGATCCCGTCGCGTGAAGCTTGCCACCATCAGACCAGTTTCCGCCGGCTGAAGCAGCACCCACATACGAACCGGAAGCGAGGAAAATATCAGCATCCAGGTCTGTATTGCTGTGTACGCGCGAGAAGCCACTGCCTGCGAGGTCGTACTGGCCGCCGGTTCCTAGTGAACCGGAGCGTACGCCCTTGCCGGTTGGGCTGTTATAGATGGAGTCTCCCTGACTGTAGACTGCCTCTGTTGAGGAGGCATCAGCGCCGCCATCAGAGCCATACTGGTAGTCGAGGTAGAACAGCAGGCCGGAAGGTAGGCTCATGGGCTGGATAGAAACCAGCTCATTGGCTACCAGGCCGCCGAACACGCGGCGGACGATTGGGAATGCCACGTTGGTGAATCCCGCAATGTCATTTGCGTTGGTTAGGGCGCTGGCTCCTGTGGACAGGGTGGAACGCTCACGGAGTAGCTGGCCAGCCTGGTTTTCAAGCATTCTGGACATGTTCTCTCGATGAACACCCTCAAGGCCACGGAGGAGGCCGGTGCGGGCCCACTTCTCAACGAGACGACGGTTCTGAGAACCGAGGTGCCGCTGCCGGATGCCCTCTGTTAGTTGATCAAGTGTAAAATTCTTGGACATTTGTTTCTCCTTAAAAGTCCTATTTCAGTAGTTCGATTAGTTCCCACCGTTGTCAATACCGGCGAGGACTGCCCATCGATCCACCTCATTCCCACTGTTGGACGGCGAAGCCGACCGGGTTGATCTGGAGGATGATCCGAGCGATCTTGAGCTACGTCCCTCTTGAAGGTTCTTCCTGGAGACCTTCTTGAGCGAAGAAGTCAAGCTCTTGTAAAGAAGCTTTGCCTCGCGGAGCGTCTTGGCATTATCCAGGGCCTCGACTATTGCTCTTTGCTGCTTAGCTGTTAGATTGCGATTCTGGATTAGCTTGTTTGCATAAAGCAGCTTCGCATTGAAAAGATTCATTTCGGTAAGTTGCCCCTTGAGTGCACTCACCACCTTGCGATACTCGGCGATCTGTCGACCACCAGCGGCACTACGTCTTCCACCGGTGCTACGTCGGGCGACTGGTCGTCGTCCTCGAGCGCTGGCACGTCGTCGTGCTGCCTCACGCATCCTTCGCACGCGTGCGCGTCTCCTTCTATAAGACTCTGGCATCGCGTCGTGTCCGGGAGGCTGTCCACCGCCGGCGTCAGGAACTGGAGCATCTCCAAGCTCGTCGGCCAGGGCATTGAGAAGGTCGTCCTCATCTACCTCTACGAAGGGCTCGTCTTCGGCGTCACCGCCGCCAAACGAGGAGTCTCCGGAGCCGTCGACTGGATCGTTCTCATTAAGCTTACGAATTCTACGAAGCTCCCGACGAAGCATTGCCTCATCGATTTCATAGGTTTCTTCGAGATCGAGCTCATCTTCAGGAGCCTCTTCACCCTCTTCACCCTCTTCGCCCTCTGGGGGCAGTACTTCGACCTCAAGGCCGAGTGCGTCACCTAGATCGAGTAGGGCGTCTTCCGCTGCGTCGATATCTGGCTCCTCTAACGGTGCCTCTTCGCCTTCAACGGCTTCCCCCTCCTCGGGTGCGAGTTCGAGGTCCTCTTCTTGTTCGAAGAGAAAATCGAAGATGTTCCTGTTTCTACGCCTTGACATTTGCTTCATCTCCTTAATCACAGAATTGATGCGAGCTTTTTCTAGGAGTGTTCCTCCTGTATCCTGCTCTGTAAGTATTACCTGCCGTCGCAAAATGACTGCCTCACGTGCCAGGGATTCAAAAATCTGGGCTATTCGTTGACGCTGTCTATTTGTCGAACCTGCCCTCTTGGCAATTGGCAGGGCTTTTCTTAAAACTTTGATTCTAGACTCAAGAAGTTTAATTCTCTTCTGGAGTCGCTGTCGTCCTGTTGTACTTTGTGAGACCATACGAGCCAGGGCCTCGGCGACCTCTTGGCCGAGAAGGAGGTCGTCCTCATCCTCAAAGCCCCCCTCATCCGATGAAGTGTCGACCTCAATACTGATGTCGCCTACTGATACCTCCACTTCACCGTCAGGTGTTACAGAGACCGATGCTGCATCAGCATCATCATCCCCTGGAAGTGCTAGATCAACAGGTGCTCCCATCGGCTCTAGCGACGCCGGCGGCATGCCGAGGTCATCAGACGGAGCTTCGGGGACGGCTAAATCATCAGATGCAGCGTCTAGATCGAGAACCTCAGGTCCTCCCTCGCCAGGTATTTCATCACCTGCGGGGGCATCGTCCTCGAGCTCGTCGTCCAAGGGATCCAGACCATCGTCCTCTCCCAGGAGTTGACGCTCAATGAGGCTCCTAATTCTAGGAGTTACTGCATCAATGATCTTGTTCCGAGCATTCTCCTCAGCCATATCGGCAAGTCTGAGTGCTTCGGCGATCGCGTCGTCATAAAGATTTTGACTCATAATCCTCTCTCTCACACGTGTGTTGTGTCTAAATATGATTCAGCGCCTCAATTTATCTTTCGTAGAATCACTCTTGTTGCTGTCCTCTTCTCTCTTGCGCCGAGCTTTGCCCTGCGCCTTCTTTCGGCGGCGCTTCTGACCTTTTGTCTCGTATACCAGAGATTCCCTGTATTCCTGTACTATTCTTTCTCGCTTGCACTTCCTTATGAATAGTCTTATCAACTGCTCAGATGTTCGAATCTTTCCTCCGAGGCGAACTGAGACATTTACTGGCTTCGACACTTTCTTACTTCGCGTCCCAGATCCAGGACTCATGAGGATCATCAAAGACCCAGTCTAGAGGATTCTGCTCCTCACTGGTCTCGAGCTCTTCAAGGCCACGATCAGTTTTAACAGGCGGTGGAGGAGAGGCCCAACCTCGGGTCGTTCCAGTTCTCTTGGCTGAGCCCACAGTCATGTATGGGTGAGCCCCTCGCCCTACACCGGGAGATTTATGTTTGGGTGACATTGATTTCCCTGTACTCTCCACCTCACGAAGAACATCATCCGGTCTTTCGAAACAATCTGAAAGTTTGGTATTTCCGGCGGCGAAGTAAAATGGAGTTGTTCCTTTGAATGCCAGCGGGTCGCTGGCATTGTAGGGTCTATGCTTCTTGCTAATTACTTCCTCTGAGTCACCCAGGTCTAGATCGTCGTCATCTTCGTACGCATCAGGTGTCTTATAGGGGAAGTGACTTCCAGTCTGCCTCGGTTTGAATAGTCGATCGCTGGATCTGCCGTACCCCGAGTCTGTATTCGCATCATGCTGATTAAGAGCTCCAATAGATTCTCTCATGGATCAGCCATTAGTATTTAGCTGTCACTTGGCTTTGTGCGCCAGGGTCGGCTCTGTATCTCTGCTGAAGTAGCGCTCGGATTTCGGCCGAGGATTCCATCCTCATCCGGAGACGCAAGCCCCGGTCCTGAGAACGGCGGCCTGGAAGTCTTTGATTCTGCAAAGCTTTTAGTCGCTTCCCCATCCGGATTGTCATTAGCATCGCCTAGAGCGGGCGGAAGGAGATTGGGAATATACGGGCTAGCCAGAGGAGTAGCGTCCGGGCCCGATACCTCAACAGCGCTAACATCTGGGGCAGGAAATACCATGTCAGTACTGGAGGGGTTAACCTCATCAGACTCAGGTGCTGAAAATCCCCAGTAGCCTGCGGCGTCTGTTCGGGATTTATCATCTACACTATTAGTAATTAGCTTGTGATGGAGTCCCCTTACTACGTCCGGGGTGTAGCTTGGCGCAGCGCCCAACATAGGGGAGTTGGGAAACCCCTTGCCTAGTCGATCCTTATTTGACTTTGCTAGACCAGCACCCTCAACATTTGTTGATGCGGCTGTTGGCGCAGGGCCCTCAAAGACCACCGTGCCGTGGTTCATCTGTCCACCGGCTGGTTCCTGCGCCATTAGTATTACTCAGCCGAGGACTTACCCAGAATATACGCCCCCAGGGTTTGTCCGGAGATCTTCTCAGAAGATGCCTTAGGCTGGAGTTGAGAGCCAACGCCTGAACCCCACGTGTCTGAAGGCTTGAGCCCCCAACCGTCGGGGGGATCAGCAATATCAGCGGGATTGTGGCTTCCAGGCCCAGGAGATACTGGGTTGGGCACATGTGCGCTTCCGGGCAGCCCACCTCCGCCTGTCTCAACATCGGCTAGATCGGGAGCATTAGTGTAGGATGTATCAATCTCTCCGAATGTGTGACCGCCGTCATTGATAACGGCGTCCAGAACATTGTCTTGAAACCACTGACGCCTCTCGTCATCGGTCATATCACCCAGAACCATGGGAGAAGCAGGATAGGCTGTGCCCAGGTCATTACTGGCCGAGCGTCCCATAAACCTCTCAGTGGGTGTGGACTCAACTGTTATTTGCTTGTGAGTAGGCATCTCTTGATCTCCTTAATATCCTACGAGAGACGCCGCACGACTCGTGCTCTAAGGCGCCTCTTGGTCTCTTGAATTCTACGCAACTTTGAACTGAGCTTTCTCTCTTGAATCTTAAGAGCTCTCATCCAGTCAATATCCTTGGCAATGGACTCAGCCTCATCGCCGGGCTCGACCTCGTCGGCCTGGACCTTTTCGGGATCTTCAATACCTGCCTCTACAGGATCAGATGTCTCACGAATTCGACGTCGACGTCGTGATCTTTCGAATTTAGACTTTTCCTCGAGGACCATTCTCCGGAGGAGTGTGGGTGTCAACCTTCTAACTCTTCGTGCCATTTGTTGTATCTCCTACAATGATAAGCGTGTTCGCATATCATACATATCAAGTTCGCAAAAAATCTTCTGGATCTAGATTGACCCTAGAGCTTTTTTGAGCCATCACCGAATGCTAGAGCCTCCCAGTTCTTCGAGGCGCCTGCAAACTCTGTCATGCTGGATATATCACCACCAGGTGCATCAAAAACTTCTGTCATATCAGCGGCGCCACCAACACCTCCAGGTGATCCAGCTGCATTCTGCTCCTGGAGCGTTGTTCTGGCAGTATCCGCAAAAATATCTGCCATCATTGGATTGCTTGTTAACTCACGGACCGCAGTGTCCACTGCACTATTGAACCTCGTACCGTCAAGTGCAGGATTCTTCGGAGGATGAAGCGATTGCTGTGACTGGAATCGACCACTTCGACCAGAAACCGAGGGTGGTGCTACAGGCTCGTGTCTCACTAGTGATTCACGAAGCACACTAGAATTATCTGAGAGGCCTTCAGCGAGTAACTCCACTAAGCACTCTTTGACTAACATTTTTAGGTTAGTGCGCGTAAGCTTTGCCATTTATCTTAACCAACTCCGTCGAAGCCCTCTGAACCCGTGAGGTTCAGAAACGATCCCTTCGCAATATTTGTGATTCCCGCAATTAACGAGAAATTAGTTGATGCATCGCTCGCCTTAATGAAGATCTTATCACACTTGATCTCCAAGCGACCCGTCTCAGTCTTACCTGTGAGTGTGAAGAAGTTCTCCGTCTCTGCACCATTTAGGCCGTTCTCGGTAAAGCCAAAGCTTAGAGTATTTGATGCGTGATTGTTTCTAAGGACAATAAACCGTGTTACCCTAGGGAACTCGATTAGCTGCACCCCTGTGCCACACAACGACGACGTTATAAACGGAATACAGGAACCCTGGTACTCCGAGACTGAACCGTGGTGAGTAGGTGCCCAGCCGGATCCGCCGACGCCGACGTTGGTTCGATCACCTGAATAATAGTTTGCCATTGTCCCCTACTCCTCCCACTGAAGTATATCGTTGAATATTCTATCAATTCTATCAGACTTGGTAAAGTGAGTCTTGAGATCGTGCTCGTTAACGATACGTCCTTCTCTCATCATAAATGCGCCTGGCGTGGAGGGCTCGGATACAAAGTCCCAGCATATTAGCTGAAAATCGTCCTGAACAACATCGTGGTCTCCCTCAGCCTTTGTCGAACCTACGCCGCGACTTGAGATACCCAGTGTAATGCCTGACTCCACCAGGCTCTGTAGAATTTTTCCGCTTGGGGTGTCTAGGAGCTCAACGGCTCCGAACACCACATCTCCCTCCATGTGGGCCTCACGCACGATGTGGGACGCGTTCTTGAGCTCCACAACGCTTGACTCTGGATGATCGCACTCTCCCAGGGCCCGATTTTCCTGGATGAACTTCTGATAGTTCCTAACCTCACGCTCTAGGATGGGCAAAGGATAAACCCTGCCGTTCTGATTGAGAGTTCCTGCCTTCTGTAGCACACCCTTGAGGATAATCTTTCCACCGTTGGAATCCCTCGATTCTGTTATCATCTCCTGGGTGTACTCAAACGGTACCCACTCAGTGAGCAGTTTCAGTTTCGTATTACTCATCTTCGCCCTCCATTATCTCGTGCCCCAGTTGGGACAGGACCAGAAATCGAGAGATGCCCATATCAGACATCTCGCTCAGATCCAGGGAGTCTATCTTCTCCCTTACCTCGGGAATCTTCTCAAGGAGTATCTTATTACTACACTCGCGCGCGTAGCTGGTGAGTCCCCTGAGAAGCTCATCCTTTTGACGAGCTAGCATACCCCTCACGATATCGTCCCTCTTGGGCGACTTCGAAAACGCATACTCCTGGACGATCTCCTTCTGAGCACTGGTCAATGACCTTCCATACTTTTGATTAAACTTGTCTGTCATTATCTTCACAGTAAGGGGGTTAACCCCTGGTGTCTTAAGCTCATTAATTGATCTTGTGGGGGCATCTGATAGTAGCCACTCATGAATCTTTTGCTCATAATCAATCACTCGACCCAGTCGACTACCAGCCCGCCAATCATTGAGAAGTGTCTGGATTGTTGCGTACGTTCGGTACCCCTCAACACGTGTCTTGTAGAAGTTCCTATCATTCAGTGTGTGATTAATATCCCGAATGAGAGCCGCCTTCTCCTGACGAAGCTTCGTTGCGTTGTGATCTTGAGCAGCCTCCTTCGCCTCAGTGAGAATTCGTGTTGCCAGTGACTCAGATGGAACAGTGGTCTTTACTAGCGCGTTGAACAGTCTAAACTCACGATAGAGTTGACTGTCTCGATCGAAATGTCGGCGTAGAATTCCCACCACCTTGTCAGCTGTCTGGGTGTCTCCTTCAACCAACGCTTCGGAGACACGTCGCACCAACTGCTCGTATATGATGCCAACATTTCTCTTTTTGTTGTGCGTCTTACTCATTGTCTCCTTGACTCCTTAGCTCCTCTATATCAACTTCAACAGTCTCTTCAGGATCCTCGTGTGGCATTATGCCCTCCGCTTCTGTAAGTATTCCCGCGCGGTCAATACCTATTGCGCTTTGAAACTTACCTAGCATCCCCTCCATCTCCCGGGTCATTTTAGTACGCTGCTCGATTTTCTTGTCGAGAAAATCATCGATGAACTCATTCTTTGGAAGCAGGCCCTCTCCAAACGGATTTCTGAGAAAGTCATCGTCAAATGGCTTGTTGGATGTATCCTGTCTGCGACCTGGACGTCCAGTGGATGTCATCTTCCCAAAGTCAGGCATGTGGGTACTTCCTGGGCCTGACGTCACCTTTCGACTCTTAGAGATGGGCTCATTAAAGATATTGCGTATCTGATTCTGGGCCTTTGCTGGAGCCTCAAGGTCCTTTATGGAGAAACTCAGATCGATCTCATCATCCTCATCTTGCTCATCATCGTCATCGTCGTCGTCGTCAAGGGCGGGAAGAGCTGTCAGTAGCTGTCCCTCGGGCTGGTCTGCTGCGAAAAGTCCTCCGCCCTCGTCGCCTCCGGCGTCGTCACCTCCGGCGTCGTCACCACCTGCCGGTGCGGCCGCTGCTGCCTCTGCTCCTCCAGATTCGACATCCGCGTCTTCCTTAGCATCAGCAATCTTCTCATCAACGAGAGATTTAATCTCTGTGGGGGTCAGCTCCAAGATGTTCTTACGAATCCACGCTCGGCTGACCAGCCCCTCTGGCGCGGCTCCTGCGATCTCAAACTTTGATCGAATGAGCTCTAGCTTCTGCTGCTGAGCAACTGATGATGGGTTGGATAGCTTTATCTGAAAGTCGACGAGATCGTCTCCTTCATATCCGTGTGCATACAGGTGAATCACTGCCAGCTTATTGAGCTCTGATATAATCGTCTTCTGTATTCTCTGAATTGTACGAGAGAATCTCATATCCTCCTGAGCTAGGGTTGCTTTGGCACCAACATCCTCATCGTACCCGAGATACGCTCTAGGGATCTTGAGGGCAGCGAAGAGCTTCTTCTGAATATACTCGACATCCTCAATTGCAGCGGTGTTCGAGCCACCGGCCAGGGTGTCAATCTTTGTTCCTGACTCTCCACCGCGTACGGGAAGAAAATAATCCTCATCCACACTAAGGGGATTGTACCTCAGATCGACCTTACCTGTGTCCTTGTCAATTATCTGGTTCCTCTTGAGGGCAGACTTTGCCTGCTCGAGGTAGTTCGCGACGTCCTCCGGAGGAACATTTCCCACGTCAATGTAGAAGACACGTCTCTCCGGAGCACGAATCACCCTGTACACCAGCATCGCGTCCTCGATGAGAATTAGCTGACGCCAGATTCGTCTCGCAGCCTCAAGAACCGACGATCCATACGGTAGGAAGGTGTCATTGCCCAACAGACGAAAGTGAGTAAGCTGCCAGTTCTCCAGAATCTGGTTTCCCTGTGTTATCCACCGAAAGCGCACAGCAGCCGGATCATTGGGGTCATAACCCTCCTCACGCTCAATCTCATTGATTGATATGGGAAAGGCATTAATGACTCCGAACTCAGGTGAGACATCATTGAAGAGAAAGAAGTCCCCGTACTTACAGAGGTTTCTAACCCACATTGACAGATTGAACTCAATGTTCAGTGTCTCATAGAAGAGAGAGTCGAGAATCCCCTGAATCTTTCTGTTCTCAGAGTAGATGTGTAGAACCTGGCCCTTAGCGTCTGGAGAAACTGACTCCTCAGAGTAGATGTCGAGAGCTGCAGCAATCTCAGGTGTTGATTCCATCTCGCTGAAATCTGCGTACCTCGACATTCTATCGAATGCGCCGTACGATGATATTGTACTGTTGTAGACATCACTGTGTGCACGCTTAAAGACCTCCAACGCTGTGGAGGTGTAGGGCGTCGTCTGCTTGAATCCCTTAACCCTTCGCTTGATGATCGGGCCGGATCGAAAAAGCTTTGTGAGTCTAACGAAGAGATTTGTATTCTTGCCAGCCATCTTCTATTACCTTTGTCCCCTAAGTAGGATTGTATTCATAGAGAAGAATCCTTAAACTACAGAAGCCATCCCAGGTCGCCCATGGGATGGTTACTTCCTGAGACCGGCATCTCGCCAATCTGGAACGGTTTGAACGGATTGTATGACTTATCCTGCCAGGGTGTGGGAGTGTCTCGTTCCATCTCCCGAGAATTCACATCGAACCCATCCAGCATGGCCTTGTTCAGGTCGTACGCGTGTTTACTGTGCACGGGGGAGGTGTCATACAACCAGATCCCGATAGCCAGTGACATTATAAGGTCGTCATTTCTTCCCTTCTGGGCCTGGGCTTTGTTGCCCCTCCAGATGAATGTCTTGGCCTCCTCGTAAAGCCTGGATGAATACGATCGAATCTCCCTGTTTCTCACCACCTGCTCAAGTTTAGTCAGGATCTGATTCCTGGTGTGACCGGAAGTGGTGAACCCTATCTTGTGAAGGTCAGGCTCTTCCAAACCATACATCGCAGCAAACTTGTCCTTCTCGTTCTTGAAATATAGATTGCTGTAATCTAGCTCTCGAAGCTTCATAACAACAGCATACCCGTATGTGTTGTTCTCCGGACAGAGCAAAGCATTGTTATATCTCTTGCCGGCCTCAGCGAGGAGAGACGCGAACTGGTCAGGTGGAATCTTCCCCTTGAACTCCGCGACGATCTCTGACTCTCCTGTGTCAATCACGTGAAATGCACTGTAGTCGCCGGAGTCGCCTCGGGAGACATCTGCAGAAATAATATACTGGTGATCGCTGAGACTGTACTTCCAGACCCAGACACCCATATTGGGGCCCCAACGTTCCATAGGAGTTCGCACCGATGACCCTAGCCACTCAATGTCTTCATTATTGAGTACAGTATCACCGGATGCTGCAAAATCGCACAGGAGCTCCTGCGCTATCTGTTTCTTACTTAAATTTCGACACTCATTCGAGAACCACTCATCATCTCGCTCTGGGTGCACATCCCATGGTAGCCTAATGGGGTGAAACTTATTCTCGCCCCCTGCAGCATTTACCCAGAGGTCGTGGTACTGACCACCCACACCGTTGGGTGTCGATAGAATTATTGCGCGCCCACCAGTAGACAGCGTGGGGTAGAGACCTGTGAACAGCTCATCAAAGTTACGAATGAACGCTGCCTCATCCACAATTAACAGGGAGAGAGCCTCGGAACGACCAGCATCGTCGGAGGTTGGAACTGCCTTGATGATGGAACCGTTGCTGAACTCCACTGCCTGCTTGTTGTTTCCGATGATCTCTGGGAGAAGAAGCCACTTAGGCATACTTCGAAGTGCCACCTTGACCTTGCGAATGAAGTTCTGTGCCACAGAGAGCTTTGTGGCGATAATCAGGACATTCTTGTCCTTGTAGAAGGCAGCCAGCCAGACAGCGTACGCAGCGGTCAGGGTTGAGATACCCAGCTGTCTAGACTTTAGAATTACATTGAACCTGTGATTCACAAAGTCATGAAGGCACTCATCCTGAAAGGGATACGTGTCGAAACTTATTAGACCTCGGGTTGGGTGCTGGATCTTGAGGTAGCGATTGCTAAAATAAACGGGATCCTTGCCGCACTTGATAATTTCCTTGATCTGGCGCTGCTTTGATATCGGTGCCATTGTCCTAGAGCTAGTTGAGAATCTGTAGCCAGTGATTACGCCTGTAGTAGGCAACCTTTCGGGCCGAGTGTGCTGTTCCCGACACCATCTCAACATCGTCCCTACTGTTTATCTCTTTCACCTTAAGAGCTTCTCCAGTAATATCCTTGAAGGCCGACTTGACCTCTTTTAGCTTGTCACCCAAAAGCTGTACAGATTCCTGTGTCACTCTGTCAACCTGTAGCCTCAAACTTCGCTCCTCCGCGAAGTGGACAACAGACACAAACTTAAGGACGAGGACGTCGCCGTTCATACTGTGGGTTATCGAGGTAGCCCCTGATGGACTTCCTTCGCGTCCGAATGTGTTCGTTAGAACACTTCCAATTGCTTCAACGTGTTTCGCGCTTAACATAGTTGTCTCCGTTGCTAGTCACTTTACTAAATATGACGGATGATCCCTGAGATCTCGTCGTCTGCTGATAATTTCTTCCTCAGAGGGTCGCCAACCACTGTCCCACTTACCCATGTTAGGCTGGACGAAGTGCATCTCACAGGTCCGGCAGCACTCAACCCTGTAAAAAGCCCTGATGTCGTCTCGGTCTCGTAGGGCTAGCTCACATATGGGACAGTCTAAAGGCACACAATCAGCACCTGTATCAGTCTCAACAATGAGAAAACCCTGTTCGTGTACTCTGGTCCTGACGTCACTCACAGATGACCACCGCGTTCTTCTCTCTCTGGGAGATCTCGATTACATTGTCCACTGCATCCTTCACAGCATCAACATGTGATATTACCAGAATGTGTTTGAACCACCGTCGGAGGGAATCAAGTAGGCGAGTGCACGCCTCAATGTTCATATCATCCAGCGCGCCGAACCCCTCATCAATAATGAGAAGATCTGTCTTGGGAAGAGAGCTGACATTGATAAGGGCTACCCGAATTGCGAGGGATGCCATCATCTTCTCCATGCCACTAGCACACTCAATAATCCTGCGCGAGTCGCCGTAGTTGATGTAGATATCCATGTCATTCGTTCCAGCATCTGCCTCGAGTTCCACAGTGAAACCAACAACTCCTTGGAGAATCTGTGAGATCTCCTTGTTGATCGCAGGTAGCTGGGATGCCATTATCTGGAGAGGAATACCCTTCTTGGAGACAGCGCCCAGGAGGAGTTCATACATCTTCCACTGCTCAATTAGGTCGCCGTACTTCTCTTTATCCTTCTTGTGGAGAGTTATCTCAGCATCGAGGTGACCGATAGACTCGGTAAGCTTAATACGCTGAGCGTCGAAGTTGTTGATCTTGTCATTGATCGTATTCATTTCCTGACGAGCAGCACTTACCTTTTGGGCCTCAGTGGAAGTAGAGACCCGAAGGCGCATTCCCTGGAGCTCTCTGTCTGCATTATCGATCAGATCCTGAAGCACTTTCTTTCGATTGTTCACCCTCGTCAAGTCGAGTTTCTGATTAGAGAGCTTTATCTTGAGATTATTCTCGCGAGTCAGGATCTTGTCATACTTCTCAATCTTCTCAGAGAGATTCTCCCTCGTAAGAACCTTCAGTGACTTTTTCGATGCCTTCACCCTGTCCAATGACTCTGTAACCAGGCGTTCCTGATCATCCAGTTTCTTCTTATTCTCGTGGGATGTCTTGATGAACTTGCAAGTGGGGAATGTATCCCCACACGGAACCTCCTCTAGAAGCTTAATGGACTTCTTCTGGCTCTTGAGAAGCGTCTTTTCCCTCTCGTGAGTGTGGCCCAGTTCAACCAGCGCTCGCTCAAGGTCTTGTTGGGCATCCCGACGTTGTCGGAGATCCTCGATTGGGAACTGATCCTTCACTGAATCAATCGATTTTAGAGTTGCCTCTATCTCCCTTATCTTTTCCAGAGATGCTTGAGACTGTTCTGTCATCCCGGTTAACTGCAGCCTGGAATCTGCGATGCCTGCTTCCTTCTGACTCACATCGCTCTCAGTGACCAGATCCTTATTCGAGTGTGTGGCAATCGCAACTGTTATCTCCTGAAGCTGCTTTCGATGCCTGGCTATGCTTGCCTCTATCTCTCGTCGTTCCTTCGACTTCTTTCTCTTGAGAGTGTTCTTTTCAGATATTAGAGTGTCCCAGTCCCTGTCCGAGGCATTTCCCAGGATGCTTTTTAATTCGGAGGAATCCTCCTTGGCGAGGTTTAGAATGTCATCGAATATGTTGAGGTCAAGAAACTTGGTGAGAATGGCCTTGCGCTGGGTTGCCTTATGTCTGATGAAGTTATTCATCTGGCCCTGGCTGGCCAGGGATGTCATTAGGAAGTCGTCAGCAGTTCCCACAATTTGTCTAAGAGACTTCTCAGTCTCCCGTCTCTGGGAGCCATTCATATCAATTATCTGATTTCCTACCTCATCAATCTCGCTCAAATTGAGGTGTGTTACCGCATTCTCGACTCCCCTCCGAGAGGTCTTTCGAACAGACTGTCTCTCAACGAGGTATCTCTTTCCATTCGCTGACAGGTACACTTTTCCTAGACAGTACCCCTTTCGCATGTTGATGATGTGAAGGTTCTTGATAGGGCCGCGATCTGTAGTATTAAAAAGTGAATACATCATAGTGCCTGGGATCGATGATTTCCCAGCACGGTTCTTGCCGAAGAGACCGAGAATCCCACCCAGGGCGTCAAAGTTAATGATGTTTCCCTTACCGTACGAGAAGGTGTTATCGAACTCCAGCCGCTGCACTGACCACTTGATATTTCGTACAACATCTGTCTTAGAAGCAGGTGTCACGTACTTGGCTATGAGCCCCTCCAACCTTTCCCACTGCTCATCAGAAATATCTATCTCTGAGTAGTACTCCCTCATTAGACGCACATGGGTGTTGACATCACGGAGGTCCTCTGTGAAAAAATCCCCTGCGCTGGTCTGAATCGTTGACACATCGATCGTGTGATCATGCTTAAAGACTATTTCTGTGGCGCGTTTCTGATTCTTGAGTGCACTGTGGAGGTGCTTTATCTCAGCCTGGGAGATTGGGCTGTCAGTGCGTACCCTAAACCTCGATAGATTGGGATGGGCTGCGGCTAAAGAGACTGTGTCCTTGACATTCCCAGCCCAGTCGATTGTAACAAATGGACAAGAGTGGGGAATCTCGTAGAAAGTGCTGGTGAACGTATCCCTATCCTCTATCTCCCAGAAGAGGAAACCCTTCCCGGGATCCTCACCGTAATTCTGTTGTATTGTCGACCCGGGATAAGCTACTCTTTTCTCATCATCCAGATACTGCAACTTGTGAATATCACCCAGGAAGGTAAAATCAAAGTCATCAAAGAAATCCAGGTCGACGTCACCCTCAATATCCCAGTTGATGTCGGTTGTCGATCCCTGAACACCCCCATGGAAGGTTGCTATATTAATCTCACCCTGCACCGGTTTCACATCTGGCCAGGACTCCTCATCAAAGCACGAGAAGACACACCAGTTATAGCCTGGCACCCCGATAGGATAAGTTCCGGAACTCTTGTAGAGGTGGAGATTGGAATGACCCAGGGCATTGACAATGGGGGTTATCGCATCCTGACGGTGCTTATTCATTATCAGACCATCATGATTTCCCAAGATGATATGAGTCGGGGCAATATCCGCCATCTCTGAAAACCACCATGAGAGACAGTCTATCAGCTCCGGTGATATACCTTGTGTCTTGGAGTGAACAATGTCCCCTCCCACAAAAATGGCGTCTAGATTCAGATCCCTGAATGTCTCGAACATCTGGCTGAAAGCTTCACGATACTCATCATGTCTCGTGAGTCCCCGCCAGTGCACATCGCTTAAATGGGCACACCTAAATGTCACCGCAACTCCTAAATAATTGAGCCAGTCTTGATTCCACCAATGATTTCACACAAGCGGTGTGTCGACTGCCACAATGTCGCCTCCTGCTTCATCTTGCTGAACTGTCGACGGGAGAGATCTCCCACGTCCAACTCAGAAGGAAGAGAGGCCATGCGAACCCTAATCCCATATGACGATAGGGATCTCGCTAAATTGTGAGCCTTGAGTCTCGCATCAGTGTCGAGGGCTAGCACAATGGGTGTCTGATTTCTAATAATCTTTCGAAAAAGGATGGAGTCCTCCGCGAGGTGTGATCCCAGGAGACACGTCGCATTGTCGTCGCACTTCACCAGATCAAGTGGACCCTCAACAATTGTGAGCTCTTCATCCCACCTGATATTGAGCTCATTGAATATCACCTGCTTCTTTGGGACCTTCGCATTGAGATATTTCATGTGAGTGGTGCTGTCAATTGATCGTGCTGCGAAATAATTTAGATTCCCTTCTGCATCGAAAGATGGTATAATAGCCCTGCGTCTGAATCTTCCTTTTGTTGTTGTCCCCATCTTATAGTACCACAAGTCCCGAATACTCAGACCACGCTCTCGAACGTATCGAACTGTCTCCTTCACATCCGGATCCCGGCTTTTCAGGGAATCGGCCAGGAGAACAAAGCCCTGTGGTATTTCGATATCAGGCTCTTCCAGCTCAACTGGAGAATCATTTGAGTGATCTCCGTTAGCCCAACCAAAATCCTTGAGTTCCTCAACATGACTAGGTGCATACTTTCGAAAGAGATTGACAACTTTTCGACCCTTAAGACCACAGACCCAACAGTGATAGCGTCCATCATCCAACCTCACAACGAGTTTTCTCTTGCTGGAGCGGGCATCAGCACACTTGGGACACTTGATGGCCACATTGACCTGATCCCTGCTAATCTCTACACTACCAAAGGCGCGCCGCAGGAGCGCGGCCTTACTCGAGAACAAATTCATCAGTAGAAGTATACTGTGTCTATGTATTGTTGTTCAACACACCAGCAAGAGCCACAACATACGCGTCTGCCATATCATAACATCCAGGCTCTAAAATCTCCTGGCCGCGGCGCGGACCGCTCTTGAGAACCTTAACTGGCCATTGATAGTCATCATCGAGGCGATTGGAGACCCAATCCAGAACCTGCTGCTTGGTCGTCTTCCCACAAACTGCCTCCTTCTGCAGGCGAAGACCAACGCTCTTTCTCGCGGAGTTCACATTTAGGAACTCGGGACCGATCTTGAATGTAGCCTCACTCAAATACGAGACCACACCGTTAAATCTGGCCAGAGCTGCCAGCGTTTTGGCAGATGAAAAACCCCTTCGAAAACGCTGTAGGTTCTCCTCAACGAACACCCGTTCAATGGGATGCTGACGTTGCAGCTCCTGAAGAACATCCAAGACCCTCTGGGCTTTACTGAAGCTATCCTTCCAGTCACTTAGGTGTATACACCCCATTTCCACCTTGGATAAGCTCTGGTGTTCATCTGTGTACATCACACACCAACCTGTCTTAGAGGTGGATATGTCCAGTCCCAAACAGCATGACATCAATAATCGATCCTCAACCTGAAGAGGTATCCATCGGAGTCCCTCTTCACAATGGGTTGGGCCAAGTTGGCCCTTCCTATTACATTAAAACTCTCATCGTGGAGATTTACACTTGTAATGTAACTAAATTGAGACGCTGTCTCATTGGCGTAGTCTGTGGGCTTAAGCGCCTTGAAGGTCGGATTGGAGGAGGAGTTGACGGTTCCCTTGGGGCAGGGCACGTTTATCTCCAGGACGTGCACATTGTGCTCACCCTCGAAGCTGGTTGTCCACTCGTCGGCCCCAAAAATAGGAATGTTCGGTGTCTTAACAACAGCAATACCCTCTTCATAGATGATATTGCCCACAGCGTTCCACGTGGCGTGCTTCGATAGGGCATCGGCACGGTAGAGGCCTCCGTGTCCATCATCCCTGAGTGTAACTGATAAAACGCCACCAGATCCAGTTACACTAGTGTCTGTCACCTGGAACGATCCACGCCTAATCTGATTCCCATAGAAGAGGTTCGACACGTCAAAGAATGCAACCTGGTTCGAGGAGGGGTCCTTCGTCCTATTCAGAATCGTCAGAATACCGGACTTGGCCACACCCGGATCCTCGGGCGGCGCGCCCTCTAGAGAGTTGGAAATAGAGGAGTCAGAATTGTCCTTCCCGCCTGTGAATGAGGTCAATGTCCTGTACAGGTTCGTGAGGTTGTGCCCTATATTAGTGTTCCCTATAGTTCCCACTGCGCGCTGATTGAGGGTCACCACTCCGGCGTAGTCATCGGTGTCGTTGGCATCTCTGCTGGCCAGAATTAGACCTGCGTGCCCGGTGGAGCCATTGACAGCAGACACAAAATTGTCGTAGACAGTATCGGCATCGGCGCTGCTGGCATCAACTATAACCTTGCCCCCCTGAACATCTCCGTTGACACCGCCTGTGAATACGAATCGGTAGACCTTCGTCACTCTGTCATAAGAGTTTGTCACCGAGTTCTTGCGTAATCCTGTTAGGCTTATAGTTGTCTGATCCGCAGTCTTGGTTGCTGTGTAGACAATCTCTGCAGAGGCAGCCTGAGTTCCTACTCCTTGCCTTCCGCGGTTCTCACTGGTTATATCGATCAGCCCCTCCGGTAGGGATGCGGTGCTGACCATGTTCGAGAGGTTGATAAGGCCGTAGTCAATATTTCCAGAGTCATTAACAAACCTATCGATCAGTGATCCGGATGCAGGGACTTCGACTCGGGTTCCTGACTTGAGGAGGTTGAATGACGGACTGAACCTCCCGTTATCACACGGTAGCACTGTGAGGTTTCTCTTTCTCAGTGACGCATTTCGGTAGAGCCACAGGTTACACAGCTCTGCCGTGTTCGTGGTCACATCAATTGTCGATCCCGTCAGATTGAAGAGGCGAGGATAGAGGCCGTTAACGAACTCTCGGGTAAAGTTTGGAAGGTTCAACATGTGGCCACCGACGCCGAACGACAGGGCAACGTTAAAGGGATCATCTGTGGTCGATCGAACTGTCTGGAACGGTGTCTGCATCACCTCCCGCTCCTTAGTCTCCTTCACAAAGAAAGGTGGCACATAGAAGATCAGGTCAGCTGGAAGGGGATCAGGTCCCTTCTGAGAGGATGAGGCTATCTGTTGCAGTGAGTGGTAAGTGTTGAATATCTTGAGATCGTGGATCTCCGCCCTTAATGGGTGTGAGAATCTTATCTTGTGTTCTGCTATATCATTGTGTGTGGCATCTACATTAGACATGTCGTACGAGTCATTCGTGAACATGCTGGTAACACCCTCACGGTGGGCAGCATTGGCATTGAAGAACTGTGCTACAACACCTGAGCCATCCAGTGTACCATTGTTGGGACCGTCATAGAAGTTGCCCACAAAAACGGCGTCGGGATCACCGTACGGTGGTTCAAAGGCCTGGGGCATCACTGAGGAGGCTGTTACCACAAATGTCGCGTCCTCCTTTCCGTCGATCACGAACGATCCTGTGCCGTTGTTAATCGAGGAACCCCACCTAATAGCGACATGATGCCAGTGATTTCTCTTGAGCGCGTTGTCCTTCGAGAAGAATACCATGTCACTGATCTGTTCTCCTGTACCGACCGCTCGTTGCGGGAAGGGCTGATTCGCACTATTAGCTGTTACTACAGTATTCCTGGGCGATGTCTCAGCACTGTTGCTCAGCTGCAACATTATCCTGAAGCCATCCGTCTTGCCGTTGTGATCCTTCGATGAGCCCGAGATTAGGCTCACTGCGTACGAGGAAGACATGTGAATGACCGTGCCCGGATGGTACACTGTTCTTCCAGGCTCAGTGCCGCCTGTAAATGTAGATGGAACGTTAACACTAGTGCTTGCGTTCCATGCAGCGGCATTGTCTAGGGTAATTGCAGTATTACCCGCGCTTGTTTCGACAGCACCTTGCGTGAGTAAGACTACTCCCGCAGAGGGATTTGTAGCTACTATATCCAGGGATGATTGTGCATTAATCTTTGCAGTAAGATCTGCAGCAGTTCCCGTGGCGCCGCCGCCGGCGGCAGCAATTCCACTTACAGCGACATCTCCACGCCCACCAGTGAAAGCTGAGGGGACATTTACACTGCACACGCTGTTCCAGTGAGCGGCGTCATTTACTGTGATTGTAGTATTGCCGCTTCGGCCGACAGTTGAACCCTGGGTTACGGTTATTACTCCAATTCCTGACGCTGATGCTGTCATATCTAACGCAGACTGAGCATTAATCTTTGCAGCAAGATCTGCAGCGGTTCCTGTGGCGCCGCCACCTGCAGCATAGATTCCGTTGAGAGCAACATTGCCTGCAGAGACACCGTTGTTCTCGTTATCAACTTCAAACGTAACTGAGGTTCCATCACCATCAATCAAATTGATTGTACTGCCTTCGTTAGGTTTGTCGGTTAGCGTAAAGGTGGCTGCTGGTGGTTTAAGACCATTATTCTCGTTATCTATTTCGAAAGCAACCGAAGTCCCATCGCTATCTAACAGGGTGATAGCGGACTCTTCAGGAGGCTTATCTGAGAACGTGAATGTTGCAGTAGAAGTGAATTTCGAGTCGTTCGGTTCAGACGAATACTTCGGATTGATGTAGAAATCGAACGTAAACTCCTTGTGGGGTGAGTACATGAAGTTGTCGACCTCATTGGTCTCCCCGGAAGAAGTAGCAGCTGGATATATGAGGACAGATCCCGTGGGAGTCGTGTCGGACGTAAAGAAGTGTAGGGTGTGGTAGTTGGGATACGCCCACTGCAATGTGGGGTAGGTGCTTCGATATGTGGGAAAGAGCACCTTTCTCACCACATTCTTTCGAAGGGAGTCACTGGTCAGCTTGAAGGAGGGCTCGAATCGAATGACCTCCACCTTCTTCTGACGTGCAGGTGATGCTGAAGAGGAGTTAACAGTCTCTAAATACTGACTGATGTTGCCAGAAATATCACTTGAACCCCTAGAGTCCCTGACAGTCTGGACCCTTAGCTCCTCAACATCAGCTGTTCCCCAGCTGTCTCCACCATAATCCTCGAGGGGTTGTGCCTCCTTCTCAATGGTTGAAGCACGAGAGAAGACTTTAACTGACCCTGTTAGTCCTGAGGATGATGATGTGAATGTCCGGCGGGGATTGGCTGTGAGGGTAAATCGTTCAAGATTCTCTATTGGTATTGGTATAATTGCCATTTAACGCCGTCATCTTGAAACTTCAATTAACCGATCCACTAGAAGTCCAAACGAACACGGAAGGTGAGATCCCGCTCATCGTTTTTCTCAATAGGCCTGGAGAGCTTTGCAACTGCCAGCAAGTTCCCAAAATCATCGTGGAGGCCAATTGTTGTTGGGAAGGAGAACGATCTCTGTGTTTCCTGCCCCTGATCAATCACTCGAATTCGCCCAGAATTATTTGTGTATGTTGGATTCGTGGAGAAATTGAATTCATCCGCAGTAGCCCGGCAGAAGACCAACGTCGAGTTAATCATTGTGACATTCTGGAATGTCATCGCTGTTAGTGTTCCTGAGGAGAATCGAGTAGTTGCTAGATGGTTGACAATATCATCGATCGATGCCGACACCATTAGGTCGGGAATGTACTTCGCATTCGGATTGCCTGAGAATATCTGTCTCGTAGGATCAGCAACGCTCTCAAAACCGTGCCCAATGACCATTGTTCCCGTCGCTAGGAGTCCGTCAGGTGAGTACTGATTCATCGCCCTAATAACACCGGAGACATGCTGAGTCCCTGATATCACCTTCGCGAGGTCGAGGAGTACTGTTCCGTGATCATAGAAGATAAGGCCGACGCGTCGAGCTGTATTGGACGCTGCAACGACGTTTGCGACGTCACCCCCAAATATTCGTCGGGTGTTGGTCGCTGCGCCAATATCGGTGAAGATCACGGAACCTGACTCACTCGTAATGTTCAGCGTGGGCCGTGGCGGATGGTCGCCTGTCTCAGTAGCAGTCATCGTTCCTGTTTGATAGAAACGCATCGCAAAGGTCTCTTTCTTGATCTTGTCCCTTGCGAACAGACGTTTAAAGGAGACAAACATGGCCTCATCGATTCGATCAGACACGTCTGTGGAACCAATTGGCGAGTAGAATGCCGAGTCTGAATTACCTAGAAGCGCCTGAGCGTACTGCTTATAGATGTCCACCTTCTCTCTCATCATCACTGAACTTGATGCGAACAGAAGTTTTCCGGCGGAGTCTAGGCCGGTGGACGCAACCGTCACTGTGGTTCCCGATGCATGGAGTCCCACAGTTAGGTCGAAGATTGGATTGGCAGTCTGTAGAGAGAAGTCCTGATCATTTACTGTCTGGAACAGGGACGAAGTTACACCCGGACCAACACCACCCGTAACAAAGACCTGATATGCACGGCGTGTCTGTGATCCGGAGATGTCCTCCTGAATAATATCGACCAACTGATTTAGTGTCGATCGACGGACTTTAATGTCCTCAGGTTGTATTCTCTTAAAGCTTCCACCGGTTAATTGTGGCATTGTCTATTTTACCTCTACCTACGCTGTGGGTCTCGTGATGGTCACAGTGAAGTCCTTTCGATATCCGGACTGATTACCAATCACAGCACACGTGCTTGTGATTGTATTCTTGTCCCCGAGATTTCCATAAATTGTGAAAATTGTGTCATCCAATCCCGGTTGGAGGACTAGATTGAACCGCACCTGGGCCCCGTTTTTGTTGTTAACCCCCGTCTGCTCAACAAGGTAAGATGAAATCCGTGTTGTTGATTCAGTATTGAAAGGCGATCGCCCCTCTACAGCCAAAAACCTATCGGGTGCCATGACAATGAAAGAGGTGTCGGAGACCCCCTCAGGAATTCTAGTCTCACCCTCAATTGTCTGCTCAAACACCACCTCACGAGAAGAGTTGGTGCTTGTATTAAATGCCACTGTGTTTCCGGTGAGTCCTGATGTTCCCTGCAGCGACACAGTTGGAAGGTTACGAACTGTTGGATCGGGAAGGCTCAACATGCGAAACTTCTGCGCGATGCCGGACTGCGTCTGGGCTTCGAAGATCGGTGTATTCTTAATGATCTTCTCCTTGCCCACAGTCCTTCCGAACTTTTCAATAATAGTGTAGTCCACCTCGTCGTCTGACAGAGAGAAAAAAGAAATCATAAAGTCGCCCTTGTTGGCAGCCAAAAATTCCCTTCCAATATCTGTCAGGACAGCGTCAACAATAATGTTGTTGGTTGAATGATCAAGGAATCCCATCTTATTTCTCCCCTTGCGGTCTTCCTGTGTCCCACAGGAGTGGATGTTTGAGTGCTCTGCACCCTCTTGAGATCACGATATGCTCCTAAACGCTCGCAGATAAGTATAATGAATATCAGATAGGCCGTAAACGGTATCCACTGATTTCAAGCTCATCCTCATCATTGTTGGACTCGGCGAGCTGTCTGTCTATCTCTAAGATTTATTGTCACTGTACGCGCCTTCTGCCTGTCCACATTGATTATCTGGAACTTGTAAAGACCCCTGTCCCTGTCTGTTGCCAGAAGCTTTAAGTCCTCACCATGCTCGCCTCGAACTGTTAAGTATTCAGGATCTAGATAAATTCGCATGCTTTGGTGACCACTATCCTTCATCACATCCTCAGTTATCCTGTTTGTTGTGATATTAGCAGACTCAGTTGGGCTCACAAACATGTTTGGGTACTGCTTAGGAGCACCGGGTCTAGACATCGACTTAAGCTTAAGCGAGTTGCTTAGCTTGTCAAAGTATACCCTTGTCTGGGCACCGTAGTTTGATGTGAGGCCGTGGGCATCAATTGAGCACACTGTGTAGATAAAGTCTCCATCCCTATCAAAATCAGAATCAATAAAGTAAGTTCTACTTCCTGGAAGAATGTGATTTATGCTCTCGTCTACTGTCTCATTAGTGTGTGACTTGATCACAGAGTCATCGAAATCAAACTGAGCAATTATTGTAAAGGGCTCTTCTATGTTTCTTCTACGAAAGACCTGGAACTTTTTGACATCTCTCTGGGATGATACTGGAAACTGCCAGTTGATGTTTAGTCCCGAAGACTCAGGCATGTAGTAGTAGAATATTCCATCAGGCTCTGGGGGCGGCACGTGCTCAACACACTGGACCACTACTTGTGGGCTCGGTCGAGATTTCACTAGTGCACGGGCTTTCCAGGTCAACCCCCATGGGCCTGGTGAGGTTATCTCAACAATAAACACAGCGCTGACGGTGTACGCGTACGTCATTCCATACTTTATTTTAGAGTCAATTACGCTGGACACATGCGAACCATTCATGTACAGCGACGTATGCTGTCCTCGTGTGCCATCCGGGAGCATCTCGTACTTGTCGATTACATAGCCAACAGCTCCCACTTGCGGGAGGCTGGGCGCGCCCTCCAGCAGCCACTGAAAGATCCTTAAATTGGGCTCATAGTCTATATCAATGTTTATCTCAGAATTTGTATTCTGCCTAGCGCTACCTTGTCTTCTTACTGATTCATCAATATTAATGCCCTGTGTTACTCCAGAGGGACATAGAGGATTAGCATACATCTGTCGACTTATATCACCCAGAAATCTCTCATCTGATTTCAATGTGAAACGAAAGTTGGTCTGGCCGGCTAGTGTGTCAGTTACTATCTTCTCCCCCACCTCATTAACAAATGCAATACCCTGCTCCTCTCGATCTAAAAGAAGCTCAAGAATTTGTTCTCCCTGGACCTCGTCAGGTGTTAACATATTGATGGCCTCGGCGATGTCTGTCTGGGATGCGGTTGCCTCTAACGTTGAATCCTCAACTCTATCCCTCATAAACTCATCTAACAGGTTTCGGAGGCGGTGTTTGAGGCCTGTGTCCTGAATTATCATTCGCTTCTGGAATGGTATCGCGATCTCATCCTCTGACTGAATTCTGTGCCTGTACTGCTGGACAAGACCACTTCGCGCCTCATCCTCATACCTCTCATGATTGACTCGAATAGTCGGCCAGTCAATGCGAATGTATCTGGGCACTGTTTTTTCCATTGTCTTGTTGTCTATTAGTGCCTGTCGGCTCTCTGTTATCTCTCCGTAGGCAGCAGTAACACCAGAGTCATTTATCTTCTCGTCTTTTGTGAAGAAGTTATAGACAAAATTTGCTACGATGCTGCTCGGATCCGGAAAGTTTGCGACACAGACCTCCTTAGATGGATAGCTCTCAGACATGTTTCACTCTCCTATCCCACCAGGTCAACTTCACAGTAGTAACCATTAATGTCCCCTTTCATCCAGTTTTGATAGTAGTGACTGCGCACAATGGGATTAGTATGTGATTGTGCAGAATTTGAGAAGTCCTGGGACTCGATCATAATATTGAAGATTCTATCAAACTGGGAGGGGCTTAAGACACGCTCACGACGAACTCGAGCCGACAGGAGTCCTGACTTAGAAAGCATTATCCCGGCGCGAAGCGAATCTTTCTTTATCTCTGGCGGATGATATGTTGTTATGATTGTTCCAAACTCATTTTGAGTATTCACCGATCGAGAGCTCAACATACTGGATAGGACGTTACCAGTCTGGCACTTCAAATAGTCTACAGCATTAACACGCTCTTCCACAAAAATTCTATTAAAAGTAGACCCTGTAATATCCAGTAGCTCAGCTATGTCATCTTTCCCAAGCAGCTTACTCAGTCTGTCTCGTGTCTCCTTGTCTATCAAGGGATTCAAGAGGTTTCCCTGAAAGAGAAAATTCTTCTCATTTAGGGGGAGACCTGAGACTTCGTAGATCATTAGTTCATACAGGTAACTCTTCATGTGATTGTTGAGGATGGCTGCCTTCGAGGGATCTGCTGCTCTTAGGTCAGAGCCCAGATCGGCTGAGATTATCCTTCCTGATCGAATTCTATACCAGACAGATGTGTCAACAATAACCTGTAGGGATAGGGATCCCTGATTTATTCCATGCACGGCGTCAGTCACTCGAATAGAGTCGGGAAGGAGAAATAGCTCGGTATCAAACTGGAACTCGAGAGGTATCCACGATGAGAGACCCGTATGAAGCTCACTCACTCGGTGCACCCGTATACTAACACCTGATGCGTCAGGATCAGCAAAATCAACCGAAGCACCGCCATCGCCGTCCAGCACAGGCCTGCGGAGCTCCCTCATCATTCCCACAGGAAGGCCCACAGAAAGAACTGTTCCATCTCCCGGGAACGTTATATCAGCAACGTGTGGGCCGGCTACGAAGGAGTCCACGGCCAGGCGCTGTGAGGGTGATAGGGTCAGGTCGGACTCTAGCTGAGATGCTGTTGAGCTATTGGGAGTGGATCTCATCTTGTCAACTAGCTTGAGGCTAGTCTGATCTGGTGTTAAATACTTGAGTGATTGTCGTCCAGAAGGGCTCCTAGACAAGCGTACTAGTGCCTCGTGCACATCCGAAGTTAGCTCAGAGTCCTCCTTCTGGGTAGCTTCTGGGTCCGAAAGGGCACTGTAGACTTGACTTGATAAATCAGAGGCTCGGAGAATCTCATTTCCAGTGGCCTTTAAGAGCGACACAATCATCTTTATGAATTTTCGATGGTTTATTGCTGATGTCATCATGCTAGACAGATCCTCAGCCACAGTAACACGGGGGTATCTTCCCCTGAATGTAGACGATCTAATCACACCTGGAACTGACGCTGACTCTCCACTATCCAACCACATCGACTCTAGAGAGACACCTGACTGCGACGTTAGAATTAAGGATTCCAAAAAGTCCCTTAGTTTTCGCATCGCAACTGGAGACCAGGCTATACTACACCATGGATCTCCAGTGCCGGGGTACGTTTTGCGCCCATGAGGGGAGTGGGTTACAATATACATCTTGAAAAAGTGACTTGAGAGAGACATTAGAATCTCTTGAACCACAGCTACAATTAGATTGTCATCCCACCTATTGAATCTCGTAAAACCGCTGGAGTCTAGATAGGAAGCAGAGGACTTCTCCCGCTGCGCCAAGTTCATTGCCTCACGCTGAAGCTCTCTAGCTATCTGGACGGGTGACTCTACTAGACTCATATCGTCCGGATTGTCGGCCGATCTCAAGTTTCCCATTGGGCTAAACTTATCTGTGTGGGTCCAGGAAGCCCAACCGCCCTCTCTGTTCTTTACTTTAGTGAAGGTCGACGTCTTGACAGATCCCTTGATGTTCCCTAGCTGGTGCTCATAGGTATTGCCTCTTTCCATGTCAAAAATAGCTTCTGTGTCATTTTCAGTCGCCCCTAAATCCCCGGCCTGAGTCCTATTGGGAACGAAGCTCTTGTCGAGCAGCTGCTGATCAAACTCTTCCCTAAATCTCAGAGTCACACCCAAAAGGCTGGCCCGGACGGGAATGTCAGCATTAGCGCCAGTCCACCAATTCTTCGATGTGACGGTGGTGGAGTTAGCATAAAAGGCTGCTGTAGTGTAAGTTATACGAGGGATATTTCCTGATTCGAATGTCTCAGACAAAAATGCAGCTACTTTATAAAGCTCTGTTAGACACCTTATAAGCACTCCCTGGGGTGTTATCGGTATCTCCTTCTCACCCAGCGCAAGTAGCTCCTCGAGGTAACTTGAAACATCCTGAGTGGTGTCGGACAAGCTTGATGCGTAACGCTTGTACGAGTCAACATGGTTTCCGCCAGGAAACCTTAGGGGACCCTCTACGAAGAAATCCGCTCCTGATGTCAGTGTTTTTCCAGCGGCGCGGACGGGAGCTGCTTCGAAGGGAAGAACGGTGCTCTGAGCGTTGTTCTGTGTCTCATTCACAACAATAAAATCTGCCAGACTTCCGGGCTTGGTTGTCATTGTTGTAATATTAACATTGCTCAAAGATGGCGAAATTCCGAGTGCACCGAGCACTGGATCCTCCTGAGTCGCTCCAAATCGATTGCCGATCGGCATTCCCGACAGTCTTCCTATGCCGGCGGAGACCGTTAGCTCGTTAGAGAGAAGTGTTGCTAGAACAAGAGCTCGGTCGAGGCCTCGGATTGGACCGGAAGAAATATTTCCGCCGGCACCGGTATGGGTTCCGGACCCAACAGGAGTCTTTACACCAGATCGATTACCAATGTGAGCACAATTCAATTGATGACTAAGATTCGGCGGCGCAATATTCCGACTTCCTAGCTTTATAGCTCCTTCATCTATTCGATGTTGTCCGTGGTCAATCAATGATGGGTATACACCTCCTATAGCAGATGAGAGCTCCCGAAGAAGAGTCGCATAGGTCTTCGAATTAGAAAAAGCCCTGACAGTCTGTCCCTGAAATCCACACCAGGTTTCCAGTATCTCATCAACAGTACCTGGGAAGGATGTTGATGATGCCTCATCCGGGTCCAATCCCTCGTTGAGGATATCCTTTGCAGCTGCCACTAGTGTCTCTGAGTTTCCGCGAAGATTTAAGACCTTTATCACCTCGTCAATTGCGTAACGCACTGTTCTCAGTGACTCAATCTCACTAGTGAGTTTATCAGATTCCTGGATCTGTTCTTCTGTCAGCTCTGTATAAATTCCATCGGGGTCCTGATCCTGGACTACTTTGAATCCAGACTCAATCTGAGCATGCCTCAAACCGGCTTCGAATCTTCTACTCTTTAAGAGTTTAAGAACGAGAGGTGCGTCCGAAAACTCTGACATTTCCACAGAAGCTATTATCTCAGGCCTGACCGACGACATCGACATGTCCATCAGCTCCCCTACAGACATATTTGTCTCCAGGTTTATTCTCTTGGGTGCAGTTACCGCCTGAATCTGTGCTTCAGCAGGGAACGGTTCTATCTCAGAGTTAAGACCCTTAACCTCAACATGTGGCTCTGGGGCATTGGCCCGTTCATCTGAAACTGCATTTGAGTTTGGAACACCGCCGGTTGACATTATTCAGAGTCCTTCACTAGCTTGGAAACATTCTTAAAACGCCGGGGTTTCTTGATCTTTGACATCGATCGTGGCCGACGCTTGAGATTCCTTAGAAGCTCTGGTGGCATTGATCTCACGCGTGAAATAGTCACAGGCCTACTTGACTTAATTCTAGAGCAATCTTCAAGCATTGCACCCACTGTATATTCAATCTTCCCCACACGACCTGACAGGCGCCTGTCAGTGTACTTAAACTTGTGCCTTCCTCCGTCGTCACTATTCATTATTCTGGCTACAACAGCAGAGGTACCCTTGTATCTTGCAAAGATGAAGAAACACTCAATTCGATCGACATCGCCTCGGGCCTCCCATGTAATGATATTCTGACCCCTCTTGGTCCTGTGACCTCTAACATTTTCAATGATGGGTGGTGGATTGGGTATTGTAATATCTGTGTAGATCTCAACACCTGTCATTCCCTGGTGCATAAGTGCTGAAATGCTCTGGGATGATCCTTTCTTCAGCTCAGTGTCGCTTGGTAGCATTCCTGGAGTTGCACCAAAAGCGTATAGAAATTTCTGTGCTAGCACTTTTGTCTTATCAGGACGAGACCCACCGGTGCCCTGGGCATGCTGTACAGGTATCGTGGTCATAGCTTCTCTAAAGAGAGCTTCAGGGGGCCTCAAGCAGAGCTTCGCAATATATCGATATGTGTGTCCCGGCCTCAAGGAAGAATTTCTATTATGGGACTGGGTCTCAGAGTTATCAACAAACTTTCCTGATGATGCTAAACCTAACATCTCGCGGCGTCCCGTCTTGAGATCAAGGCGCTCAATAACGTAGGCAGCAATTTCACTAACTCTATCACGATCCCTCTTCACTTCATCAATAAATGCCGCTCCCACACCTGAAGACTCGAGAATTTTAGCGAGTGTCTCCAAACCGTCGTGGGTGGGTTTTGTAGCAATATCAAAGGAAACCTCATAACCCTTCTGTGTGGATCCTCGTCGCTTACGATCTGACAGGTTAGTCTTTCGTATAGCAGACTTAACAGGGACAACTATCTGGGGTCGTCTGTGAACTATCACCTCATCCCCGGTGGCTTCAACAGCAGGCCCAAATCTCATTCGAAGCTCAGCGCAGTACCGATACTTCTTAAAGGGCGTCACGTCATGATCATCAAATCTTATGCTATTTGTGCCCTTGGGTATCATAATAACAGTCTTGCCGGTGCCGTTTTCCTCAACAGGCCGAAGTGGTCGACGAGCGTTGGATGTGAAGGAATCAGCAGATAAATCTTCCCTTAGCAGCGTCACAGCAACAGCAGACGTCGGGAGTCGAGTAATCTCTACGATGATCCTGTTATAGTCGTTCCTCGCGTGTATTGATACATGGGTCTCCTCGCTAACTGATCCAGATCCTGTTCCGGCGATTGGTTGGAGACTCTTGACTACAACTGAGTTATACTCCTCCGACATTCTTCCAGTGGGCCCTATACTGCACACCCTGTAGATATTGATTGTATTACCTACATTAACTACACCAGAGTCTGTTATAAGTTCTGGTCCCATGCCTGCTGTGAGATCTATTTCAGCAACTGTCGTGTATCTACTTTCGTTGTTTAGATCCACATCGCTCGTTTGGGGGTTGGTTGTCTTTCGTTGAATTAAAACTTTAGTACCCACAGGATCCTGCTGTGTCACTGTCAGCAAATTTCTTCCCCTCATTCGAGCGCTAGACACTATATCCGGAGGGGTTACCGGTGTTAGAATCTCCTCTGTCTGTGCCCTATGACGAACACTGTATACTCTGCTCATAAAGGGATCGAGCCTTTTTCTTCCGGCGATGTCCTTAACTCTCATAAGAGTAACCTGCCAGTAAATGGTTCCCATCACTCCGGTCTTTCTTATGGGAACAGAAACAGTTCGTTCCACTTCAATTAGCCTAGACTCAAACTTAACAATGGCAGGAGGTGGCGGTGGAGTCCATGCTGTTGAAGTCGAAGTCTCAACATCCGGATTTTTTCCTCTGGCTGGCGGGGGAGCAGATTCTAGTTTAGTCGTTTGCTGCGCGATCATTGCAATTGCCGGAGCCCATATGGAGTTTCTTCCAGTGGAAAACTTAAGTGGAGAGAGGACCGGAGACTGCCGCATTAATGAAATTCTCGGGCCTGGGCTTCCGTGACCCTGCCTCTTTTTTCGCCTTCGCTTCGTATTTTTTCGATTCTTTCTCTCATTTCGACGTGTGGGAACGATGTCCATCGTTCCCCCTAGACCACTACCTGAGGATCCTGCTGCAGGATGCTGTGTTAGCGCAAAACTTGTCGGATCCTTTTTCTCCTGGTGCAGTGCGCTAAGGGCAAGTCGATGAAATGCTCCACCATCAGTTGCGCCGGCTTTAGCTCCTCGAATCATATTCTCATCAACTTTGAGATTAGAAGCAGCTCGTCCAACTCCTGAGACTTCTTTCTCTTTTAAGTCCTCTTCAGGCTCGTCTGTGATATAAGTGTACACCTCTGGCTCGGGCTCTCTTCCCTCCTCCTGAAATCTCTTGAACTTCTCGAGATCTTCCAAGCTCAATTCAGATCGAAGGTTCACCATGGTGCCTCCCAGGTACTTCTTTCGTGATCCCTTGCGAGATATCATATGTTTCACAGGATCACTGGCCTGGTTGCCAGGGCCGGACGCTTGTCCCTTTAACAGTCCGATCATCTTGTGAACAGACGCCCTCGATGTATCGGTGCTTCCGGTCGAGGCTTTCCTTTCTGGGTCTTCACTAAAAACTTGAATTGATACGTACTTGATGTTGTTAGAGAGGGCCAGAAGAGAGTTTATGTAGAATTCCATCTCATATATGAACTCACCCTTTGCAGAGAGGATTCCCTGGCCCGGCTCTCGAGTATTCGGTGCCTCCTCGAGATCGTCAAGCAGTGCCAGGCCGCGTTCATGATCAACTACAAAAATATCATCAAAGCTAGCAGATTGTACTTCATCACGTGTAAACCTCATGTGATCTCCTAGTCCAAAATAACTGTGAACATGTTGACAAATGTTGACGATCCAAAGTGATCTTTCATGATTTTGCCTAGAAAGAAAACTCTTTTTCCTGGCGAGACAGGATCCTCATCAGGAAACTCTCCAAAATCAATAATTGAAAGCTTCTGAATTCCCTCATGGCGAAACTCGAAAGGTTGTATCACAATATTGTTATCCCGAGACGTATCAGTGAAATTGATATTCACCCACGGCTTTCCCTTGAGATCTTCCTGTAAATTCTGCAGCGTCATATGATTGGCCTGACTCAGATTGGCGTACCTTCCCAGTAGCCTTCCAGTGCTATTACCCAACATGGGAGGATTCCTGGGTGGTAGGTATTTATAGTTCGGAAGATGGGAGAGGCGTCTGTCCTGAAAGAGGCTCTCGATGGCCGAGATTGACGCCTCCTTTATCTTTCCCTCCTCAATGGGTGATGAATCAGTTATCTCGAATGTAACATCCTCCTGATTAATCAGGAAATCAGTTGAGTCCGCAAAAGGATCTGTCTGACCAATAATCATCTGATCAGTGAAATTCTGTGTCACGTTATCAACAATGATGCTAGAGAGAGCTGAATACTGACTTCCCGTTAGCAGCGTGGAAGCAGCAGTGTCCGCGTAACTGAATGAGCCTGTGACCACATTTGTTCCGTCCAGATCAAAGTCTGCTGTCTTAAACGGCTTCATAGAACCTTGAGGCGTTGTCTCTACGACTATCAGATCCTGCGATCGACCAGAAGCCTCGAAGAAAATACGACCATCTGCGTCTGCTGCCACACCCTCAAGATCACTGCTGTAGAAAGTGTCCCTATCTGAGAAGGTCGCGTACTTTATCTGCAGCTCACCGTTGGCAGCCTGCTCCCGGCCCTGCTCGGTGATTATGAAATCGATCACCCGTGTCTTGCTATTGAGTATGCCGGCCATGTCTAGTAACTATTCCAGTTCCAAAGTGTCGGGCCCGTCGATTGTGAGGTTCCAAAAGTCACCCTTAGAAACCACCAGAGGATAGATTAGCAGAAACGTCCATCCAAGACAGCAAGTACCAATTGGTTCCATCAAATACCCACATGGTGACGTCTCCATTGGCAGTCACTATATTAGCAGAACCACATTTAAGATTACTTCCAGTATAATTGTACGTTATAGCAGCAGTTGAGATCACTGTAATTATTTGACCACAAACACCATCATCAAACGTGGTGATGGCTTGTGTGCTGGCATGATGTTTGAATATATTTCCTGTGGCCACAGAAGGCGACGCGTCGCCATCAGCAAAAGTAACAAATGTTTCGTTTGGCCCGGAAAATGCCGCTGCGCCCGCAACGTGAAGCATACAGTTTGGAGAGGCTGTGCCAATGCCGACGTCCCCGGATCCGGCGATGGTTACTCGAACCGCCGCGGTGGCCGATTCGTCTGGGGTTGTCATGATCTGGAGCTTGGCTCCCGCATCACTGGACACATCGGACCAGGCTCCATCTGCTAACGCACGCACAACAACAGCATTAGAGTTATGTGTAGTTCCGTTTAACGTTCCGCCAAAGAGAATTGCGCCCAGCTCGTCGCCGTCGGCGATGGATGAATCATTTCTCGTGATTGTTATCAGCGATGTGCTATTGGAAGTTTCTAAATGTAGCATGCTGACTGGAATTACTGTGCCTATTCCCACGCGTCCAGTCGAGTTCTGGAGTGTTATTTTAGCAGCAGGATCAGCTTCTGAACCTGCAGTAGTCACTCCCCCAGTCCAGATCTTGAGATCTGTGTTCGGGAGGGGTAGAATGTTATTTACCTTTATCTTACTCATATGTTATATCCTAGATATTGAACTCTCCGAAGGGCGCGACGCAGAGAACTGATCCGCTGGATAACGTAATCACATTTCCCTCACTCACCACAATGGGGCTGAAGTGAAGACCCTGGTACTCGGAAGCGATGGTAAATTCATCACTTCCTAATGTCCTGAAAGTTCCTACTCCCACCATGCCGCTAGCTGCTGCTGGAGTTCCCCCGAACATTAGGGTGGTACCACTCACATACAGGAGGCTTCCTGTTGCTGGCCAATTAGTTGGTTTCTGATTCGAGCCCTCTCCGTCTACAGTGCCGGCAGAATATTCTTTATCAGGAAATGACCCTAGCTTCACACCCCAGACAGCCTTGAGGGGCTTTGAGAACTGTGACGATGGAAGGCCTACCTGTAGGCCGTTCGGAAATATCACATCTGTTACACGACCGGTGGAGTCCTTCACAACGTACTTCACCCTCTTCCTGGCTTGATCCGGATGGTCTTTCACAATTTTAGGCATGAGACCCTACTCCTACTCAAATGTCAACATAATGCTGTCACCACCGCTCCGATCCGGGTCGGTGGCACGGTCCCGGGTGAGGCCGTCGAAGTATGGAAGTGATGATGTGCAAAATATATCTAAGTTCTGACTGTGTGTCGACGCTGGATCCACATTAACTGACCTTGCGCCATCCTCGTCTGGTCGAGAGGTGAACGTTACCTTGACCGGGCCAGCTTCAACGCCGTCTTCTGTGAAGAAGCGTGTGAACTGTCTCTGCTCGAGGAGATCCCTCACCTGCCCGTACCTGTTGTGCCTATAGACTGCAGAAGTGTAGAGGGGCCTAATATTCGCAATACCATACTTGAAACCCCTCAGCTCCACCCCAGATCCGACCCCTATGTGCATCGCACCGGTGATGTGCATTGAGATGTCCCTATTGACCTCAACACTGTTGTGGCTGTAGACTGGCAGTGCATTCTGTTGCCTGAGATTTGTGTAGTATTGGGACCACCCAATATAGATGCCGTAGATCCACGACCCGACCGGGAAGCCTGGGTAGGTGTAGGACCACCCTTGGCCCTGGAAGAAGCCTCCCTTAGCGTAGGTTTCGTAGAATCTCGCGTAGTACTCCCACCAGAAATCGCTGGGGTGCCAGTACGTGTACGTCACTGTGGTTGTGGTCAGGGTCTGCGTGCCGGTGCTGGTGAAGGAGCCTGAGACCTGCATCGTGGGATTACGCTCAACCTCTATTTTCTGGAAGTCTGTGCCGTCACCCAGGCCGCCACCTCCTGTGAAGTTTGTGGCGGCGGTGAAGTTGGCTATATTCTCTGTGAATGTTGTATTACCAGCGATGCCTCCGACTGACTGTGTTAGCGCGAGAAGCTGGGTCCCATTGTTATCAGCAGATGTGTCTCCAACTGCAATCTTCCCATTGTGACCGGCGGCGGACAAGATGGCCGTCCTGAGCTGGGCAAGCATGGCATTTTGTGTGGGGTTGGTGCCGAGGTCGGCGCCGAATGCAACACCTCCGTCGGCAGCAGTAACAGTAGCGGTTGTCCCACCACCGACATTTGTGACGCCATTTGTTAGTGCGGTGCCCGTCGCCGCTCCGGAGTTTCCTGTGTCGGTGACAATGTAATCTTTGACTGTTCCATCGGTCGATGTTATGGTGACTTTTTGATTTTTGGTCATTCCGTGGGCGGCGTCGCCAACGGTCACCGCGATCGTTGTGCGCGCGCGACTGCTGTTGGTGTTTGTGGACTCAACTGTCAGCTCTGTGTCCGAGGCTATTGCTGTAACAGACCCGTATATACTCGATCCCAATTGGCCGTACTGGGTGTTGTTGAAGTTGTCCACTGTTGTGTTGCCCATGCTGGAACCCAGGACGATAGCTGTATTCATCGATCCGGATGTCCCGACTTCAGTCTGGTATAGGGTTAGGGATCCGTCCAGGTTATCTTCTACCTCAATCTTGTCCCCTGTGTGACCAGCAGCATCATAAATAGCTGTCTTCAGCGTTGCCGCGGCGGTGGCGGCGGTGGAGGTCGCCGTGAACTCCAGGGAGGCGGGGGTGGGAGCGGCAGGACCCATGCCGACGTAGGTCTTGGTCGTTCCATCAGTGGACACAATTGTAATTGTGGTGTTACTGTCCGGGGCTGTCTGCGGAGTGTTGGTGAACGTTATCTTTGCGTAGGACCGCGGGCCATGGCTTATGATGGATCCGCCGCCGCCGGCGTGGCCAGGCTGGACGTAGCCCTCAGGGGCGAGGGTACCACTCAGGGCAATACGATCACCGACCTTAATGTCTCTAGTGAACCTGGTGTCGACGCCTGTTATTGTCGTCGCCTGATTGGCCCTGGTAAAGCCAACCGGTGTTACCTCCTCACCGCCCTCGTACTCAAACTTTTTGAACTTGGGCATGCCAAAGAATCCATCGCCGAACCCGAAGTAAAGGGAGTTAAGAAGGGTGACGCCATCAATCTCATTGAAAGTCTTCTCTGTTCCACCGGGACCCAGGATGGCCAGACCTGCGTGGGAGATGGACTCAGACACAGAGGAGGAGAGCTCAGTGAACGATGGTCGACTTCGGCCGTTGCCATGGCTCTTCACCGGCGCGCCACGATTGTTGCGCACGTCGGTCATGTCGATGTCCTTCACTCTGAGGAGGTACGACTGCAGGCCCATCGATTTTAGAAAGACCTGGGAGCCTGTGACAGCAATGTGACTGATGAAACCTCTTCTCACGCCCCTGCCAGTAGAGCCTGTCACCACGCTGAATGTCTTGTTGCCCTTTCTCTCTGTGGCCAATCGGGAGACATTTGAGTACTTTGGCTCAAAGGGGAACAGGAATGCCAGATCCCTGTCAAAGATTTGCCCAGGGCCTTGTATAGACGAGCGGGGCTCAGCTATAACCAGCACATTAGCTGACGGATCTAACATTCCCGCATCCCTATGGAGGGGAATCGAAAAAGACTGCTCAGCGCCCGTATCGTCGAAGAGCTTCGACTGCAGTGTTGCCTGGACCTGAAAACTTCTTCCATCAAACAGAGAGTCCCCGTTCACAGCCAGCATCTCCGCGACAGAAGGCAGGAGGGAGTCATAAAATCTCTCCCGGGTGTCAGCCATCTTAATACCGCGTAGGAAGGAGCCGGTGACTCCCGCTGTACCCTCGGTAATGTAGCCCATAACTTTTCTGTGCATTCCCTTATTCTCGAGGTGGAAGGATGCACTGGTTACAGTGGGGAATGAGCCTGTGATCATGTGCCCACCTACAATCTTATCCAGGTAGGATCCAGAGAACGCGAACGTGGGCTCAGTGTCAAACTGATCGTACACATCTGTTCCCAAAATAAGCGACTCATGCACAGCCTCTGATGTTAGGGGCTGATTGCTCTCAGGCGTTAACTCGTGATCATTCCTCAGGACTGATCCGTACAAGACGAGCTTTCCGGCGCCGGGATGGACGAGAAATTTGGGACCTGTGTTGTAGACAGAGTACGCTAGCGGTGCCTGGAATCCGAAGACCAGCTTGTCACCTGGTTTGAGTAGGTAGGGTGAGACGACATTATCAGTTGTGGGTGAGAAGAGTCTAAAGGCCTTATCGCCGGAGGTGAGCTCATACTGCTTAGAGAAGCCACTAAACTCTCCACCACGAGGCGATCGACCGGTTGGGATTCCCATACCGTTCCTCGAGCCGTTGATATACCTAATGAGAAGACGATCCTCATCGTCATCTCCATCGATATCAATAAAGTTGCCCCCTACATCAAATGTAGACGCACCCGGGCTGAGGGAGGGTGCCCTGCAGGGTGCTGCTAGTGTCAGCTTCTGATGGGACCAGCTGGTGGGTGAGTCGACTGTGAGATCTGCGTCACGTCTAGGGTCAACCACATACTTCTCAAAATCGTCCTTGAGATCGAGACTGTCCTTGCTCGACATTGTTGCTAGGCGACTAAAGGTCACCAGGTCTCTCACAGTGTCGACATTATCATACTTGACAGGAATTATTCTACGAATGTACGAGGTCGTGGATCCCGTTCTTGTGCCGCCTGCAATGCCGGCGTCTTGGCCGTCTTTCCACTGCTGTGTGATCGTAACATTGGCCAGATTGCCGGTGAGGATATCAATGGCAAAATTGCCGGAATGAAGAGTGTGTATTTGACCTGCCTGTACCATGGTGAGAGTGAGAACAGCGCCCGCACGGTGCACACGTATCTTGCCTCCGTGTCCCGCTTTAGACTCAATACACTCCTGGAGCGCCTTTGCAGAGACCACAGCACTCACATTGCCCTGAAACTGCATGTCCGAAAAGCTTATTGTCGTTTCAGTGCCCGCTGAATAGGTCACCTGAGTCCCATCTGTTGACTTGATCACCATGAACGTGTCAGCTACCTGCGTTCCCGTGAATGTCAATATTGCAGTTGCAGCGGTGGCGGGTGCGCTCACAAGGAGCTCTGTGTCGCTGTTAATTCGGGTCACGACATTGGACTTGAGATCTGCGACCTCGAAATTTGTTACTGAGAGACACCCTTGGTTGGCCGCGTCCGAAAAGTCCTCAACTATCTCTGTGACGCCCCTAGATGCACCGCCGCCGGTACCTATTGTCAACTGGGTCAGTGTTATTGACTGCTTTCCATCAGCCTGAGACGGAACAGCTCCCACCACAATCTTACCGTCGTGTCCGTTTTCGTCCTCAATTGCGTCCTTGAGCTGGACCAGGAGAGCATTTTGCTTTCCTGGGCTTCCATTAACGGGGACTGAGACTGCAATGTCGCCGGCGTCCGCTGTTGTACCCGCACCGGTGTCGGAGTTGGCTGCTAACACAGCTCCCGTGGCGATGGCGGAGAGGTTGCTATCAACTACTCGATAGACCCTCGTCGTTCCATCGGTGGAGGTGATGGTTATCTTTCTCCCCTCGCCGGACGCTGTGGTCAGGTTTCTATCTCCGTCTGATACAGATACTGTTGCTGTCGCCTCCTCGTCCCTGGGAACTAGCTGAATGCTGTCACCCACTTTCAGCTCACTGAGAAAACTGGTAGACACACCTGTCACAGTTGTTGTCGATCCCGACGTTGCAGTCGTGCCTGCGAGGGTCGTGAAGCTGTATCCCTCACCGTATCCGTACGCAGATAGCGGGGGAGAGAGCTGCCACACACCTGGGATAGTTCCGGAATAGGGTATCTCGAGGGTCTCTGTACCCGGGGCTGGGCTTCCATCACTGCCGGTGGGAGATGTATCGCTCACCCTCACCATTACTGCCCTGTTCTCAATACCCGGATCTATATTTCCTGCGCGCTGATTCAGGATAAAGAAAGTGACACCCTCAGGGTGCCTTGTAAAAGGGTTGCTGTCTGCAGACGTGGTCTTATTCGATAGCGAGGCTGAGAACTCGTACACCACCTTCTCAACCAAGAACGGTCGGTCAATCACACTGGACACGTTGAACACCTGGGATCCTGTCGCAGCAAACTTTGGATGAAAGGGAAACCCAAACGTGTTGGTCGGCTGCGCCATGCCTGTGGTCAGAAAGATCTTCTTTGCGGGATCTGAGTTCGGCGACTTTGGCGATGAAGCCTGGCGGTCGTCGGAATCACCAGTGAAGATCTGTGTAGATTGACCGAAGCCCACCATTGTCCTGTCCAGCCACAGTCGCAAGCGAGCCTGTTCCTCAGTGAGGTTCCCTCGCTGGGAAGCGGGAATTGGGTCTGTAGGGAGGGGGTGTGCCTCGTGTGTTCCAATCCTCTCCCACTTTTGCTCGTTAAAGTTAAAGTACATCATTGGGCCGTAGAGCGTCTGATTGGGGGCATCGTGGTAGAAACCCAGAGATTGGGAGTTCCAGTTTTGGTGCTGTACTTCTGTTGTTGTCGACGGTGTTAGATCAATCTCTATCTTGTGCTTGTCCCACAACGGAGCAGATAATCCAGGGCCAACTATTTCAGGATCTGATCCTGTCATGTAAAAGCCTGAATTCAACTCCTCGTCCACAGTGTATCGACTGTCCCAGGTGAGATTGGGATTGTCGCCTGCTGAACTCCCGGTTGTGATATCTGAGGCACGCACTGGTGTGTGACCAAACTGTGCAAATAGATGTGCTTCAGTGAAAGCTCCTAGACTCTCAGGATTATCAGACCGACGGCGAGGATCGAATGAGCTTCTGTGCGATCTTCCGGGTCCGAACATTGTGGTTGTGGTATTGGGAGTTGCGAATGGTATACCTGTGTGACCTTGGGGGAGATTGAACGGAAAGTGAATCCCATCTGCTTATCCTGTCAGAATCCAAAAATTGCCACCACTTAACCCTAACGACTCTTTGCCCGGATCTCGGCCGGCGTCTGACGTCACATCGACAACACCCGGGTCCAGGGCCCTCCACTTATGGTGACGCTGACTTACATCGAACGTTCCTGTGACATTTGTTAGAACGATTCTGGTGTTACCTGATTTTCCAGGAATCATCTGGGAGAGGCTTACTGTCTTGCCGGACAGGGACGCGTAGATACCCAGAGTGCCTGTTAGCTCATTGACCTGCTTGACAAACTCTCGTGCGGCTAGGGCCGTTCGCCTGTGCCTACGAACTGGGACTCGGCCGGCGCCTATTATAGTAACAGAGTGAGATGGGCTGTGGGACCACTCGAACTCCTTCACTGTGGCAGGCGACCCATCCAGGCCGTGTGATCCTGTCAGCGCTATTCTCGTTGTACTTTTGGGATTTCTGAGGAATTTTATGTTGGCTGACGCGTATCCGGAGAGAAACTCATTGGCTGTGGAGTCGTCATACTGGGTGGTGAATCGGCCGGAGAAGTCCCTGGACCCAGGCCTGGAGATCGTCGGATAAGCACCAAGCTGATTGTCCCTATCTCTAATCTCCACGCGGGGGGGGAGACCGAGGAATCCCGACTGCTTCCTGTACTGCCTCACACCCTTGAGGCCCGCGTGGTAGAGGGCTCGAACGTCCTCATCCCTAAGCTGTTTGGACCACAGGGCGGGCTCGAACATGAGTCCCGTGTATGGGAGTCCGTAGGAACCTGTCAAAGCGGGCCGACCGCGCCCGAGGATCAGCTGCTGCTGGTCGTGTCCCCCGGTAAAACCAGGATTGTTATAGCGATAGGCACCTTGGCCTGTGCGGGTTCTTTGCGCTAATGGAACAGGGTTCGTTACTGTAATGGGGACAGGAGTTCCGGAGACTGCATTTGTCACTATGTGCGTGTTCCCTGCACCTCCGGCGATGGCCTGTGTTAGTATTAGCGCTCCCGCGTCCGGACCGGATACAGTAATCTTGCCGTTGTGACCGCCCTCGGCATCTAAGATACACAGCTTGAGGGAAGTGGCCGCTGCGCTGGCGTTGGCCCCGTGAAACACACAGGGATCAGCGGTGAGATCCTGCGCTGCTCCCTTAACATAGGCCTTGGTCGTTCCATCAGTGGAAGTAATTGTGATCGTGTCGCCGTTGGTTGGCACACCCGTGAATGTCACAGTGGCAGTCGCTGCCTCAGATCCGTGTAACCACGTCGGTGTGGGAGACGTGTAGGTTGAGCTTTCAATGCCATCGCCGTTGAACCAGAGATTATTTTTAGTTCCCGAGCGGGTTCCACCCATATCATGGAGGCGCGAGCCGTTAACGTAGATTCGAATGCCCGATCCCTCATACATTCCGTTGTAGTTAGTTTCCGCGTCACTGGCAGAGACGTGAGAAAGGAGGGTGGGCCCGCCAGATCCATCATAGGTCACCGCCACATGGGCCCAGGTATTAGTGGGCACTAGTGAGCTAACAGGTCCCGTGTAGACGTGAAACTCATCTGTGATCGCTGGGCCGTCCCTTAGGGAGAGGTGCAGGGAAGTTGCATCGTAGTAGAACCTGTGACCGTGGTTGTCCGGATTGAGGGGGTCCTGGAACGCGAAGATTCCAAAGGATGTATCAGTCGTCTTGAGCCACGTTGCGAATGAGAACGGCTTGTCCTTCGTGATGTCCTGGGGTGAGCCAATATTCTCGGTTATGAAGTGAAAGTTACTGGATGCTCTGAGATCAGGCGCAATGGTGACATAGGGTGTCGTTGACGGAAAACTGGCAGCGAGTGGGGGTGGGTCGCTAGCGACGTGTGTTCCGGAGTGTGGACTCACCAGGACGTCGTATCCTGGGCGGGTACCGCTAGCGAAGGTTAGGCCGGGGACAGATGTGCTGGTGGGATTGCTGTTGCCTCCCGTGAAGTTCGTAGCAGAACCCTCTGGGGACATGTTGTGGGTTATCGTTGTGTTGCCACCGTACCCACTCAAATCCTGTGTGAGTGTCACGACTCCACCGGTGGACGTTGCAGTTATCTCATTCGGGTGACCGGCGGCCGCGTTGATGCAGTCCCTTAAACTGGTAGCTAATAGGGCTGGAGTGGCACCAGCGAAGTGTGATCCCGTGGTGAGGAGTTCACTGGCGGCCTTCGTGTACGTTCTGGCAGTGTTGTTAGTGGAGATGATCGTGATGTTCTCATCGTTGTCCGGTACACCGACGAAAGTCACAGTAGCAGTGGCCGCAACGTGTCCCCAGGCCTTGAAGCTCGTCTCTGAGCCATCACTTGTATATGTGCCGCGGTGACTATTTCCGGAGAGGTCCCTGATGCTTCCACTGTGCAGTGGAAGTCTGTGCGGAGCTCCGTCAACTGTGAATCTCCAGTGGGCAACCAGGGAGTTGGCTGCTGTGTAGTGCAGCCGACCCACGTGGGACCTACCCTCGATGCCCGAGGACACCTGGAAGTTGGTGTCGAAACGGGCTCCTGTTAACTTCTTACTTAACTTGACCTTAGCCATATCCTACTTCTTGAGGCCTCCGAATGCGATGGAGTCTGTGCCCTTATCCATACCAATATACACAAAACCTGCTCCGGCGGAAACATGGTTTCTCTTGAGGCGATCCTGGGCTGAGCCTGTCATTGCTGCCAGAGCTGTCGTCATTATTCCGTCTACCAGACCACCGGACATGCCCCCTGTGAAGGATGTTGCCGCGGCGGCAACGGGCTTCCCTGGCGCTTCGGCGTAAGTTACTGTGGTGTTTCCTTCCGGGCCGGCGTTTGCCTGTGTTAAGGTCAGCAGAGAGGACAGCGCTGGAAGTGACACAGTAATCCTGCCACCGTGACCGCCGGCGCCTCCAGTGCCAGTCGGAGCTTCAATCGCGCTACGAAGGGATATAGCGACGGCCAGCGGGACCGCCCCACCAAAAGTGGGAGGATTTGCTAGAGGATTTGGTGCAACTCCGGGGGCGGCCATGGTGTACACCCTGGAGGTCCCGTCTGTCGAGACGATTGTGACTGTTGAGTTGGTGTAGGGCACCCCCATGTCGACTTCAAGATTGCCCACGTTACTGGCCGGATTGTAGACCCACGCGACGTTGTCAGATCGTGTTAGTGAAAGGGACTGGGCGCCGGCGGCAGTCGGCGCATCACCAACAATTATCGAGGAGCCGTGGCCTTTGGGATTCTCAATGGCAGCCTTAAGCTGGACCAGAAACTCATTCTGAGTGTCCAGGGAGGACCCTGTCACCTTGATTGCGACAGCGATGTCACCAGCATTCGCGGTTGTGGCAGAACCCGTGTCTGAGTCGGCCGACAGCACAGTCCCGGTAGAGACGGTTGAGAGCTCCTCATCAACGATCCTATAGGTCCTCTTCCGCATTTCATATCCACCGAGATGCGGATTGAGCCAGTCGGCTCGGATGATGATGCGCTCACCCTCTGCCATCCCGGAGGCACCGGTGCCGCTGGAAACGGTGAGATTTACTATCGAAATGGGGGACGATGCATCACTCCCCCCAATAAAAACTGTTGCTGTGGCCGGGTGCTCGTTGACAATCTGCTCGTCTGTGATACCCGCTATCCTTATGTACGCGTCCGACCCCTCCTTAAAGGGCTCAAGTTGATTAGTTCTGGGTGCGAACAATCCCTGCATTGTGACTGGGCCTGTGGATGTTGCACCAACAGGAAGCCTGTCCGCAAAGGTCTCGTCGTCCTCCTGGGGATTGAAGGCCTGGAAGGTCGGCTCCAATAGGTCTAGACCAAAAGTCTCAACTCCATCGAAGTACATGTCCACGCCCTTCTCATTGGGATCGTACTGCTGGTCCATAAGGGACGACTGCCTGAAAACATCCTCTGTGCACATATCAGCTCGTATGCCGCGCGCGGTGTAGGGCAGCTCAATTGAGGATCGATCTGCGAGGCCTCTGATTGGAAACACCTCCATTACACCGTCCATTAGGCTGCGTGCAGACGCATCAACCATCATCTCAGGCACAACTAGATTGAGAGGCGGTGTTCGAACAATATCAGCACCGTTGGTGGTCATCAGGTCGTTGTACTCACGGCCGTCCTGGTAGACGTACATCGCCTGGCCGAGGTCACGCTGATCCCTGGCGTGATTGATTGCTACACCCAGGCCAGAGGATCGGGTGGAGGTATCCAGCTGTGGGAGGGATTTCACGCCCCACTTGGGCTCGCGAATGGGTGAGTTAACCTCAATAGAGATATCAGTCAGAGCCCAGGTATCGGCTGATCCGGAGCTGTGATTTGTCTGTATCCACCTCACGCTCCAGGGGCCGGGCCCGTAAGACCCTAGGGACTCTGTGACAGAGAGTGCCACGCCAGCGGTCGTATTTGACAGAGAGTGTATCTTAATTGGTGACCACTGGTTACCACCCGTATCCGCATCGAGGTCGAGCCTTACCTGGAGCTGTAGGTCCTCGTCTGCTTCGGGAGGATTGGACATGTTACCACCCGTCCATGTGATGACACCCTCGGATCCTCCTGCTGTGTTGCCACGGATCACACGATACTTGACTGTCACCTTGTCCTGGAGGCTGTTAGCTCTAATTCCTCCGTGTGATCCCACAGTACTCAAGTACCTCGTCGTATCACTTCCACCCAACACCACCCACTTATTAGACGTCGTAGCAGCATCACCCACAGCACTGTTGGTGTTCTTTGAGAATATGCCTGTATCGACCGTAGCTGTGCTGGTGTTAAAGGAAGCCTCTACAGATCCGGACTCAGGTCGGCTGGAGGACAAAGCCATGTTGCTCGGCGCGTCTAGATCATTATAGAATCTATACGTCTCCATTCTCTGTCCGTCGACAATCTTGATGGGGTCATTAATAGGTGCCGGCTTAAGCCCTATGAATCCATACAGGTGATCCATCGTGCGACAGTTGATTCCCTGCCGATATTGGTCTATTGCTGTGGTTCCGGATAGAGAGGGCGGGTAGACCAGGATTGCCTGACTTCCCTTAGACTGAGAACCTGACAGGACTCTCTGTGTTGATGCCATCTAGAACCTCCGGAGGTGGGCTATAAACTGCTGCATCAGAATCTGCCCCTTAAGACCATGTCTGTCATTGGGACCGAGATACATGTCGTGGTAGGCGTGGTGATACTTGGCACGCTCGAACATGTGTGACTCAACGACAAAGTTGACACCCAGGAACTTCGTCTTTCGTGGTACCAGCCGCTCAATCATCATTCCCATCGTACTATCGAACCACTTGAAGAACTCGAAGAACTTCTTGTAGTTGACCTTGTCAGTCAACCGGTTGAAGTAAATATCCCTGAGATCAACTAAGTCCGGGTAGTCAGGAGAGAAGACCAATTCCGGTGAACCTAAGACATTGTCCAGCAGATCCAGGGTCGAGAACAGGGAGACCATATCCTCATTCAGGGCCTGGATACCTGACACCTCGATTGAGAATCTCGTGTCGTCAACGGGCTGTTCATTGGGTGGAATTGCATAGGTTGGGGCAAAGGAGGCACCATACTTCTTTACATTGCTCTTGTGTTTGTAGCTTCTAACCCTCACCTTATTTCCTGTACGGGCCTGGTCAAAGTTGGGAGACAGCATTGAGTACCTGAACTTCTCTGGTTGTATCACCTGCTTCAGGGGTTCGAAACCTGAGCCTGAGAGGTGGAAGTTTCCCTGTGAGAAGTCAAATATTGAGATCTCCCCGTCGACATTGGACTTTGTGACAGGCTGATCGGTTGAAGCATCAATTCTGAGTCTTCCGAAAGATCCGGATCTGGTCGTCTTAAAGTTGAAATTACTGTGTGGGTCTTCGCTTCCCAGAGACTTGAAATTGTAAATGTGTTCCTGAGACTCTCGATCAGACATCTCCTTCGACCAGAATCTAATATGACCAATGCGGCCGGCAAAGAATGTGTGCCTGAACATGCTGTCGTAGGTCGTCCTATTGAGAAGATTAGAATTGACAGACATGGATATGCTCTGGGATCCTATTACAAAAAATGTGCCCTGCCTGTTGTGTGTAGTCGACACGTTCTCCAGGAGATTATAGGTCGTGCTTTCACCGTGATCGTTGAAATACTTGGCATTACTCTCATACGCAGTGAGTCGTCCCTCATTGATCTTTCCGGCGTGGAGATAGTACGACGACGACACAACAGATCCTGTTAGATCGTTTCGAGATCGACCCAGGGTGATGTGCCACTTATCTCCATCAAAGATGTCAACACCGGTCAGGGGAAGGACCATGGGTGCCACTCCCGATATTGTCGGCTTGGCAATGAGAGACAGTGATCCTGTTTGCTGGTCTTCCATAGTTCCGGAAAATGCCAGAAGGTTCATTATGAGGCCGCCGGTGCCGGATGCATCGGAGGTGGTGGTGGTGCCGGTCACACAGAATCTAACCAGGCTCTGAGTTAGTGGGTATCCTGAGCGTCCCATTTGGCCGCGTCGCGACGGAAACTGGTAGATTGCCTCGTAAGACCACGATCCCGAGGTCAGTAGGCCATCGCTAGGCTCGTCAGAAATACCATGCGGATTGTAATCATAGTTCTGTTCCCGCCACTGATGACCATCGCTACTGGATAGGTGTTTCACCATTGTACCCACGACATTCGGGGCGCCTGGCTCGATTCTGGATGCTGAAAGATAGGGTGACATTATGAAGGGTTTGTTAAGATCATTTCCCTGTGCTGTTAGGTTCTGACTCACATTCGCGAAGGTTCCGGACAAGTCCAGCATTGTGCTCACCTCCGATGTGATGTCCCTCACATCCGAGATCCTTCTCGTCTTTGCACCACCGAATTCCCTGAACCTGAAAGACTTGTCCGGATTAATTCCCATGTCCCTCATCAGGGTCTTAATACTGTGTATCGTTCCCTTGGAGCGGACGATCTCGCCCATATCTGATAGGATTCTCCTCCAGATCTGGTTCTGGACGTACTTGAGCGGACGGTCACTTATGATGCTGTCAACTGTCAGATCTACACCGTCGGAAAATTGGGGTAGGGATGCATCAGATGCCATGTCAGGAAGGACAAAACCGTGTGCTCTTCCCAAGGACATCAAGAACTGATCAGCGATTGAGCCCTCAGGAACCTTATCAGCAAAGGCCAAACGGCCGAACTGGTCCAGGTGCATCTTTATCTCGTCGAAGAACTTGGCCCAGACAAAAAGGAAAGCACTAATAATCTGGGGTGAACCTAGCTTTCCTCCCCCTGGCATATCCTTGCTGGAACTGTAGTCATTCGCCCACTCAGCTGTCTCTTTCTCAAAACCCTCAAAGTGCGAGGCCTCCAGGAGATAGTGCTTGGGAATGAGCTTTGTGATCATATTAGGATTATTCGCATCGTACACAGATGCAGACGAGAGGAGACGTTGATTGAGTGTTACGAGATCTGGGCATGTTGGGAACAGGACAGGGCAGTCTTCATCAGACTCCCTGACGATCGGAATGCTCAGACCCCGCAAAATCCTTAAGTCTGTGTTGTAATTCACAATTGTTGAGTGAAGTGCGTTTCCTGAGCTGTCCAACACCAGGTCATTCGATGTGTATGATCCTGTTGGCTCATTAAACTTAAAATACAGGCGAAGGTCCTTGCGTGGGTAGATCGTTTTGTTCCCCTCCTTCTTCAGCATTCCCACACTTCTGGGCTCGTGGAACACTCGAAACTCATCAAGGGTACCAGATAGTGTCTGTTGGAATTCTAGTGTTGTATTATCATGATCCCACAGGCCGGCTTCGTGGTTGGTACCACTTCCAATCAGGAGGGGAGAAGTTGTTACGCCAAAATCGCCCAGCTCTACTCTCGAAGATGTGACGATTAGAGCAAAATCCCGGTAAAGCTGCATCCTGTGTATATTGGGTGTTCGATTTAGAGTAGCACACACATGATGGAACTTACCCTTCTCTAGCAACATAGAGGCACTCACGTATCGAGAGCCAGATGAAGCCAAGAAGATGATTGACGATGACACGTCTGTTGATGTCGACGAGGAGAGAACCAGAGAGAACCCATCACTACCAGTGAGCTTCTGAGCTATCACCTGATTTCCCGTATCCACACCCAGGTCCGGCACCCGAAAATGAAAGTCAAACGAGATTGACTTGGTACCCGGATCAATAGCAGGGTCACCCGATCGATTTCTGGCCAGGGTAGGGTAATACGATCCCGCAGAGTCAGTGACCTTTATGTGAGTTCCCAGCTCAGCATCAAAGAGATTCTCCGGATCCTCACCCGCCTGGGTGCCTGAGAAGTGGAGGAAACCTCGATGCTTCGGAAAAGAGTCATAAACGTACTTCTCAAATCCTGTGAGGCTATCATAGAATGTTAACACATCCGGTCGAGTTCCATCGAATGGAAAAGAGTTGATAATCTGATCGAATGCTGTGTTGACCTTGGCCTCAGCCGAGTTAAAGAAAGTGTGATTCTCGAACTTGGACCAGTCGACCGGCAGCTGCTGTGTTGACTTGACGCCCGCATGGGGTGGGTCGTATCTAAAGGATCCTGTTTTACTCTGGATCGAGCCGCTGTGGAGAGCTGCTGTCTGATTGGCAACAGTGGACCTATTCGATGTCAGCTCCCTCAAGACGGACGGTGAAAAGAGGGCTTTCCCCCTTCCAAAGTACGAACTATCTCGAGCCATTATGGATCCACTCTAAACCGCAGTGCCAGGTCATCGATGACATACTCTTGACCCCTGTCAACAATAAGAAACTCAAAACTATACACCCTTCCAATAAACAGATTGGACATGTGAAACTCAAAGTACATTCCGGCGCTGTCCGATGACAGCCTCGTTCCGCTGCCGGTCTTCTGGAACGGAATTACCACGTCACCTGACAGAGTGTCCCGAACTCTGTAGTAGACTTCCTCCAGGATCACGCTCTTACGCTCGTAGCTCCTCTTCTTTGGTGCAACCCGCTCGGCCTCGTGATCACGAGCGAAGACCCTGAATTTTACCTTGTCTCCACGAGTGTAATCTCCCTTGGCGTTTGTTATAATGATAGAGGGATTTCGAGAAGTGAAGTTGGAAGCTGTTCGGGTTGGAGCTGCCAGGGTCAGGCTTCCCGTGTAGAAGGCAACAGTCCCATCAAGGGAGTGCCAGATCTCGTCAAAAGTGAGAGATCCACTCTTAATAGCAAAATCTGTAACCCGATCAGTAGAAATTACTGTGGATGTCTCACTCATGGGAATTGCAAAAGATGCAGAGTAGACGCCTGGAAGACCAGCAGCAGGTGTTGTGGAAGCGACGTGCTGAGATGCTGTCACCACCTTAGAGAAAGATCCTGACATTATTGTGACAGCCAGGCAATCGTCACCCGTTAAGTCTGTCAGAGCAGATCCCGATACAATATTAGCTGGGCGTCCGCGATGAAAGTTATTCAGAAAGATAGAACCTGAAACGTCAAAGAAAAAGCCCTGATGATGGTCGTGGATTGTGTCATCAAATGACACGTGAATCATGGGTTGCTTGTAGATCTGGCGGCTGTGGCGGGAGAAGAATCTCTTGACAAATCGTGTCTTCGTATCTGTCTCCTCTGTCCCGGAGTAGGACAGACGAAATCCGTGATTGGGTATCATTCCCGCAAGTATACCTGACACCACTGTTGTCACATCAACATTTAGATCCTCATTTCCGTCCTGAAATACCTGAACTTGGAAGAGGTCCTGCACGCCTGTGCCATCATTGAGATTTCCCGATGATATGATATCAATGTCATCAGATCCCAATAAGCCCTCAGCAGCTGCACCTGTTGATTTCCACGGCACGACTGCACCATCTGCATACGATGCAGTTATGAAATTGCATGTGTCCAGATCACCGTAGCTTCCCACGTCGCGACCAATACCCTCATCGAAGCTCTGTGAGAGGGGAAAGACTGCCAGGCGAAAGTTCTGTGGCGTCACCTGGCCGGCTCTTAGAGCTTTCATCTTGAGTGTACACTTGAATGAGCTGTGATTGACATCCAAAATAGAGCCGGTCAATTCTATCAGCTTGTCAAAATCAAATTTGATCAGGGCCCGGGAGAGCTCAATAGGATCTGTCTCTCCGGAAATTGTTGACTCACTGTACAGCTTGAAGAGGTCCAGGGTGCCGGCGCGTCCAGTGTTAGCGTCTGTTGCCCTAAACTTGTTGCTCAAGATCTTGTTTGTGATGTATGCATCCCTGCTAGACGTGATTATCAGGTACATCTAATATCTCCTACGATGATGTTCCAACAATGTCATGATCTGGAAACTTCAGCTCAAAGATTGATCCGGGTGGTCCTACAATCATTCGATTCTTGGTCGCGTTCTTGAAGTTAAAGGTTGCAGAGCTGTACTTCCTTCCCGAGATTGTCCCATTGATGGGTGATACCTCTAGATTGATAAGCGATACGACACCCGGTGTGTTGATGATAACATTGACAAGATCATCCAAAAGAACGGGCTGATCTATCTGAAAGTTCTTAATATGCAACACATCGCTTAGGCGGGTGATGACTGTCTGTATCAGAGTTGTCTTATTACTCCCCGGGGCTGATAGAATACCAAACTTCACTCCGTAGTTGATTATCTGGGCATCGAGGATATCCATCGCATCGGAGATCAGGCGAAACTCATTGAGATATAAGCTCAAGTTCTTCTTAAGCGAGTCCGGACAGACATCAAGATCACCGTCCTCATTTCTACTGGCAACAAATAGCTGGGTTGATAGGGGGTTTGTGGGATTCTGCCTTATCCCTGATCGATAGACACGCCCGAATCGATTGGGAAGTGTGTAGATCCTCGATATGAGATCCTGCTTGCTCACAATTCTGGACTGCATCTGCTTGGCTGATGGGACCTGTGTCCTGAGCTCATCTAGCGTTGGGGCTCTATCTCCCCCACGAGCTGGGTCGGGATTTTTAACGTCGATCGACGCTCTAACAAATGCAGCATCAGTGATAGAAGGTGCCCTACGAAATTCCATTTTGAGATCACTTATGAATCTAATTGACTCTGCAGATACATTGTGTGCGAGGCCTCCGCCATAGCGGTAGGTCACTGTCACTGTCGTATTCTTTGGAGCCAGGCCGAGGGTGTGTGTCTGTAGAAGAGCATTGGGATCTATAGAAAATCTCGAAAATGTCGTCTTACCATACAGCGGGAGGGACAGCTCACTGGGATCTGGGACTATATCATCATCCAGGGCATCAGTATTACCCGATCCGAATCTTATCTTTGTCAGACGAGTAACAGGGCTGAGCTTTGTAGTGAAACGATAGGGTGCTGAAGCTATCTCTAAGTTCATGGGCACCAAAACACCATCAGGCCCCATATTGAGGACTCCCTTAAAGACTGTATCCTGTGAGAGTGTCTCCACTTGATAGTACTCATTGCCCTCCGTATCCCGAACAGATATAATGTCTGAAACGCTTTCGTTCATCAACACAAGCTCCCGAAATGGCTTGTGTGTATTAGGAATTGAGAAAGACTCAGTTGTCTCCACGCCTGACACACAAAGACCCGAACGAATCAGAATATAGGTCGCAGGTGATCCATCGGTGTTTGTTGTCTTTGTTAATACTGTGGCTCGAAGATTGCCGTCTGAGTCAGTAGCTGTAAAGTCGAGATCTTCTGTCAGATTGAACTGAAGATCAGCATCCGATCTCAGCACTGTCCCCTGACGTATTACCGGAAGCGCTGAGGTCTTTGGCACATACTTTCCACTAGAAATTCTCGTCGAGGGCACCACAATATAGAAGTTAACCCTAACAGAAGAAGGACTCGCTCCCACGATCTTAACACCGGCGTTTCTCAAGTGATTGACAATATTGGATGACTCAACCGCTGTCAGAGGATTCAGCTCACCAAACTGGTGATCCAGGTAGAAAGACATCGTGTCCCCGACCATGGAGGCCATGTCCAAGAACAAACCGCCCAGACTTGCTTCGGAGAAGTCCTGAATCTTGTCGGGAAAATACGTGCGAGCATAGTTCAGGAGCTCAGCACGAAAGGCATTAAAATCCTTTGCGAGAAAGCTTCTGTTCCGCTCCTTCTTTAGTTTTTTCTTAATGTCAACTGTCATATAAACACCTCATCAGACTGAGAATAACACTACCTCTACAGCGCGCCTCTTTGACTCAAGCTTTGGAATTCTATAAGACACTCTAATTCCTATTCTAGCAATATCCTTATCATTCCTCATCACAAGCGGTTCAAAATTCTCCAAGGAAATGAAAGACATATACTTCTTTGTTGCCCTGGCGATTCTTCTCATCGCCTCTGTATCACCGTCCTCAGTACCCATCTCAAATGCGAGCTCTGAGAGATTTGCTCCAAAATCGTATAAACCGTATCTATCCCCGTGATTTGTCATGAGCAAATTTCGAAAATTATCGGCGATCTGATCCTGCATGTTCTTGTGCATCTTAAAGAGGCCCTCATGATCCGCTCCCATCTGCAGGGGAGTTTCAATTCCCACAGGCTTAGCTCGTCCGGCAAGCTCGGCCGTACGACGACTCTGGAAGTCGGTATCCAGCTCTCCAACACTACTAAAATCGTATTTTTTTAAGTACGACACAGACGATACACCTCTCGCTTAAGGCTAAGTATAGCCAGACTGAACTTGTCAGTGCACCTGTTTGTTCTAGAAAGGCAGCACTAAGGGTATCATTCCCCCAATTCTCAGATCAACAGGGGGAACGTGGGCAGCACCCCAAGCAAAAACGGCCTTCGCCATGGGGTCCTTAAGCATTGACACCGACTTCAGACTACTGGGTGCCACGATAACCAGCGGAGAACCTGGGACAGGCGGCACAGCCATTAGTGTCGCTGATCCCTGCATCTGCTTCGTCTGAATCTCTGTTAAGACATCGAGACTAAGTCCGAGAAGAATTAATGTGTAGCCCAAGACAATATTGGCTATTGACATGGCAGCCGCAGCAATTGCGGCCGGTACAGCATGGGGTGGTAGTTCCTCCACAGCTGCGATGAGTTCGTCGATCTTCGAGTGATTAATGGGACCCCAGCCCAAACAGTCTAGAATAAGTGGAAGACCCAAACCGAGGACAATGGCTGGCGCCGGAATAGGCGGAATGGGCATCACGAGGTACGATAGGCGAAGGAGTGGACCAATTATCTTTTCAAGGCACTCAAGGGACGCTACATCATCAACAGAACCAGCGGGATCGAAAACCATCATCACCTTGACAAAGGGCATTAGGGGGACCACAGGCAGATTCATGGGATCATCCGGGATGGGATCTCCTCCCGATAAGGCTACAGCCTCATTCACCTTGGCCTGGATCGCATTAAAAAAGTCCTCACCTCCATCCTCGAGGACCTCCCCGGAGCACTCTAACACAGCAGGTAACAGTATCATGGGATCCCGCGGGTCGTCCTCGGGCCCCCTGGCATCCAATTTCTGAAAGACACACTTGAGAATATCCTTCGCATCGTCCTCATCCATGCCTGGCATCGTTGCCAGCCTGTTGGAAATATACACTAAGACACCATTTCCCATAGCTGCCACAGCTGAGGGGCTTCCGGCGCCGGCGGCGGGATCTGCTCCTGTACCTATACCCGGGGGATCGCCAGAGCTTAAGTCGGCAGCAGCAGCCCCTACGGCGCCGGCTGATAGTGCCGCAGCTGCGTCCTGCTCCTGCTGGCTCAGATCCCTATTATCAGGAGGACCGGTGTTTTGGAAGGCTGCTGTATCAGCCTGGATTATCTCTTGAGCTGTTTTTGCGCCCTCTGTGTCTGAGGAGCGCAGGTGCTTCAGATGCTCGGGTATCTGATTGACTGGCATCTACTTCACCTTGGCGACGGAGCTCTTGAAGTTGTCCAGCGAGCTAGCTAGGGTCTCACACGCAGCCTTGAGATTGACCAGCGGGAAACCCTGGTTTCCCATCTCGTTCTTGGCTGTGTCACAGAATGTCTTGAGCATATCTGCCAAAGTGTCTCCCAAAACAGCAGGCTCCTCGGCTTCCTCACCGAGAAATATCTGTCCATCTCGACCATCACCGATCACAATTGTCTTCGCGTCGATGAGAAGCTTTCCACCCGGAAGAAGAACTATCGCGCAGACGTTCTCTGCCTCCTCATCCTGACGAATAATTCTGATCGAGCCCTCCTCTTTTGGAATCTCTCCCCAGTCGCCTGACTCTTCTTTTGAGTTTCTGGAGACAATTCTTATTTGATTCGACTTGACAACAATGTAGGGTTGCTCATCAACAGCAGCCACCCCGTGATTGTCCTTCATGAACCCAGGTGTCTGCTCGTCCAGATCAAAGTTCTTATCACCGTCGGTGTTCATAGAGATATACACGCGGCTGGCATCGTGCATAAAGTCCGGGTCGCCCTCAGCCGGATGGGAGAGACGATTCTCCTCGTGATCTCCTCTTTTGCTATCTCCACCCAGAGCGTCATCGTCGCCGTTAGCAGTCGGATTCTTGTCTGTCTCAAACGTATCTCTAGCGTTCTTGATAGACCGGGGACGTGTCTCCCGAAGAGGCTTCTTCTCATCCGGATCACCAAAGTACCTGCCTCGTCCTGCGACGAGGTCGATTGTTCCGGAGAAGGCCCGTGGTGGTGTGTCCTCGGGATCTGTGGCATTGGTCTTTGTGCCATCTGGGCGGTCGGTGACACCCCAGCCTCGGTCCTGGCCCAGGCAGATAAGAGCGTTATTCGATCCCTGCAGTACCAGGTCCC